AATGAATGAATTTATAAAATGAATGAATTTATAAAATGAATGAATTTATAAAATGAATGAATTTATAAAATGAATGAATTTATAAAATGAATGAATTTATAAAATGAATGAATTTATAAAATGTAAAAATGTGAATAAATTGTAAATAAAATATAAATAAATAATAGAATGGATAAATTAATTATTTGTTTTCATGTATTTTTACTATTGTTTATATTTTTAGCCGGAGGGTTGAATAAAATTGCAAATTTTCAGGATACTGCCAATTATTTAGAAGCCAAAGTAAATGCGATTCAATTGAACCCTATATTTATTGCGGCAATCATCCTAACGATAATTTATTTTTATATCATTTCAATGCAAACAAATAATATGTACTTGTTCCTGCTAATAAGCATCGTCATCACAGGCATTCCATTTTTAGCGTATTTTAAAAAGTATTTGAATTTCGGTAAAGCGCTCGTATATGACACAGCCATTGCGGGAGTGATTGGATTACTGACGCTTGGAAGTTTACTAATCTTGTACTCGTTGTATACGAACAAGTATCAAGAGTATGCATACATTGCGACGATTGGATTAGCAGTATTTACCGCAATGACGATTTTAATTTTTCATTTTCCGACAAATAAATCGGAAATGATTTCATTTACAAAGAATCTCTCTATTTTTGGCGGACTAATGTTATTGTCCCAACGATTTGTTGAATAATTTAATTTAGTTACATTTTATATCAAAAATAATTATATTTTTATAATTATTTTTAATATAAAATAATTTATATAATAATTTAAATAATTTAATAAATAAGATATGAATAAAAATAAAAACCATAAAAAAAAATATAATATTAAAAAAATTTTTGTTATTAATTTAGATAGAAGAAAAGATAGATTAAGTTATTTTAAATCGAGATACAATTTGAATATTAAGTTTGATAGAATTAAAGCAGTTGATGGTAAAGATTTGAACATTGATGAATTATTTAAAAATAATACAATAGGCGAATATGGTTATAAATCATTAAAAAATTATAGGAAATTTCATCATGAATTAACAAATAATGGTTCTGTTGGATGTTATCTAAGTCATTACAATATTTGGAAAAATATAAGTGAGAAGGATAAGAATCGTAATTATGTTATATTTGAAGATGATGCAATATTAAATAATATAACATTGGATGATGTAAGTAAAAGATTAAAAAAGTTACCAGAAGATTGGGATATTTATTTATTAAGTAATTCAAATTTTTGTTATGTAAAACAATTTATTGGAAGTAGAATTTATAAAGTGAAAAGATTTTTTTTAACGAGCTCATATGTTATTAATAAAAAATGTGTTGAAAAAATATTTAATACAAATACAATTTTCCCCATTAATCAACAAATAGATAGTTATTTATCAGAATTGGCGACGAATTATAATTTGAATATATATGTACATGATGAAAGTTTTCCATACTTTGAACAATCGCAGCAATTTCCAACAGACATTCAAGAATCGACAATACATGAATTATCATATGATGGATATATTTTATAATCAATTATAAAATTCTACAAGACGCTACAAGACGTCATACGTTTTCACTTCTTTATTGTCTTCTAGCAAACTGAAGCGAAGCTTATAGGACAACAAGTTTTCTAAAATACTTCCACTATTTCCCTGATTAAAAATATTGCGAACGTCTTGCGGTGAACATCCGTTTTTAATAAATGTGACATTTGATATCGTGTCATCCAACGTTGTTGTGGCGACCGTTTGGTTGTCGCCAATAACGATCTGATTTCCATTTGTTGTTACGTAATTCATGGATGCGTCAAGGTAGGTAACGTACGGCGAATTTGCATCACTTGTCGAGTTTGTCAACGTGTCAATAATAATCGTATTGTTTAAAAGCCCGTTAATATAGACATCGAGTGCGCGTTTACTACCGTTGTAAAAAGTATTTGAATCCGGGTTATAAATGGGTATATTTTTATTCGTGATTGGATCATACACGGTTTCGTTTTTATCGACGTCAATGTCGTCGTCCCCGTTGTAATTTAAAACGATGTTTACGGGTTCGCCGATTGGAAACAGCATAATGGATGTATTTTGGTTGGAAGAATGGGACACGTCAAGGTTTCCACTATTGTCAAGAGTCAAGCTTAAAAATGTAATTGGTATCTTTGTTGAATTCGTATTTGTTAAACGCACCAAGTTCAAATTAGATGCGCTATTTACTATAAATTGAGGCGATGAATTTAAATTTACCCATAATGACATTGCGAATGCGCCGTTACTTAGTGCGACATTATTAGGTATTGCAACTGTTTTTAATTGCACGATGGGTTGCGATGATGATATTACCTGAATGGACTCTTTTTGTTGCTGGTAAAATGAATAAAGAATGTACATGGCTGAAATTAAAATTACAATTAAAATAATATATGTAAAATCTAGCTCTTTACCGTAAAACAGCATAGTAAATATTTTTAGTAAATATTTTTAGTAAAAATATAATATATAGTAGTATAATATAATAATACCAATCATTAAATTAATATTTTTAATTAAAAAATTTAAATGACAAAATGGATAATTGTTCAACGTCATGGACCGACTAAGAATGATGTTATTAATAATGAGAGTTTTATGAATATATTACCAAATTTAATGAATTATATTAAATATTTCTTTACAAAAAATAATATTGATTTTAACAAAATGAAAATTAAAATATATACTTCTGAATTTGAGAGATGTTATTCAACGGGAAAAATAATAAAATCTTATTTAAGATTATTGCAATATGATCCGAGTAATAAAACTGAAAACAATGAAAACAGAATCAAAATTGTAAAAAAACACGATTTAAGAAGATGGGATAAAGAAGGGGGTGAAGAGAGAGAAAAATCGAGAAACAGGTCATATAATTATGGTACAAAAATATATAATGAAAATAAAGAAATGGTTTCAGAAAAAGACACATTATACATATATGTGACTCATAGCAGCATTATTCCTTATTTTATTTCCGGATTGGCCGGATTGGACAAAAATCAGTATAAAAAAATTAAATTAACAACCGCATCTTTAACTATTCTTAATATAGATACGAGGGAAATTGAAATGTTAAATAAAGATCATTCAAATATTTAGAATCACATTTTGATGATGTAAAGAAGTAAGTAAGTAAACAATATTTAAACATCAAGTCGAGACAGTTCAACATTATCTTTTACAAAAGCGAATCGAATTTTGTACTTGTTGAAAAAATCGGTGACCGAACTTCCACCGCTGCTGCCGTATCCGCTGGAATAAATATTCCATGCATCTTGCGGTCCAAGCGGCGCCTTATTATATGTTGCCATTGTAATGAATCCGTCAAATCCGTTTTTGGAACCAACATACAATGATCCGGCGCTTAAACTCCACGTTTTTGCCAAAGCATTTGTTTGAACCAGTTTTCCGTTGATGAAGATGTCAATAGAACTTCCGTTGTTTACATTAAATATTACGGATACCCATGTTTGAAGCGGTATATTTGGAATGGAAGGAATTACCGTGTCGCCGCTGTTTCCTAAAGACACATTTAGGGTGTTGTTATCTTTACCTAAACTTATGAGTAAATTGGGATCTGTTTTTTTTGAGGAGTCAGATTCCGAAGATATGACTGGTTTGTCTCCTGATGTTGATTCCCAGTCGTTTACATAAATCCACATGGACAGGGCAAAACTATAGTTATTATCGGGTATAGACAAAGATGTTTGAGTTTTTGCATCCTGTGACCCGCTAATTACAGTGCTTGAAGAAGATGAAGCGAGCATTGTCCAAACAAAATACACAATGACGATGATGAGTATAATAATGATAATCGTTGACCAAGAAAAATCCATTTAACTCTTATTAATACTTAATTCTATTTCTATATATAACTTGTAATATTTTTTTTTATTACATTACAAGTTATTATTTATTTTTTTTAAATAATTTAAAATTGTTTAAAAATTGTTTTAAAATTATCTAAAAATTATCTAAAAATTATCTAAAAATTGTTTAAAAATTGGGTTTTAGTGGCGGATTTAACAGTTTATGCGTGTTATAAATCCAGGAAACCCCTTGAGAACCCACAACATTCTTGTAATATACCACATTGCACGCTTGACCGTATATTCCAGAATCGGAACCAACAATCAACGTTTTTGGCAATTTTGGAATAATATTTGGCGTTGAACTTTCTAAATTGTTGTTTAAAAATATATCCATAATGCCATTATTGTTAAAGTTGATGAATAAATGATTCCATCTTTGTAAAAGAATCGGATTTGTAACAATAACTTGTTTTTTTTGACTATTTTTATTTGCCTCTGTTTGAACATTCACGATGAGCTGGTTATTCGCCGGATTAAATGACACTTGTGGCGCTCCGCCATTGCCGTCTCCATTTGTTGCAAAATTCAATACATTTATGCCGTTACTGCCGTTACCGCCGTTACTGCCAGATGAATAACTGTTGACCGGTTCAGGGTGAATATAAAACCACGCGGAAACACCATAATTGTAATGCGGATTATTATTTTTAACATTGTCTACAAGAGAGGGCGTCAACGAAATCGTTTGACTGTTATCTGAAGTGTCGGTTGTACTCACATCAAGCGGTTCGCTTTGCACATTCAAAGGCAGTACTTTATCCAAAATAACTTCGCCGTTATGATTAACGATCGCGTCGAATGCGCTTGGAAGGAGAAATACTAAAGCAATGAATAAGATTTCAAATGCTAAAAGAATAACGTAAGTCCACTGTCTTTGTGCCAATTTGAATTCGTTTCGAAAATAATCAGCAAAGTTCAGACACAAACACGGAAGATAAATAATAATTTTAAATATCAAACTCGACCACGTGGGGGGGCCAGAAATATAGTTTGGGGCTTCTGCGCCGATGAATCGAACAATCATGGCTAAAATGCCAACAAGGATTGCGATATTAAGGATGAACAAAACCGTGTTTGCAATTATGGGGACGTTGGTATACACGTGTAAGATTGCGAGAATTAAACCAATGACAATGCCAATGATTATCGCGTATTTTAAAAATGAAGTTATAAATGGTATAAATGCTTCAATTCCCATTACAAGAAGCGACAGAAGCGCAAATCCGATGAATAAAAATAGGAATAAAAACAGCGACTTATTGTCTGAAATCACTTGGTAAGGTTGTTTCGTGTAAATATAAACCACCAACCCCAAATACATGAGAAAAATAGCGAGCATTGAATTTTTAACGAGGGTAACCAAAGTGCCTTTGACAAAATAATTGCACAAAAATGTTGTAATCTTATTTATAACATAGAGAGGGTCGGACAATGACATGTCGCTAAAAAACCCATTTACTAAATTGGTTACATTTTCGCCCCTTATAATTGTGAGGTATAAAATGTATAATACGATGATTCCAACAATGGAAGACATTGCAATTCCGGCCAGAGTGTTTACTAAAAAGAGCAGTTCTGAAACTGCGACCAAAACATATAAAATGATATAAATTGCAGATAAATTGAAAACGATTTTTAAAAATACGGCGGATAAAAGTATGAATGCCAATGCGCCTGAAAACCACCATTGTTTGTCGATAAAATTATGACTGAACCCGTATGCAAAAATGCATAAAAAGATAAGGGCGATGAATACTATAAAAAATTTATAAGACGCTCCAAAATCAGTAACCGCGTCTTTTAATTTCATTTTAAATGCATCTATATCCATATCGATCAATAAACCTAACCCTGCTATTAGTATATTACTATATATAACCTACTAAAATATCAAAATAAAATAAATAAAAATAAATAAATAAAAATAAATAAAAATAAATAAAAATAAATAAATAAAATAAATAAAATTAATTAAAAGTAGAATAGTTGTAGTATAATATTCCTATATAAGATATAATTACAACAAGTGTACAAATAAATATAGCCAAAATGGATGGGTTATTATTCCACCCCGTTTTGTTTAAAGATGTCGTTGTAATATTGATTCCAAATAGTATTGATAAAATAATTGCAATGTGCAATAAAATCGTATAAGGGCTAATTTCCGTATTCATAAAAAGTTGAATTAATTTTGTTATAAATCTTGATGCAAATTCGAATTGTTTGATGAATAATATTATCAGCGATAGAATTGCTATGACTGTAAAAGATATATTTACAGGATCCCCTTCTTCATCTCCAAAGGTTGCATCATGTCGAAAAAATACGATAATGCTGGATATCCAGAGTATCGCATACATGATGATTGAAAATATATTCATAGGAGCGGTTATATTATCTGTAAAATTTTTTGGGAATATTTGAAACATTTTCAAAAATGCATTTGGAATATTTGGAATGGACAGTCCTATAAAAAATGCGGTTACTAAAATAAAAGATAAAAACGTCGACCATCCGGCGTATTCCCAACAATCGGAACCATTCGCGCAATTTATTCTCAACACGTTTAAATAATAGAAGAACAAACCGAAAATAAATAAAGCAATGCTGCCAGCAATTCCCTTAAGAATAAGATGCGCTGCATCCATTTTATATAAAATTGTTACAACAATTGCTAAAAAAGGAATTACGGCGGTAAAAATTGCCGCAAAATTTCTAGAAGTGTGACTATCGCTCGGATTTTCATTCAAGTCAATTTCTGATGATGCCAACCAGTAAATCGACATCATCCAAAATGCATAGGTTAGAATGGGGAAAAGAAACATGTTCAACAGGGTGGACAAGCTGTATGATGTAATGTTGAGATTGAATCCATAATTATAAAGAAATGTTAAAATCGATGCACCGATCCACGCGCTAGTAAACCAACCGGCAACCCATTTTTCATTCAAAAAATACATTGGAATATTAATAATGATGCATAATAATGCAATTAAAATGAATTTTGTTAAAGTTGTGATTGTTCCGCTATTACCATTTCCATTTATACTTGTTGATGTTGATATTGATTGCATTTATTTTATTTAAATATTTACTTAATTTTTTATTTAAATTTTTAGATGATTAGAAGATTAGAAGATTAGAAGATTAGAATATTCTTAGATATATTATATAATATAAAATTATTTATAAAATATACATTAAATAATGACACTCATTAGAAGTTTTCGAATGCCGTTTTCTTCCCGTGACAATCTCTGCACAATGCCACTAAATTATCGACAGCATTAGAACCGCCGTGTTCTAAACGGATTTTATGATCGACTTCAAACCATCCTGGAAGCTGGCGTTTACATTCGCCGCATTTCCACGACTGTTCTGCTGCGACAAATTTCTTTTTGGATTCACTAACGCTGCGTTTTGTGGGCCCGGTTCCCGTCGTTTTCCCCGAACTCACTATTTTATTAATACTGTTTTGTTCTCGCCGATTTGTCCAACCGGCGTCGTCATTATTGCCATCGTTTTCACCTCCGGAACCATTGCTAAAAAATGCGCGCTTGTTTGTCATGTCGAAAAATGGAGTCAACATATCTGCAGATTCGCGGCTAATGGGCATGTACTTGATTAATTCGTTGGCATGGTGCATAATAGATTGAGAATTCGCCGGATTTTTTTTCATAAATAAATACATGGAGAGACCGAAAAATCCAATCGTTGCCATTTTTATATATTTTCTCGCATTCGTCGTTTCCACCATTTTAAAATATTTTCCATCGTAATAAGTATTTAAAACTAATGCGGCGGTAATAATAAAAACAATAAATTCGAATTTAAACTTCATCCTTGTACCACTCCACTTATCTTAGTTATTTATTATAAATATATATATATATTTAACAACTAAAATACTAATAAATATACTAACTATAAATATACTAAATATAAAATAAATAAAATAAATAAAATGATTATAAATATCGCAGTTGCAATTACTAAAAACGGTGGGATTGGATTAAATGGTGCGTTGCCATGGCCTCATTTAAAGGGCGATATGGCTCTATTTTCGAAACGGACGACGGGATTAGGAAACAATGCCGTGCTCATGGGTAAAAATACATGGTGCAGCATTCCGGAGAATAGAAGACCGTTGAAAAATAGAACCAATATTATAATTTCTAGTTCTTTGCCAAAGGCGCCTGATTGCCACGTATTTTCTTCTATGAATGACGCGATTGCATTTTGCGAAGCTGCAAAGTATGACGAACTGTGGATCATTGGTGGAAGTAGAATCTATAATGATTTTTTAAATACTTATTGCGATAAAATAAATCGCGTATACATTACATGTGTTTGTTCCAATCATGATTGCGACACATTTATAGATATTCCAGCAGACAGTTACCTTGTTGAAGAAAAAATATACAATGCGGCCGAAAATTGTCACTATTTGACATGTGTCCATAAAATGCATGTAAAAATGATGGAAACAATGGAAACAATGGAAACAATGGAAACAATGGAAACCTTATCAATTGTTTTATCCATCATCGGATAATGACAATTGGGACAATGATGAACAATATTGTGAATGCACATAGATACAAAAAATCCTGGTAATTGCTATTGATGCGATTATGACGATAACAATGAAGATGACAAGAACGTGTCGAAATGTTATTTTTATTTTGACTTTTGTTATCTACTATATAATAATAATCTTCGTAGTGAGGGAAGATACAATGATTTGAAATAATGTCGCGCAGCATTTCAAATGTAATCATTTTTGGATATGGTTTTAATGGTGATGTAGTAAATGTCGATAAAAGAAGCGCCATTAGCTTATGATCCGGATAAATATTTGTGGGATTCATAACATCTTGAAGATGGTTTTTTTGAATGTATGCGTCAATTTTGCGTGTTACTTCTGTACGCGACATTTTTTTATTGGCTGGTTCGCCTATGAATTCAGCAAGTTGTGGTGTTATTTCGCACATGAGTCGTTTGCTTTTTATCATCATGAAAACGAATTAGATTATGAAACAGGATTATGAAACAGGATTATGAAACAGGATTATGAAACAGGATTATGAAACAGGATTATGAAACAGGATTATATATTTTTTATTTTCAATTTTATGAAAAAATATATATTTAAACCGATATTATAAATTATTTTTTATTTTTTCTTTACAACCGGTGCCCACTTGTAAACACCATTTTTATCTGCAACAGATTTAAAAAACTTTCCATTATTTCCCTTCTTGGTTTTATTTTTGCAGTCGTTCGCTGGAAACGCAGGAGAAGGTCGTGACTTGTATTTTTTCTGCGTTTTTTTATTCTTGTTATCGCATTTTGAGATTCTTGGCATTATATATTATAATATTATATAAAAAAAATAATATAATAATATTGTTTTATTTCTGATTTATTCTAAATCAAATGTATTAAATATATTTAATATAATATGTTTAATTTAAAAAAGTTAATTATAATAAAATTATTATAATAAAATTATTATAATAATTTTATTATAATAATTTTATTATAATATTTTAATTTTTTTTATATATGATTCTAATACGTATGTCAATGATGATTTATCATGATCATCATGTTTAACACCGGCTTCAATTGTTTGTAAACCCGACATTGCTATCAAGAATAGATTACATATATCATGATTTAATTCTACATTTTCTAGAGACATTATTGTTTTTATAATGCCAATTAATACATTTGCTGAAAGTTTAGAATTTAATATTAAATCACGAAAGTCGGGATTGTTTGATATATTTTTAAATATTTCTTCATGTTTATTTGTGTTTAAACAAAACAATTTAATAAAAATTTTTATTGCCTTATAAGCATTATTAATTTGTTTTTTGTTTTTATTTAAAAATAATATATCAAACAAACCATTACTTATTTCAGTTGTTAATGTATATACAATTCCGAAATCAATGACTCCAATAGTAGAATCATTTATTATGATGATATTTCCTAAATGAAAATCTCCATGTAAAATATTATGTAAGAATAATGACTCAAAATAAAATGATTGAAATGCATGCCTATGATTTTTCAATTGATGTGATGGTACATTTTTTGCAACGGGTCCATCAATGTAATCCATTACTATAATTTCACGAAATGCATCTGTAAAGTGTTTATAAGCGTGTGGTATTGTAATATTTTTTTTATTTTTAAAATTTTTTTTAAATAACAATGCATTATTTGTTTCATTAATAAAATCACATTGATTTAAAAAAATGTCACGATTATTATTTATAAATTGTTTAAAATTTAGTTTTAAATAATAATTAATGATTTTTTTTATAAGTATATTATCAAATAAATGTAAAAGAATACACGTATCATTTTTTATAATGTCTCTAATATTATCTCTTAAAACTTTTATGATTACATGTTTATTATTTAAACGTGCTTTAAAAATTAACGCAACAGAACCACTATTCATCGGAATATAATTATTTTCAATTATTAATTCATGATTGCGAGAGATTGCATATTCAATGGCATTATTAATACATGAAATCGACTTTTTTAATTCAAGCGGGGTGTATGGCACATTATTACTAAATGTATTGAAATATTGGATTAGTTTGTCATTATTATTTATGTAAAAAACATCATACATATCCTGTATTCCCCACTGAATAATTTTAATAAAAATATAACTATGTTTTACTAGTGAATCACATACGGTAATAACTGCATCGGTATATGTAGTCAAGTGTAATTTATATTTAAGAATGTGATATGATGCAGATAAAATAATATTTGTAATTTTTATTGTTCTTGTTATATAGTCAAGGGTTTTAATAAACATTATTAAAAAGGGTAACAAAATGTATGTTATAATGTGTTATATATAAATATTTCTTATTATAAACTTAAAAAGTAGTTATTTTACAAGTTACAAGATAAAAAATCATACTTATTACTATTTTCTGAATTATTACTATTTTCTGAATTATTATGAATTGAATGAATTATTAAATTCGAAATAGATTGCCCTTTTTTTTCACGAATGACGCGTTCTAAAAATATTCCCAATTCCATTTGTTTTATGGATACATTATCGCGATAATAATTATCCAAAAACCATTGGCGAGTGTCGTATGCTTTCATGAATATGTTGTTGAGCGCGGGCACAACATCTTTTTGTGATGAAAAAAAGGCACCTGTGTTTTCATTCACATATTTCCATCCTCCGAAAATGTCTTTATTTACGAGAATCGGCGTTCCTTTGCATAGCGATTCGGTTAATATGCGAGGTGATGCATCCGAAACACTGGAAATAAACATGACGCGCGAAGCTTCGATCAAGTCAATGAAATCATTCCAATTGGTAAACGGTTTATATTCAATGCGTTTATATTTATCTTTAATTGCCCCCCTCGAACTCGTTCTGCCAACTACAAGTATTTTTAGTCCCGCCTTTTTCATTTTTTTTATGCACTTTACTGCTAGTGGCCAATTTTTATGATAATAATGATGCGGGCCATCTGAACCGGCATTATAAATAACGTCATATCGTTTTTCTAAACCTTTGGGTGCAATCGTTTCCATGTTTGGGCAATCCGATTCACTAAATTCAAATTGTGGAATATTGTATGGTACGGGAATTTTTGAACACGTTAACCAGCAATCCATTTGATTTAAAATATTTTTCATTCCAGTCGTGGTTAGTTCATATAAAAAAGCATTATTTAAACAGTCATTTTGATTTAAAAGGGGGAAATGTCCGTGTGAGCTTATACCCACCATTAAATATCCCTGTTTTTTTAAATCATAAAAAATATGTCGTTTGTTTGACATTAACGGTGCAGATAAAACGCATATTTTCATTTCGTTTCCGTTTATGCGAATGGTTTGAAATGGAAATCCGTGAAAATTGTCAGACCAAGACACTAGTTCCGCTGTATACGTACATGCGTTTGAAATTGCTTCTGAATCCATTTTATTTCATTATTATATTTAATATTATTTAATAATTTCCTTAAAAATAATGTGTTAATATAAATTATATTATTATATTTCTCAAACATTCCTTAAATAAAATATTTATTTATGAAGTATTTTATTGATTTAGACAACACTTTATGCTACACGCATTTAAGCGACTATACAAATTCTAAACCAAATGTAGACAGAATCAATTACTTACATGAATTAAAAAAAAACGGACATCATGTAACAATATGGACCGCTAGAGGTTCGTCAAGTGGAATAGATCATTCAGAACTAACTAAAAATCAACTCGTAGGTTGGAATGTCCCGTATGATGAGCTAGTAATGGGAAAGCCGTCATATGACTGCTGTATAGACGATAAATCGTTCAATGTTGACGATTACTGGTGCGTTCCTCTGCCTCCTTCTCAAAATTCTGAATCTGAAGTAAACATTAAAAAAATGAAAAGCGAGGTTGTTATAAAAGGGTGGGGAAAAGAAATTGTTTTTGTAAATAATGGCGAATATTGTGGGAAAATATTGTCTTTTGAAAAAGGGAAAAAGTTTTCAATGCACTATCACTTATTAAAAAAAGAAACGTGGTACGTCTCAAAGGGTAGATTTATATTTATATGGATAGACACTTCAAAAGGCACAAAACACGGCGAGTACCTAGAAGTCGGAGACGTGGTTACAAATGAAAGAGGAGAGCCGCACCAACTCATTGCGCTAGAAGATGCCGATATTTTTGAAGTGTCAACCCAACATTTTGATAGTGACAGTTATCGAATTTGGAAAGGGAACTAATTGATAATAATTAATTATTATTTATTATTTATTTTGCTTATTTTATTTCAGCGATATGAGCGTTTAATATTTTATTTATAATTCGCGTACTACTTTTATTTTTATTTTTAATGGAGTCGTATATTAAAACGTTGTCTACTAAATCTGATCCAATAATGGTTTCTTTACAATAGTCACCACCTTTTACGAGTGTTTTTGGTTTAATCATATTTATTACGTTGTATGGAGTATCATCGTTAAATATGACAACATAATCGACAATATTTAAATCTAATAAAAATTCACTTCTTTCTGAAGCGCAATTTATTGGTCGAGAATCACCTTTTAATTTTTTCACCGACTGATCAGAATTTAATCCAACTATAAATACGTCACCTTGGTTTCTGCAATAATTCAGCAATTTTAAATGCCCAGAATGAACAATGTCAAAACATCCATTTGTAAAAACAACATTTTTATTTTGAAAACTTTCGAGTTCTTCTGTGTCTGTGTCTAATAAAATTTTCTTTTCTTGTATTTGAATTTGTTGATTGTTTTGTTTTAATTTTAATATATTATATCCTTCTTCAATGTCTTTTAAGCAAATATTATAATTTCCCAATGCCTCGACACTTTTTCCTCCAACATAATTTGCTATAATCCCCGCGCTCGTCATGTTTTGATTATATGTTAAAAAACAATATACTAATACCGATATTACAACATCACCCGCTCCCGTTACATCAACTAGTGTAATTTTTTTGTCATGAGTTATATGATTGCGCTCATCGTTAATGTAAAGTCCATTTTCACCGTCGGTTATAATAGTGTGAGTGTTGTTTAATGAATTTTTTATTTCAGTAAATATTTTAGAAACATCTCTTGATTTGGTAAACGTTATAGATTCATTCATATTCGGTTTAAAACAAAAACAATTTTTATATTTGAAAATATTTTTGATTTTTGGATCTACGAATGTATGTATGCCGCACGCATTACAATAATTTATAATTGCACTGCATAAATAATCTGTCATCACACCTTTATTATAATCGGAAATTAAAACTACATTCGTATTCGCTTTTGATTTTATATAATAAAGAATGTCATTTGAAATTTCTGTATTTATGTCATCGTCGTCTTCTAGATCATACCGAGCACATATGTTATTATTATAAATAATTCGATTTTTTATGGTCATGCATTTTTTATTTTTATCTATAAAAAATTTAAATTTGACATTTTTTTCATTTAAAATTTCTGTTATTTTTTTAAAATGCACATCATCATCACCCGCACCTATGCATGAAACAAGTTCCACGTTTACCCCAATACGATTTAGATTTAAAGCAGCGTTTGCAGCACCACCCAGTATGTATTCAACATTATTTATTTTATGAATCGGTATGTGATTTGCTTCTGGTGCATTTCTCGTAATAGTAGATGAATAATTAATATCTAATATAACATCACCAATAACAATTACATTCATCATGATAATACTAAATGAAATAAAATATAAACTAATATATACTATAATATATAAATAAATATAATAGTATATAAGTATTTCAATTGATTAATTATGACTAAAAATATTTTAGTAACAGGTGGTACGGGATTTGTTGGTAGTAATATAGTTAATTATTTTATTAATAAAACAAATTATAATATAATAGTGATTGATAGAACATTAAAAAAAAATAATCAATTTAATGGAGTAACTTATATTGAATTTGATTTAAAAGACCATTTAAATATGTCCAAATTATTAAATGAATATGAATTTGATTATATTTTTCATCAAGGCGCAATAGTTAATACTAAATATGATAATGACGACATTTATGATATAAATACAAACGCAATAAATTCAGTTATTGAGCTAGCTAATAAATCTGATGCAAAAGTCGTATATGCAAGTTCTTGTGCAGTATATGGAAATACGACAATACCAAATAAAGTGGGTTTACAGGAGTGCCCGTTAAATAAATATGCAAAAAGTAAATATTTGCAAGACAATATTGTATTAAATTATCTCAATAATAATGGGCGTATTCCCATAACTGGATTAAGATATTCAAATATTTATGGATATGGGGAGTTTCATAAAGGTGACATGTCATCAATGATATACCAAGTAAATTCAAAAATAAAAAATAATGAAAAAATAAAATTATTTGAATATGGTGAACAAAAACGGGATTTTATTTATGTTGATGATGTTGTTGAATATAATATTAGTAGTGTATATTCAAACAAAGTTGGCGTTTATAATGCAGGGTTTGGTAACTCGCACTCTTTTAATGATATGATGAGATATTTTGATTTACATTACAAAAAACACATTGACGTTGAATTTATCAAAAATCCGTATTCATTTTATCAAAACCATACATTGGCAGAAATAGACAAAGATTTATACGTTCCAAAGTTTAATCTGTATGACGGAATGAATTCTTATTTAAATAAAATAAACTAAACTAGATAAATAAACTAAACTAAATAAATTAATAAAATTATAAATTGAAAAAAATGTAATTAAATAAAAAATCATTATAGTGCATCGCCTCTGAAAATATGAGTTCTTCTTTAACAACGTCAACACCTTTTCACTTGAAACAACTATATACACATGGAAAAAAGGATGGTTATTACAGATTTGATTTCTCCGACAATGAACGTTGGGAAGCAATGTTGAAAGCAGTGAATGCAGCGTTACAAGAAGTTTCACAAATACCGACACTTGAAATAAACTTTGTTGACAGGAAAAGTAGGTGGATCATTCTACCCATGCCTTTGGATACCAATGAGGGTCATTGTCACATCAACCGAGCATTGATTGCCTTTCACTTACGTATCGAATCAATTACAAAAAACGGAATTGAGCGACACAGGTTGAATAACCTGAAGAGTCAGTATCCAAAAATTATTGTACAAGCCGCGACACACGAGAAACTGCTTGAACTGGAAAAAAAAAGTGCCGACTCCTCCGAATCAAAGATTCTCGTGAATTCAACCAATGTCAGAGAAGTCGCCGGTTTAATAATAAATACCTTTAATTTCGGAAGCGGAAGCAGTTCAATTCAAACAATGTGCCAGTCCTTGTCTTTGCAAACAGATGAGGAATTTAACCCAAAACCCAAATCAAATCCAAACCGGGCGTTTCAAAATCTTCAAAACTACATAGTGACACAAAAACAGAGGTCAGAAAAAACAAAAAAAAATCTGAAACATTTGTGGTCGGACAGAGATGTTCGAGATGAAGTTCGCAACCATTTTTACGAGGAGGAGGTTTCAGAAGAACGCAATAGCTATGATGCCAGATTTTCATTTACGAAACGATTTTGGGATGATGGCAGTTTTAAACAATATATAAAGTACAAATTGTATGGTTTATACAAGTTTGATCGTGCTGATTTGGAATGGTTGTGGGTAATATACGTGGACTACAAATATAATGCCGATCACGTTTGGTCTGAAGAATCCATGCTATCATTCAAAGAATACTTGGATCAAGTGACTGTATCCACCGATGAATCTGTAGAAGAATCTGTAAAGGAATCTGTAGAGAAGCCCATAGAGTATTTTACAAATTTCACAACTCGGAGGGATTACAATATTGCTGTTGGCGATTTATTGCGGTTTTGTTACGATTGTTTGGCGAAAGGAAAAGTGAATGAAGAAGTGAGCGAGTTGAGCGAACTAAGCGAATAGTTGTAACTTGTTTGCATTGTTTAGATTATGTTTTATAAAAATAAAAATAAAAATAAAAAAACAATAGTATTTTTTTTATTTTTTTATTTTTTTATTATAACAAACAACCTTATAAAACAGCAACAGCAAACATTATGAAAGTTGTATTTGTCGGAATGTGTTTTCTGGTGCCAGTAAAGGAATGTACGCGTACGGTTCAACAATTTGAATGCAGTGTGAAAATTGTTGATTAATGGGACTGCAAATGTGCAATTGTCCATGAGTATTCACAAATGAAACAAGGTCACTTGCCAAGTATTTCCCGAAATCATCAGACACATTTTTTTCCATTTTTTTGAATGTGTCCATATGATCGGTATATGTGTCGCGTGTAATGATACAAACGCGTGAACGGGATTGTGGTTGTTGTAGTTGTTGTGTTGTTGTGGTTGGTTCGCCTTGAATGCGCATCAAGTATGCTAGAAGGATGAACAAGTCGTCATTCATTCCAGCCGGAGTAATAATGTGAGGGACTTCCTGTAAAATATTGTGGATGCCTGGAACGTAGGACTCGTTGTCTTTATCAGTGCGTGATTTGTGAATGACGACGAGCGGATTGCATCCATTCAATCGGACAATCTGAAGCATGGTATTCAAATCGTCGATACGTGGAATACCGTTTCTAGAAAGCAATACATTTGCTCCATCAATGATTGCATCGTAAGGGGGCATTTGTTTGAGTTTTTTCAAAACGGGAACATGTTTTTGAAATTTGTTTTTGGGATTTTTCTCCATCCGACTCACAATTTTTTGAATGTAATAATCGCATCCTTGGAGCGAGTACCTGGACAAGCACGACAAATCGCAGGGTGGTACATCAAATGTTTCAGAATCATGCAAAAATTTGCCGTCCAAATAGCGAAACAAAAATTCTAGGCGGTTTTCAATCATGAATCGAATGTCTTTGGAATCCAAAAGCGCGGCATCAATGTATCGCGTAAACAAATGAACACAGTATTCGCGATCAGGGTTGTAAACCATGAGTGCAAAGTAGTCGCGTTTCATCGAAAGGCGATCAAAAAGGGAAACGATTAGCGCATCATCTCGTTCCAAAATCGCGAATCTCAAAACCATCGTGACAATGCCCTTTTCTCGTGTTGTTCGAATCAACTCTGCATTCTTGTCAAGCAATAAACGAAACTCGCCCTTTAAACCACTTTGAAGCAGTTCGTTCATTGTTCGTTGCAGTCGTCCTAGTTCTTTGGGTGTCATAGTCATAGTCGTTGTCATTAACAAAAATTGAAAGGTAAGGAAACGCTATAAAATAAAAAAATACAAATTTTATTTTCAATTTATTTATTCTTTATTTCTTTTTTATAATTTAATTTAAATTTTATAATTAAAATACTTATTATTTTATTATCTTACTATCTTGCATACATGAGACCACAATTTCCGCCGACAAATGTCAACATATTGTATCGCTCTTCAAAAACGGTCAAATTGTAATTGTAATCATAAATTCTCCACGTTGGTTTATTCACGCCAACCGGGACATTTGTTTCAGGGTCGCAAATAGTCAAAAAATTCGCGCTTGGATCCAACGGCGGATAAAACGTGGTAAATTCAAGCTCAATTGTTGAAAATTTGCTTGCATTAATTGCACCCGAAGGTTGAAATTCGGTTGGTTCGGTATTTAGGCAGAAATTGTAACAATAAAGCCCATCAGGAGCAGAACCGCGACCGCTTGTATATTTTTCCAGGTAATTATAAATTCCAGCGTCGAGTACATTCTCTCTGTATTTGCCATCCAACATAATTCCCAAATTTAACAAAATATCTTTTTGGTTTTGAATGCTGAATGGTGGTGTAATGCAATAATTGGTGCTTGTACCAAGAACCGGATTGTAACCGGGACCAAGATTTATAGGATATGCGGGAATGCACGGACTTGGTGGGTTCCAATTTAGTGGCAGCGGATTAGGTGCCGGCAGCAATCCGTCTGGTTTATATTTATAGGGCCAGTTTGTATAATTTCCCCATTCATTTCGCAGGTATGCGTCGCTCCTCTGAAAGAAAAACATCCAGCTGGCGACCATGCCAAGCGTGCTTTGCAACCACACACGACGACTTCCGGTAACATTTTCAAAATCCCATTGATAGACGGATTTAAACAAGTATTGTTGGGGTACGGATGCGAATTGTTTGGCTTCATCAGCAGAGAGGAAACAGTAAGTTGACATGATGTGAATGTCGGCATTCCAATCACTTCTAGTGGAGTTTCCATAATCCAGTTCGATATTTGGCGGTGGTTGAATAAAGCGATAAAATTGTTGCAAGTTGTCGTTAAAATTCGGCTGAATGTAATTTGGTGTAACGTATTCGGGGAAATAAGGCGGTTCCGCATTCGTTGTGCTTGGAAAAGCGGTTGCAGCATTAGTGGCCGGATTTGAAACGTCACGAATAACAAACAGATCGCGAATGGGTCGCAGCGTAATATCGATTTGAAGCTGGTTGTATTGCAGTGCAACCAAAGGGAACGCCATTTTGCTGCTGAGCGTGAACCACGCATTGATAGGAATGTACAATTTTCTGAATCTAATAGACGGGTCAATGCCTACTGGATTATTTGTATAATTATAAAATGCATTGGGATATCTTCCATTATTGGATGAATACAAGGCGGGGTTATTTAATTCAACAACATTTCCAGTCATGCGATTATACAGGTCTCGCTCTGTTCCGTTGAAATTTCGCTCTACAAGCGCTTGCAAGTACCCCCCCGTTAGTTTTTGAAGAGTTTGGCCTCCAACTGAAATTGTGATTTCTTTGATGATTTGGGTGCCGATATTTTCAATCCATTTGAATTCATATGGCGTCCACGACTCGCCGCAACTTTGCGGTGGCAGTATGGGGCTCCAAATGTTTGGCAGCGTTACGACCAAGTACGTGTCCATTAAAAGTTCGGCATATCGTGGAATATAAAAAGTAAATTTAGAAGATTCATTTAATCTTAAATTTCTTTGACCATCGAAATCAATTCTAAATTTTTGCAAACCAAAATTTGTATATTTCGCATATGTTGTTTTAAAAAATGTCTTTTTAGGATTTGAATTCAATATTACATTTTGATTTCCATACGCTACCAAATTTAACAATCCTCCTGCCATTTTTACTTATTTATTTATTTATTTATTTATTTAAATGAACTATTTGGAATATGTTACTATATTATAATGTACATATATTAAGTTTTATAATTTTAAATAATAATTTATACAATTAATTATTATTTAATTATAATAAAAATATATATAAAATATAAGATTTAGTATTTTAATATTCAAATTAAATAATTAAATAAAATTAAATAAATATTGTTACATAACATACATTAGATGAGTGCCGTAAGTGATACAATTTCAAGTGTTACAAATTCCGCGAAAGATTTAAAATTACAGTTGGCGTCTTACGTTTCTCAGACAAACAGCACAACACTGATTCATATCATTGGAACAACTTTAATCATATTTATAGCGGGGTGCATTGCATATTACGTGTATTATAAAATCACGCTGCTTCCGAAGAGTTGCAAACGTTTGAATGTTAAAAAACCGGCAGCATTGAATTCGAGCTGGATAACATCTGCTTCTGCGGATCCGACATCAAAATATTTATTAAGAGATTATTACGTTAAAACGGCATACAATTGTTGTTCTACTGGAAATTTCTCGAATGACTATGTAAATGTGTGCGCGCTAAATCATGCGATCAAGATGGGCTGTCGGTGTTTGGATTTTGAAATTTATGGGTATAAGGGTCAGCCCATTGTTTCCACATCTTTAAGCGATGACAAGTGCATTAAGGAAACCTACAATTCGGTTTCATTCGATGACGCTATGAGCGCCGTTGCAACGTCGGCATTTAGCCCGAGTTCAAACGTGTGTCCAAATCCCGGCGACCCGCTGCTATTGCTATTTCGAATAAAGACCAATGACGTAAATGTGCTGAATAGCATGGCAGACAGTATAAAATCAAACCTAAACAATTATTTACTTCCAGCATATAATCACGAATTTGGCGGGAAAAACATTTGTGCCGAGCCGATAAGTAACTTTGCCGGGAAAGTTGTGATTATTGTGGAGAGCATTCCGCTGCTTTATCAGCCGGGCGCGGAAAGAATGTATGAAATTACAAATTTGACGAACAATGCATTTTTGCGAATATTAAAGGTGTTTGATGTGCTGAATGGACCGAATATCACAGAATTAACAACGTTTAATAAACAGTATATGACGATAGTTGTTCCGGATTATTCCATGTCGGCGGAAAATTATGACCCGATGCCGCCGTCATTGGCCGGGTGTCAGTGCATGGCGCTATCGTTTCAATTGTTGCGAGATGGAAATTTGGCGGTTTATAACGAGTGGTTTGAAGCTGCGCCTATGAAAAGCGCATTCCTGTTGAAACCGGCGGATTTGATGTTTACGCCCCAAACCATTCCGGTACCGACTCCGCAAAACCCGGAGCTGTCATTTGCGAGCCGCCCGCTTCAATCCGACATGTACAGTTTTAGCATTTAAAAGACGCGTCTACACATTTCAATAATTCAGCAAAAATAAAAATATTTTATTTAATTTATAAAAAATATTTTTATAATGTTAATATAGTGTATAGGTATTCAAAAAATAATATAGTATTCTAAATTTTAAAAAATGAGTAGTAGCAAAATAGAGAGTTCTTTAGAGATATTGAAAAAGTCACAAAAAGAAATAGAAAAATATCAAGGTGAAAAACTTGTAAGCAATCCAACCGTTCAGGAAATTATTGCAATTGTCGAGCAGTTTTTAATCAATAAAAAGCTAATTTGTTACGGTGGGACTGCGATAAATAATGTTTTACCGGAAAAGGATCAATTTTATGACACAAAAAGAGAGATTCCGGATTACGACTTTTTTTCGCCGAATTCGTTGGATGATGCCAAAGAGCTCGCGGATATATTCTTTAAAAAGGGGTTTAATGATGTGGAGGCGAAATCTGGCATGCACACGGGAACGTACAAGGTGTTTGTGAATTTCATCGGAGTTGCCGATATTACATTCATTGAACCGGAACTATTTAAAAGTTTGATGCGCGAAGCAAAGGAAATAAAGGGAATCTTATATGCGCCCATTAATTTTTTAAGAATGTCCATGTATTTGGAATTGTCTCGTCCGGACGGCGATGTAACGCGCTGGGAAAAGGTGTATAAGCGCCTTCTACTTTTTAATAAGAATTATCCACTGAAAGGAGAGAATTGTTTAAAGAATGCAAAAGAGTCGGCAATGTCGCCTTCAAAAAAGGAAATAGAAATATTTGACCTGGTGCGAGATGAAGCCGTCTCGGAAAAACTGGTATTTTTTGGAGGGTACGCGCGTTCATTATTTTCTGAACATTTGAAGAAGGCGCAGCGTCCCGTTTTATTTTCTTCGATGCCGTCATTCGATTTATTGTCTGAAGATGCTAAAAAATCAGCGTACAAAATAAAAGAAAAGCTGGAAAAGACGGGACATTTTAGTCGCGTGACTGTCGAAGAGCGCGAAGATTTCGGAGAGCACGTTTCCGAGCATTATGAGCTCGTGGTGGACGGCAGAACGGTTGCATTTATATACGATCCGGCTCCAGGCGCCTGTCACAATTACAATGTCGTGCGCGTTCAAGGCAAGGATGTGAATGTTGCAACGACGGACACCATTCTCAGCTTCTACTTGTTGTTTTTGTACATGAATCGCCCTTACTATGACCGAGATCGGCTGCTTTGCATGAGCCAATACATTTACGATTTACAGTATGACAACATGGCAAAAAATGAAGGCGTTTTTAAACGATTTTCAAAACCGTGCATTGGCAAACAGGTGACTTTGAAAGACATCAAGGATATTAAATCGCACATGTTTAATAAATTAAAAGATAAAAAGGGCACTCGCGAATACGAAGAGTGGTTTTTGAATTATAACCCGATTGAAAAACAAAAATTCAAAGCGTTAAAAGGGAGAGATGCCGACAAGCTAAATGAAAAAATAAAAGATGTTAATAAATTCTCTCCATCCTATTCCAAACAACGTAAACATGCGCCCACACCCACACAACAAAGTATAAAAACCAGAACAATTCCTAGAACCCGAACTCCTAAAACTAGAACTCGAACGCATAAGCATAAGCGTCGTCATCATCTGCACAGTGTAAAGCGGCGTTAAAAAAATATACATGAGTTGAGTACATACATGAATATGACATGATAGTTATATTATAAATGCAAATTATTTTTCTTTGAGAACGGTTTCGGTTTGGTAGCATTTTCTACACAATGGAATATAAATATTATCTGCGCCAATTAAAACTTGTTGTGTGCTGCTTGTATTTCGAAATGAAAATGGCGCATGCGTTCCATCTTTGCAATTTCCACAAAGGGCGCGCAATTTTGTCACCTTGTCGCATAAAGGAATGAGTTCAAGCAAATTTCCAATCTTTTCTCTTTTAAAATCTCCATCGAGACCACAAATGTAAACTTTTTTATGTTTTTCTTCAACCATAGTGGTTGTAAACTCAACAATGTCTTGAAAGAATTGTCCCTCGTTAATAAGTATGACATCACTTTCATTTATTTCGTGCGCATTATTTGGCGATTGCATAATTTCGCGCATGGAAAATCCCATAATGCAAGGAATCATTTGTTTGTCGTGCGTTGACAACATGGTTTCAGAATATCGGTCATCCGCTTTAAAATTAATCACACAAACTTTATTTGTACAAAATGAAAACTGTCTATAATATTTCAAAAGGGCCGATGTTTTTCCGGACCACATTGGTCCTAAAATAAGTTCGAGATAGCCGAATCCGGACATAGTTTTGTTTCAGATACAAACAACCAATTGTTGTATATATTTATCATTCATGTATTTAATTCAATTTTTCATAAATTCAATATTTATAATTATAAAAAACATAATAAAAATTAATAATGAATATAATTAGTTTTATAAAATAAATAAATATGAATTTTGTCATAAAAGAAGAACCAAGAGAAATAAAAAATAATCTGATCAGTAGTTTGCCTGTTTCAACACAAACACAAACGTCCACAAATTCATTTCTAAAAATAAATAACTCAACGCCGTGGGTCGAAAAGTATAGGCCGGTGAATTTTGATGACATTGTTTTAGATGAAATAAATAAAAATATACTGGTATCCATCGTTGAGAATAATTATTTCCCAAATTTATTATTGTACGGACCACCTGGAACCGGTAAAACTACCACGATTATTAATTTAATCAATGCGTATCAAGAACGATACAATCAAAAAAATAAGGGATTAATGATTCATCTCAATGCGTCTGATGAGAGAGGGATTGACATTATACGAAATCAAATCAACGGATTCGTCACATCAAAATCCATGTTTGGCGAAGGTATGAAATTTGTAATACTGGATGAAGTGGATTATATGACAAAAAATGCGCAAACCGCGCTAAGGTATTTATTAAATAATTTCAATAATACGGTGAATGTTCGCTTTTGTTTGATATGCAATTACATTAGTAGAATAGACGAAGCATTGCAAACGGAATTTGTGAGAATGCGGTTTAATCAATTGCCTCATTCTAAAATTATTTTTTTTTTACAGAAGATTAATGCATCTGAAAAATTAAATGCAGATGATACTGTTTTGGTGTCAATACAGCGTCATTTTAATTCCGACATTCGAAGCATGATAAATTACATGCAATCAAATCAGCATCACATTCACGAATGCCAAGTTATAACAAATGATGTGTGGGAAAATATACTCAAAATGTTATTAACAACGAATAAAACAACGAGTGCAAAGATAAAAAGCAACATTATTGTTTCAAAATTGAACGAAATTAGTTTGATTTATAATATTGATCGTAAAAATATGATTAAGAATTTTTTAAATTATATTATACGAAATCATACAGAATATATTAGTTGTAATTTTTTAAATTTTGTAGAACATATAACGCACGTTCAAGAATGTAAAACAGAATATTTGCTTCAATATTTTGTTCTTAAAATTATGACGCTATTATAATCATTTTAAAATATTATTAAATATTAAATATATTATAATTATTATTATATATATTTAATATTTATGAAACGTAATAATGTTCTTTCGTATTCATTTATTCCGCAAAATGCCATTTCTATTACGGACATTTCCAATGTTTCTAATGTTTCTAATGTAACAAATACAAATACGAATCTGAATGTTGTGAATATTTATACAAAAACTATAAATACGAATGTTGATAATTATTCATCCGAGTACGGAATTCCATTTGAATGTCTAGAATTCATTCGCCGATTCTTTGCAACACAATGTAAATACACATTTCCATCAGTCATTGATGCTGAAGACATGTTTTATACAATAAACGCGTTGACACATACATCGAATCAATACGCCGTTGCATTAAAAACGTATCAGTATCCATATGGGGATGAAAATGATGTATTCAACTGTTTGAAACCAGGCAATATTTTATTTTGGAAAAAAACAAATAGTGATGATTTTAAATACGGACACGTAGCTCTTATTATTTCGGCAAATGAATCACACGTAAGAATTGCGAATCAGAATGTACATCCATATATAAAAACATATAATACAAGAGAGTTAATACAGACAATGAATCGTGAAAACTCGCCATTTTTAGGAATAAAAGTAATACCGACGAAAATATCTGAAATTTTAGAACCCAAAATGAATAATATAAAAATGATACATCATTAATAAATAAATATAAAATAAAAAATAATAAAGATTACATGTTAATTAAAATAAAATGAATACAAATGCGAATACAAATTTATTTTCAAGTAACGAAAATAAAGCGTTATTGTGGAGTGTTTTACATGGTGGTGGTAAATTTAACGGAATACCCGATGCATCGTTTCAGAATATCAGCGCCATGTTTGAAACAACCATTCATGAAATGGGCGAAACGTATCAGAGGGTAAATCAACACACCGATTTAAATGGTATGAATAAAGAGGCAATGATTAATATGTGCAAAAGAATAGAAATGATTAAATCGGGCCAAATGAATAAACAAATGCAATCATTGCCTACACCACAAGTGTATCAAAAAAAACAACAACAACTGCCGCAATTGCAAACTATATATAAAGCGGAAGATATACAGAAAGAACGCCAATCTGCATTTAATATGGAACTAAAAAAAAAAGAAGAAGAAATGGCTTCAATTATTACGCTAAGAAAACCCGAAGAAATTAAATTTACAGACGACGTATATGATAAACCAATAGGAGATGATATGGAACGTTTACTAGCAGAAGCGCTGGCATCAAGGGAGAGGGAACTGGAACAATTGAAGCATGTCACGAATACAACATCAACAACAGCAACAACAATGATAGATTCAAATACTAAATTTTATCAACAGCAACAACAACAAGAACAAACTTTTCTGAAACAAATGAATTCATTTGATAAAGAGAAAGAGAAAGAGAAAGAGAAAGAGAAAGAGAAAGAGAAAGAGAAAGACAGAGGAAGAGACAAACATGTAAGTTTTGGACGCGTTGTCGAACATGAACACGAACATCATGATAATAGTAATAATAATGATGACAATTTCTTTAATGAAAATGTAAATGATGATAACAATAATAATAACAATGATGATGCAGATGCTGATTTGAGTTCATTATTTAATAAATTTAAAAAAATAAATAATGATAGAAATAATGTAAATGATAATGCAACAAATGCAACAAATATAAATAAAATTATTATAAAAATGTCTCAAGATATTGTGGATATTAAAAGTATTTTAACTGAACTGTCAGAAAGAATAAATATAAAATAAATATAAAATAATAATAATATTATTTCTAAAATTATAATGCGCCGCTAATATGACAGTCACCGTCGACCGTCATTGTCGTTGACGGCGTAGTTTTTTTTACCTTATTTTTTGGAGCAAGTGATTTTAAAGTGGACTGTCTTTTTTCACAACGTTTTAAAGTAAATTTTTTTGTCAGCGTGGGTGTGTATAACAAACAAGGGATGTTCGTGATGACACCATTCACTTTATCATAAACAACATCTTTTGTTTTCAATATTTTTTTTTGGTCTAAACAGTGTACTAAAAATTCTTGAAGCGATAATTTATCTTTATCGTTTAAATTGTTGTCGAGAGCATACGTGTCAACAAATGCGTTGATTTTTTTCATCTTCATTGTCCTATCCAATTTTACCCACTGATCTTCTTTATTCTGAGTTCTTTCTTTTTCTAAAAAGGTATCAATGTCATTATTTGAATTGTATTTAGTGAGCTGTTTGGGGCTGGATTTTTTTAGTAACATGGATTTATATTTAATGTTTCTAAGTTCAACACATTCCAGATTAGAATTTGCAGGATTATTTACATTGTTGCTAGCGTCATTACCACTATCAATAACAGATTCAGATACAGATTCGGTTACGGATGCAGAAGTCATTTTCGAATAAAATCAAATCAATGTTTAATGTATGTTATATATATTTATGAAATAGAGTTTAAATCTATTTCATAAATACTATTTTATGGATAATTTTAAATATATAGTAATAGTAAATATGAAATGAACAATATTGAAAATAATATTGATAATGTTGACAATAATAATAAATATAAAAAATATGTTTCAGAGTGTGTTGGCTGGATAGGAAGTGTACTAGTATTAATTCCATATATAGTTACACTGGATAAAACGACCGATTTCGTTCTCAATACGGCTGGGGCGTCTGGTTTATTTATTGTATGCGTCACATCAAAACAGTATCAATCTATTGTTATAAATGCTGCATGGATCGTGGGAGGTTTTTATAAATATTTTTATAATAAATAAATAAATAAATAAATTATTTATTTAATTATTTATTTATTTATTATAACAATATTTATAAATAGAAATATAATCAATCAAAATAAACTTTTTAAAACAAATGCATTGGAGACGCAGACGAAGAAGGCGCCAAACTACCGACACACATGGAATACGAAAGGCGTGAAACAAAATATGCTAAAAAGTACGTAAAACAGCCCATAAACAAACTCAATAGCAAACCAAAACTAAATTTCTTAGAAAACAAACTATAAAATGCAAACAGTGTTACAAGGACAAATAATACATAAAAGAAAACAGAAAACCCATAATAATACAAACAGAATTCTCGAGTCAAGGGTCCGAAAAGCATATCCATCATATTCATTTTATAAAATATTTATTTATATTTATAACATATATAATATTTTTTTTATTTTTATAAAATAATAATAATAATAATAATAATAATAATAATAATAATAATAATAATAATAATAATAATAATAATAAAATAGTTTATAAAATTATAGCTAAATTATTATAAAATACCTATTAAATAAATATAATAGTTTCTAAATAAATTAAATAAGTGTATAATAAATTTAATTAATAAAAATAAAATGATTAAAAATGTAAATATCAATGGGAAGAAAAATATGTTTCGACCCGATTTGATTGAACGCTGTATCGAAACCGATGCATGTATTGTAAACGACACACGCAATGAAAGTAAAAAAATATCGACAGTTCAAAATTTATCGAAACGAGTTTCATGTGAAAAATGGAATCTGCCCGAATACTGTTTCACGCACTCTTATCAACTGACCGCGATATCCAAATTGTATTTGAATCTCGAAGATGAGAGCGTGGATCATCGTTCCATAATTATAAAAGAATTGACACACAAGATATTTGGATATAAAAGACAGGATGTAGATAAACGAATTTATGATAAAGATTTATTTGTATCTCTCGAAGATATTATTAACAAACTATTATGTTCTAAACTAAAATGTTTCTACTGCAAACATGTTTGCGAACTTTTATATGAGAATATCTACTCTAAACTGCAATGGACGCTCGATCGAAACGATAATAATGCGGGACACAATGTCGATAATGTTGTCGTTTGTTGTTTGGAATGCAATCTTAAAAAAGGGACAATGGACAGCACCCGATTTAAATATGGAAAACAATTGACATTTCGAAAAATTGAAAATTAGAAAAAATGGAATAAAAATTTACAAAAAAAATGGAATAAGTATTTTTTTTGAAAAGGATATAAACCAAATACGCCTAAATAAATTATTATATAAAAGTATTTAATTAATAATAAATAAATATAAATAGTATGGAAGAAGATGTGGGAAATGACGCGTATACTACCCAAAATGCATTATTGTTAACAAATCTGTTAAAATTTTATGACCATAATGATAATTTGAATGTCATGTTGCAAATCATTAACGGGCATTCTAAAATATCGCTTCGCATTATTGACTGGTTTGCAACGAATTATGCGAAAAAGTTTTTTACAGTTTATACGATCCAAAATGAATATTCAAAATGCGCACGACGATTCAAAGTGTATGTTGATTATAAATTGAAATTGAAAGCTTATTCAAAGAAACGATTTGATCCATTTTGTCGTTGGGATAGAATAACAATCCCTTATAAAAATGGCACATTTATACAAACAACGATTGGACAATTGAATTTTTTCAAATGGGCGATTGAAAATGACATTGTTCAATACATTGAAGAGCATTATGAAATTATTGAAAATGATATGAATACAAGAAACAGTACTTCTAAACGTTCGTCCAATTCATCGACATCTTCATCTTTATCTTCCATTTCGTCTTCGTCATCGGCATCGTCATTGGCCGAAGATTTCGAAACTATTGTTAATGATGTCAATGAAGTAAAAAGTGAAAAAAATAAAACTCGCAAAAAACGTGAAGAATTGTCTGTTTCTGCGATTAAAAGTATAAAAACGGAAAAAGTGGAAGTTGTTGTTAGCTTTGAATGATGTAGAATAATGAATAATTATTTTGTAATGATTTTATATATAATTACAAAATACAAAGTATAAAATTTCATAAAATTAAAAAACTTGCAAATAAAGCAAAAATAGATATGATAAATATGCCATAATAATTACAATTAACCATATCGGTATAACAGTTTTATTCCTATACCCAATTCCAAATTGACGCATTGTCCCATCTCTATTAAAAATAAAACCCGGTTTTAAATATACCATAATTCCAAATAAAACCATAAATAATAATATTGATAATGATGTAATGTTTTGTTTGATGAATAATTTATTCATTCTTATAATGTTTTATTAATTAAAATACTTAATTTGCTAAAATATATATTTTATAAAGATTTTTATAAACTATAAACAAAAATGTTTGCTAATATACTAAAATAAAAAAATATACAAAATAATACAACTCAAAATAAATTAATTATTAAGTTTATTAACTTTTGTTAAAATAAAATTAGAGAGATAGAGAGAATTATTTTTTATTCATTAAAAAATTAATAAAAAATAATCAAATTGAATTTTAAATGTATAATATAATGATTATCAACGTTTCTTGTTTCTAACATAATGAATCTGTTTATTCTTTCCCTGATTCCACGCGAAGTAGCAGAAGCCATGATGGATAAACATATTGTCAAGATTATTTTGGAGGCAGTTCAAATGCTGTGTTCTGCTCGTCGCGTTCTTCTTCCTGATGACGAGGAAGGCAATGCCACTCTTTACAAGTTGGCACACAAGAATCATCCCGTGACGATTTGGTGCAGGGAATCTCAAGCCAATTTCATTTGGACGCTGGATCTCATTGACGAAATGCACAAGGAATGGCAATACCGTTACAGCCACCCAGAAACCAAAATCCACAAATCATACACGGTTGCACAATATTTGAGGGAACACATTCCTGACGCATCCATTTTCCCCCAGCAGCGTCTCACTCCGTTTGCGCAAGCCATGCCCGTACAGTACAAACACGAAGATGCCGTTCAAGCTTACCGCAACTACTACATGTCCGAAGAAAAACAAAAGATTGCCACATGGAACAAAAAGAGGGCTGCTCCCTCATGGTATATAAAAACATCCTTTTAAATATATGCGCTCGCACTCGACGACTTGGGCGTCTTGTATGACGTGTTTTTTTTTCTTACGCATTTGCGACAAATGGCATGTATGAATTATTTTTACCTGCGGCTGCGGATTCGGCCGCGACGGGATGTGCGACGGGATGAACGGCGGGATTTCGGTTTTCCATGTAGCCAATCGAAATGTCTACTGTTGTCATTTTGATTGGATGGTGTTTTTCCATGCAGCCAACCGAAATGTTTACTGTTGTCGTCATTTTGATTGGATGATGTTTTTCCATTATGCATCCAACCGAAATGTTTACTGTTGTCGTCTTTTTGGTAGCTCATTACAAATATAATATATATTATATTTCCTAAATAATACAAATTATTTCCTAAATAATAACCGGTAACAGTGATAATCACTTTTTTTTGTTGCATTTTTTACGAGTGCATTTTTTACGAATGCGTTTTTTATGAGTGCGTGTGCCCTTATTTTTCCCGCCTAATTTTGGTGAGGTTATTTGTGCATTTGGAGTTAATTTATTCATCACCATTTCTTTTAACCGATTTGCGGTCGGAGTTTTCGGAGATTGAAGAGTTAACGGAGATCGAAGAGTTATCGGAGATTGAAGAAGCAATGGCAGTTGAAATTTATTTACAGCAGGTACAAGTGTACGTGGTCCAGACAAAGAGGATACAATATGAGGGTTGCTTTTATTTCGACCCAATGTTCTTGCATCATTATTACATCCCAAAAATTGAAGCGCATCAAGAGCAACCTCAATATACCTTTCACCAGGGATAGTAATTTTAAGTAAAACTGAAGTTTCCAAACCCCCAATCATAAGGCCGGTTATCTTGTCGGTAAGCTTGTCGGTAAGCTTGTCGGCAAGCTGTGGGGGCTGAGAAGAGACGACAATAACATATATGCGGTTTCCAAGCATCTCTTTTATCATTCCCTTTAGCTTCTTATCAAAATCTTCTTTAGACAATGGCGAATTGATGAGCTTGACCAACTCTGTAATTTTAAAATTTTCGAACATTAGATCGGTTATTTTTATGACAAGGTCCCGGTTTAAATTGTCTCTGATTCGGTAATATGGTTCGACTATAGACCGTATATACACTTTAAAAATACTCATTCGTTGATTTAGAGGAGTTTTATTGAGAAAATCGGCGAGTTGTAATTTGTTTTGAGCGCGGGCAGTATCGACAAGATTAGCAGCGCCATCAAGATTAGCAGTATCGACAGAATCATTTATCAATCTGCGCGGAACAAACGCATACTCGAAGAAGCATTTTTGCGCTTCGTAGGTAGGCGGAAGTATAGGATATTCTACCCACGCTTGAGATTTCGGACCTGTCATTCGATGAAACAATGAAGAACAAACAAAAGGACTCACTGCATAGTCCATACACATTACTAACGCGTTGAACTTCATTTCTTGTAATTCTTGCGACTGTGACTCAAGTTTAAATATGGTATCGACACTGTCATCATATATGCGATTCCAGTTGATCTTCCATTCGACCTGACTCTTATCAATTGCATCAAGATTTTGTATCATTTGGCCCATCATGGCCAATAGAGTTTTGGCGTAGGCATTGGATTCGCGCTCTACTTTAAGCAGCTTTGCTAGTTCTTTACCGAATGCATTATACCGACTCACTACATGCATATAATATACTCGGAGAAATTTCAAGAAAAAAATGGCAGCATTTTGATTAGGAAATACATCTTCAATCAAATCGGCGCCATAATATTTCTTCATGGAATAACCGTATGTATTTGGATCAACTGATCGATCTAATTCTCTTGTTTCCCAAATTGCCCGAATCATTTTTGTGTATTCGCCCCATTTACTTACAGGTATTGATGGTAATGATCTATAAAAATCCGTATTTTTTAGTCGAGTGTCTTCTTGCATTATATTTTCAAATTCATATCCCGTTTCTTTATTTATGACATCAAGTTCATCACGGATATTACGACGGTCTTTAAATAAACTGCTATATGGATGTTTTTTCCCCACGTTTTGATCTTCAATTTTTGCATTCAAGCGTTTCATCGTCCGATACTGTCGAATTGTACGCGGAGACCATACGCGATCATCTATATTCGCATCTTGAATTGTTTTAATGAATTGCATCCACGTTTTTAAATGCGTCAAATCACTATACCATCTCTCATTCACAACCAAATATTCATAGCCAAGTCCCAAAAAATCTGCAGTCGTCAAATACATTGTGTTTCTAAATAAACAACAAGATAGATATTCTTCCTCTGAATTAGTCGTCATACCATCCCAACTCTTCAAAGATGTAAAATATTGTCCAATAACTGGAGAGATGTCAAACCTTGAATATGGATCGTTTGGATTTGCATCAGGTGATAATGACGAAAATAATGAATATATATTTTTTACTTGTTGGGAATTCATTACTATTTTAATCTTATATATAATATATGCATAAATAATATATATATTAATTATATTATAATTTCATATATATATATTCATAATGATTTTTATATTTATATATATTTTATATATCCAAAAATATATTTTATATTTCCAAAATATAAAATATGATTATCTCTCTATTCTCTCAAGATTCAAATTCTGTAACTCCTTGTTGATCCACATAACTATCGGGATACATGTCGGCAGAATTTGCGTACTCTTCGTGTGCATCATCTTCCTGCATTTCATTCTCTTCATCGGGGTCGAAATCGGGCGCATCCCCTTCGTCTACGACCGCGTATTCGCGCGCTATTGCCTCTGGATCATTTGATATGGCCGAAAGACCGCGGTCTTTTTTCCGACTGTTTATTCTCTCGAGGCGCGCTAGCTCTTCCGTTTCAAAATCCGGATTGTATATTCTTAGACCCACATTCTTACCAATGGATTGTGACCCCATTTTATATTTTTTATGATTGAGATAAATTTGTTTTTGGTCTTCCGACATTTTATCCACGTTTTGAACAATGTCGTCTCTCTCATCGTCGACTGACCTTAAATAGTTCTCACGAATTGCGTCAATATTCCGATTCATAATTTTTTTGTCATCCAATATTAGCTCGAAATAAGTATTTAAAATCCTTGAAACTTCCTTTTGAACATCGATTAATTTCTTTTGTTCCATTTTCTTCTCTCTAAATTGTTTGACAACATTTGAAAAATGAATGTACGCATTTACGGCGGCTAGAAAGTAATACTCGTATAATAGCACAGTAATATGTTTCTTATCATCACTATAAATCGGAGTATTGGAGATAATGTCGTTTAGCAGAAGCGTTGTTGATTGCACATTTTTTAAAATGGTATGAACTGGTTTCTTTCCTCCAATTTTATAAAAATTGCTGAGTGTATTTGTGACGCGCTCATTCGAGAATTGCATAATGGATTTTGCGTCGCCGGAAGAAAGCTGGCCGGTAATGTATGGCGGCAAAGATTCTATTTCAGAAATTTGAGAGAGTATGATATTCGGATACACTTGTGTAATATTTTTAATTGCATTTTTTACAAATTCAACCGACACTTCAAGCGTATTATTTGCACCATTTAACAACGCGTTTTCCATTCGATTAAATAGCATGATGCCGCCTTTGGTAACGATGCCTTCTGTTATGTCGGATGGTGTTCTAAAAACTGCATTCAGCACACCTTTATTTTTAATATTTAAAAATGTTGTAACTTGTTCAGTGAGAATTTTACTATTTTTTTCGAGTTGTCGTTGCAATTCTCTCGAATGTTGCGGGGTTTGGCTTTCGTTGAATGTTTTTAGAGCGGTCAATACATCGTCGGATAATAATGGTTTCTCTTTTTGTGTTTTTTTAACATCGGCGGCAATTTTTATCAAAATTCGATTCAAGTTCTCGCTGTATGTTCCAATACGCGGTTCATATAATGGTTTCATGGACTGCCTGTTTACCAGTTGAAGCAAATGTTGCAGGTCTTTTATAGTATAATCCAAATTAAATTCATTTTTAATCTGAGTGATTAATTTTAATTTATTTTCATGCGTCATGCTTTTTGCATATTTCAAAATATTAAAAATGTCTCTATTCTCTCCAAGCGTGTTTCTGAATTTGCAAATTTTATGAATTTCTTCTGATAATGTGGTTTTTACTACTATTACTGCTTCAACTGCTTCTTCTCCGCCTTCGCCAGCTTCTTCGCCAGCTTCTTCGCCAGCTTCAGCTTCCAAACCCGATTTTTTTGCCCGTTTTTTTTTAGATCCTGGTTCAGTTTCTGTTTCAACTTTTAACCCCTTGTTATTTCCATAGTTGCAATACACCATGAAGGCGTTATAAATCGTGAATTCGTCGAAATTGGAAGGCAGTTCTGGAATCACGCTGCGCGTATCTTTTGGATCCAGCATGGATGCAGCTTCGCTTAAACTGTAAACATCGTGTAAAATATTAGCAGTGCAGTCCACCATGTCGCAATAATTTTTGATATTTGGTTCGCGCCTTATCATGTATTGCAGAGTGGTCTCCTTAAATTCGCTTTCATTACAGCATGCGTTTTGAATATAATTTTTAGACAAAAGCTTTCCCCTGTCTGACGTTTGCGCCGAAACAACATCTTGAATAAGTTTTTGAACCAGTAAAGAAAAGTGAATAATTTTTGATTGTAAAACGAGTATATTTTCCGTTTGTAAGCTGTTACCGTTTTTTAGGTTTCGTTTCAGGTCGTCGCAATACGTTTTTGTAACGGGCAGCGGCGTTGAAGTTAAGACAACGGACGGGTTAACGAGCAGAGGGCGAAATAGGAATAATGCGTCATTTATTTTATGCCGCGTATTCAGCTTTACCGTTTCACGGTTCTGTTTTGCGACATTGTGTTCGCGCTTTGCTTCCACACGGGCTTGAATTTGTGGCTGGTTTATTATTTTTGTTTTAATTAAATTGAACAGTGTGTCTCTCATTTTATCTTGATTTATTTTTTTCACAGCATTCCAAGGTGCGTAATCGCTTTTCACTTTTTGGGTAATGCACGCCATATAAATAATGAAAGCCAGGTCAGTTTCGTCGGGTGAGAACGGGTATCCTCCGAAAGATTTAACACAATTCGGAAATGTCGTTTTGGTTTTTATTTGCGGAACCGATGTTTGCACGACAATAATAAGGAGCGCCATACAATAAAAAATGAGATATTGATTATACGTTTTCTCGTACGTTTCATAATCCACGCTTGCCTTCTTATCCGCTTCATATTGCTCCCTCGTTTTTTTTGCTGGAATAAGTAATTGAAGCGTTTCAACAATGAAACGTTTATCTTTTTGTCGTAGAACGATGGAAAGTGAATTTTCATAATGATTTATGATTCCCATAGTGGTTTCATATTCTTCTCGATTTTTATATTCTTCTTTTTCAGCTTCTTCTTCTTCTTCTTTCTTCTCAGCATCATATTCCTCTTCTTCTTCGCCTTCTTCTTCCGCTTCTTCTTCGCCTTCTTCTACAGCAGTAGCAGCGCCCTCTGTTCTGATGCTAATTTCAATAACTTCGCCGGAGTTCACAGAAGTAAGATCGGATGCCATTTGTTGTTCGTCGCGCATCAAATGCGTTGCTGCTTCGAATGGTTCGTCTTGTTCGCCGCCTTCTGCCATCCACTCACCTTCTGAGACGAATGCCGTTTTTGAAATGGTGTACCCGCTAAATTTATCGACAATTTGGTCGCCTTCTCGTTTACCGTTTGTTTTTTCAATGCGGGAAAGGGTCGACATGTATTTGGAAGATTTCGGGTCAGCTGGATTATAGTTTTCAGCAAGTTCGTATAAAAAAGTGGGCAATAACCGCACAGCCGTTATTTTGCAGTAATACCAATGCTCGTCTTCGCTCGGATCAGCATTTCTTACAAAAAGTTCGCTGTTTACCATATCCAATATGCAGTTATATTTTAGCGCGACGTCATCGATGCCAAGAATGCAATTTACAGTGTCTTGATACGGAGACGTAACAACGGCTTCCACCCTTTTTTTATTTTCTTGTCCAAGAGCATATTTAAATTTATTATATTTTAAAATATCGAATACTTTTAGTTTATCGAGAAGTTTAATGTTTTTCAAATCGTACAAGAATATTTCATCGATATTCTTCTTCTTGAGTTCACTTTTTTGGTCAAATTCGCTCACAATTCTAGAGGTTAGATTATGTAGCATGGATGATTCTGCAACCGACTTATCAAGACACTTTTGATTTATTGAAAAACAGAACGGACTAGGTTTAGTTTCTGAAGGAATATTGCAAAAATAAGAGGGGTCGTTAACATTAATATTTTGCAGTTCTTCGTCATCGTCTTTCACCCATTTATTATTGCGTCTTACATAATAGTCGTATGAATCGCCTTCTCCTTCTTCTTTTTTGAGCGCCGCATAATCTCCATCTTTTACAATGCGCTTGTCCGTTGGGTCATAACGCGAATCAAATAACAATTGTTTGTTATCGTTATCTTTTTCCAACAAAGCAGTCGATGAATAAACTTTACTCAATGTTATTTCGCGTTTATTGCACATTTTTGCATCGGATGATGACGCATCTTTTGACATTCGTTCTTTTAAATCCTGTTCTTCCCTGCGTATGATGCCATCTATTTCCGAAGACGTCAAATCGGAATTTTCAACGGCGAGAGCGTCCATAAATAAACGCGCGCAATCGGCGTCAAGTAGCATTTTTAATATTTCAGAAGAAGAGAGAAATGTGCCATTGTCGCGTTTTAATTCGTTAAATTTATACAGTTTGAATATTTCATCAAATGTTACAGTTGTGTCGTCGGCCAGTACAATTTTTTTATTGAGTGTTTCTTTATCTGATTTTTTTTTCGAGTCGTGATCATTAAATGCGCCATAAAATAATTCCAACGACTCGAATGCTGTAAGATCATTTTTATTCACGAGCTTTTTGAATTTTGATTTTGATACTCCAAGTTTCTTGAAGTAATTGTCTATATTTTTATTAACAAATGCGCGCATCGTCTCATACTGGCCCACGGTTACATTTTTATTATATATAAAAAATGGTTGAAGGGCATAAATAATTTCACATAATGACAAACAGTTAGTGAACCGATTTTCCTTTTCCATTATTGAAAACGCGTCTTCATTTGTCGGAACAAACGAGCTTAAGAAATCATTTAGAATGGCGCTACTGCTTATTCCGCTTATTCCGCTTATTCCGCTTATATCGGGTGTAAATAGAATGGCGTCTTTGAATAATGCATCGCCTTTATACTGAGTGCCGCTAATTATTTCACTCTGCATGTCGTCTCTCATTTTAACGCTTGAAATAACGGATTGCCAAGTTTTCAAAAAAAGTGAATCTAGCAAAATCTGGTCGGACAGAAAAGTGTCAGGTAAAAGCAGCTGCGAGAGATGAACCGCTTGGCTGTTTAATGTGATGAATGATGTTATAAATGCTGGATCATTGGGAGTTGATTCAACGCGTTTTACGCTGTTTGATTTCACATCTTCAAATTCTAGCTTTGTTAAGCCGGTATTGTACATGCGGTCAATGTACATTTGGTCTGACGGCCCCGTTGTTAAGGTGTCATTATTTGTGGAAAGAGTAAGCAAGTTGGAACGAACCGGTTTATCTTGAATTGCGTATTTATTATCTGGATTCTTTTTAGGATTTTCAAATGGCGTCAAGTAAGAATTTAGATCATTCATAATGTTTGGATTATAAGGTGCATTTCTATCCGGATAAATGCCCTTTTCTTCCATGATTTGCTGTTTAAAATCATATATTCCATTTACAGGATCTGGCTGTCTCGCATCTTCACCTGCTAGTACGTATAATTTTTTAATGTTTTCAACGACCGGCAAAACCCAATATAATTGTGCATCCAGTTTTTCAATGTGCGGAATTGCCGGTTTATCCGAATCGGTCAATGGCGGAGGCATTTTTGGAACGCCATTTTTATCAAATAAAGAATACTCTTTTCGCAACTGAAAAAAACGTTCAATGTTTTTATGAATGTTGTTTAACTCTGCGTCGGTTCGTTTATGTTTTGGAATGGATGAAATAATATTTTCCAGCAAGTCATTGTACTGTTTTACTTCCGAAACAATTTTTTGAGAGGACGGAACCTCATACATGATGTTGGCAAAAATATGGTTTCCTTCTTCTAAAGCGTCGGCCAAATCAAGATCAATGCCAACATCTCCTTCATCTTCTTCTTGTGGAACAGAAGCAGGTTGAGACGGTTTTGGTTTGTATTCAATTACCTTTATCCGTTTTATCCAAAACGGCAGTCCCCTGCATCCAAAATTTATAAAAATGCTGTCTTTTAATTGTTGTTTTATTTCCGGAGACAATGAATCCGTTGATCCAGTCGAATCCGTTGATCCAGTCGAATTTGTCAATTCTTCAAGCAACACTTTCACTTCAATGGTATCCTGATTTTTATCCACGTCTATAATTTGACATGTGATAATAAGTGGTTTATCTTCTTCTTCTGTTTTGCCTTCTTCTTCTTCTGTTTTGCCTTCTTCTTCTTCTGTTTTTTCTTTCGACTCATGTGTCAGCGACAATTCGATGGATAGCACCATATCTATTTTAAGGTCATGCTGTTCAATATATTTGTGTGTTGGTTTTCTTCTCAAAACTTGTATTTCTAAAATATCTTCATCTTCTATTTTATCTACAAGTTCGTCATTACGAATGTGAATCTTTATCGCTTGTTGCGTTTTTACATCTTTGAGCTGAATTAACCCCAAATCAATGTAAACCACTTCATAAACATTGTTTTGTATTTTTGAATCGGGTACATTTGCATTTATTTTTATTTCATCTCCAAGAAATAATTTATTATCTGTTTCCACATCTTTACCCAAATCTTTTTGGCTCAATGCTTCAGTTAAATCTCTACTTTCAATTCTTTCTTCCATTTCTACTTCACTCATAATATTAAAAATTATATTAATATATTACTATATATAATAATATTTATATATAGTAATCATTAGAGAAAATTCTTTAAATTTTAGATTATATAATTTATTATATATTTTATATTTTATATTCATTCAATAATTATAACATTTGATATTATAACATTTGATATTATAACATTCGATATTATAACATTCGATATTATAACATTTGATATTATAACATTTGATATTATAACATTCAATAATATAATTATTGAATACATTTAAAGAAAATACACTAATATATACAACAAGTGAATTACAACAATAAAAATGGCCGATAATAACGATAACGATAATAGTAACAGTCAAAACAATACCAGTAATTGTTATTACAGTTTTGATTTGAGTCGAGTTCCGGCTTTACACAATTTTGTAAATGGCGATTCAGAGTTTGATTGCAAGTGTGATGACAGATGCATTAAATGCAAACCGGTAAGTGTAACGAATATTGACAGTGAAAATAATGATAAAAAAAGTTTATATTATTTGGTAAATTATGACAAGAAAATGATGCAAAAGCGAGTCGAAAGTGGTGTCGAATATGATTATATTCAGTACGTTCGGTCGGTTGTTTTAAATGAGAATCGAAAAATTGTGTGTTTTTCACCACCAATGTGCGAACCCAAACACATTGAGCTTGATGTTTCAACAATTCGGTTTGTAGAGGAATTTGTGGAGGGTACAATGGTGAATTTGTTTTATAATTCATCAAATGATGTTCAAAAATGGGAGTTTTCGACGAAGAATGTGGTTTCGCCATTGGACAAGAAAGAAGGGACTGGTGGAAAATGTTTTCGAAAAATGTTTTTGGAGGCGTGCGCAGCTTCTAAATTGAATTTGAGTTTTGATGATTTGCCGAAAGAGTATTCGTACAGTTTTGTAATGCAGCATCCGGATAATGCAATTGTTGCACCCGTTGAAAGAGCGGCGCTTTACATTGTTGCCGTTTATTACATTGGCGGCACGACGGCGTATGAGATGGATCGTTCCGTGGTGAAATGGGGCAGGTTTTCAAAAGTGTGTCATCCGGCCAGGTTTACAATGAAGGGAGAAGAAGATTTTAATAAGATTCTGAATTTGTGGGCATCGCCAAATTCATTGTATTATTATCCCGGGGTAATGTTTCGAACGCAGAGTGGAGAGCGGTTCAAGTTTCGCAATCCAAATTATGAATATGTGAAGAATGCAAAGGGTGCGGAAGATAAGAGTCGGTTTGTGTTTTTGCATTTGAAACAACTTGGAATGTTGAAAACACATTTTGACAGGTTTCCTGAAGACGAGCTTGAATTTTTCCGACACCAAACGAACTTGTACAACTATACGCATAATTTGCACAAGAATTATATGGACTGTTACGTGTTTAAGAAGATGGTTCTCAAAGATTTTCCGGTGGAGTACAAACAAAACATCTTCAACTTGCACAAAAATTATAACTTGTTTTTGAGACCGAGTGGAAAGCGAGTAAACATGTCATATGTTATTGAATTTATGAATGAGCAAACTGTGAAGTCGCAAATGTTTGTGATTAAAAAATTCGAAGACAGCTGTAATGTAATTAAACATTCCGATGTTCCAAAAGAACTAGAACAATACAGTAGTGGTTTTACTAAAACTCCAGATCAGGAAAAGGAGGAAGTAATATGTCCTGGTGCGCCTTAAAATTGAATTTTAATTAAAAAAATAATTTATATTTGGAAACACAATTAATAATAAATAAAAATCAAATATATTGTGAATTCATTATATTTGATTTTTCTGATTGTCTATATGTAATTTAATAATAATAAAATTTAATAATAATAAAATTTTATTGTTAATTATATATATAATTAATAATAATAATAAAATTTTAAAAAATGTATTCCAAAATAATCATGTATTCATTCATTGTATTTTTTATCGCAATAATAAGTTTTCAAATGTGTAATGGTTCAGAATCGGAATCAATTATAGAAGGTCTTGATACAACTAGTAGTGGTGGAAATTCGAATGACGATCTTGGACTAACTGTTGGAAAATATACAACAAAAATTGATGCACTAATGGAAACGGTTGATTCAATGCAAGCGACAGTTTTAGGACTTTTGCCGACTGTTGCAAAAAACGCGGCAGACAATGCGAAAAATCAGCAAGCAATACAAGCAATCATTGCAAATAAAGATAAAATGTAATAAAACGTAATAAAATGTAATAAAACGTAATAAAATGTAATAAAACGTAATAAAATGTAATAAAACGTAATAAAAAATAAACAATTAATTGAATAATTAAATAAATAATAAATAATAATATGTATAGAAAATAAGAATGAATACTATTAATATTTTTAAAAAAAAATGGAATTTGGTCATCATAGGATATATTCTATTTTTTGGATGCATTATTTGTTACTCGGTTTTATCTAATAATTCATTTTCAATTATGGAAAACATGACAACATCTGATGCTGCAAATGCAGACAGTGTAAAAACAGACATGTTATCCGCAAAAGTGGGTGCGCTTCAACCGATGGTTGACAAGGTATCGGCCGATGTTGGCGACAATGCGGCCAGTATTAAAACGAATATGGATACGATAACGAGTGTATTGAAAGAAAAAGTGAATAATGTGAATAAAAAAGTTGGGAAAGATATTACGGATAAAAATAATGCTCCTCCCCCGGTTACAGGATTAAGTTGAAATGCATTATCATAATCCTAATTCTTTATTCCATTGTTATTTACAGTTTACAATATTAAACGACGAATAAGCGGAGGAGAGTTGCATTCACTTCTTTTCTGCATTCTTTTTTCATAACGCCTATTAATTTCAAATGCTAATTCTTCATCGTGCTCGGGATGAGGAGAAGGAGACACAAATGATAATACACGCTTGTTGGGTACCGGATCAGAAGAAACAGATGGAAACAATACTTTTGATGCTGATGATGATGAATAATAAGTATTATAATTGGTTTGAGTTTGTTTTTCCAATCTGGTCAAATTCATTTCACTCTTCATTTGCAGGCGCTTGCTTCTACGCAGTGGCGGAGGAGGGGATTGGGGTGTTTGTTGAGGTAATTGTTTTTTTTGCGGTAAAGGCGAAGAAGGCGAAGAAAGCGAAGAAGGCGAAGAAAGCGAAGAAGGCGAATGCGATAAAGCGGTCGTTGTTGCATATTTTTCATCTTCTTCGTGATCTTCACTTGACGAAAACTCGGAATCAGAATCGGCATTTATCATGAAACCAAAGCGATTATATACTCCATCGTCTCTTCGATTTTGTGACACCGAATAATGAGATGAAGATGATGAATAATAAGTTGTGAATTGATTCAACGTTTTAAAAAATACTCTTGTTACAAATACAAGTATCAGCAAAATATATCCCACCCCAATTATAAATTCACCAATTGGGGTGTCCAAAATTGGAGTTTCCATTGTCGCCATTGTCGCCATTTTCTCAGTTGTCTCAGTTGTTATTTTTGTTGCACTTGATGCCGCTGCACTTGTCGCCATTTCGATCATTCGTTGTTTCATCGTTTCAAGTACAATTCTCAAGTATTCTTTATCCTTATATGGTTGAATTGGTGGCATAACAAATTGCATATTATACATTCGTTAATGGTAATAATGACAATTCAAGTATAATTATGTAAATGGGGCGGATGTTGTGTGATTGCGTGTTGATATGTTTCACTACATCATTTAAAAATTCAATTTTATATTATATTTTATATAATAATAATTCCTAAATAAAAATAAATCAATTATATTTTAAAAGCTCATTTAGAGCCAGCTCGCAAGCAATTTGTTCCGCTTTTTTCTTAATCTTATGAGTGCCTTGCGCAAAAAATACGACAATCTTAGATTCATTTTCTGCGACGGAATGAATTTTTGAAAAGGATTTCAAGTTGGAGAACAAGTACGCGTTTTGATAATCCGCTTCATAAAATTGCTGTCCGAGACACAAGTACACGCCCATTGTGTATCCTGCATCTGCCGTATGTGAAATTTCAAAATAGTCGGGAGTTGTTTTAAATTCTTTTTGAATTTTGACCTGGAGAATGTTCTTATAATTGTCATCATTTTTTATGAGATTTACCCAGTCAATGTGGGTATTGAACACGTTTTCAATAAAAAGCTGCGCCATTTGAAATCCAGGCCCGGTAATGAAAATATTACTAAACCAACCGTCTTCATCTTTTACTCCAATTTTATTGAAATCTAGAAAAAGAGCGCCAATAAATGCTTCAAACAAGCATCCCAGTTTCTTCAAATTGGTTCTCGTGTATTTTTCTTCGGCGTGTTTTGAAATAACAAGCCATTTGTGCAGGCCCATTTCATAAGCGATTCGTCCGATGGATTCATTTTTTACAATGGCTATTTTTTTTTCAGTCATGAATCCTTCATTCTCTTTAGGGAAGCGCCTGTATAAAATATATTTTGTGATGCATTCAAGCACTCCGTCACCCAAAAACTCCAAACGTTCATTTGATTTTGTTTTCAAAGGCAAACAACTATCCGGTTTTACAGCGATTGTAATATTGTCCCTTGTATTTTCAGCGAGGGGGCGTTTCGTGTAAGATTTATGTATGAATGCACGCTTATAAAGATCAACGTTAAAAATCGTAGGGGTGGGAACGCCATATCTTTGGAGAATAGATTGAACTTCGCTCAATGTAATCTCCACATTTTGTTCATTATAAGGATTAAAAATTAGTCCGCCATTTTCAGTATACATGATGTCTTCTTCATGTTTAGCGATATTCGTGCTCATGCTCATCCTCGTAAGTTGCAGTTGTTTTAGATTATATCTATATGTACTATGCCAAAATGTTTAAGTAACTTTATTAAACACTTTACTAAACACTTTACTAAACACTTTACTAAACACTTTTACTAAACACTTTTACTAAACACTTTACTAAACACTTTTACTAACCACTAAATATAAATATAAGAAGAAATTGTTAAAATAATAATAAAATTAATTATAAATAAAAATTAATAAAAAATAAAATAATAAAAAATAAATAATAATAAAAAATAAAAATTAATAAAAAATAAATAAAATATTTAGACAGTATATAAAGAATAATAACTAAAATGGTTTTAATGAATGCAGGAAAAGCCGCAAGGTATCAACAAAGCATAAAAAATAATAATGCTAAGAGTTACGGATTAAAGATGGGCGGTTTGACCCCGCTTGTCGGAAGGGGTCAATTTGCAAACATTGCAATTCAGCAAAATGGTGCTTATTGTGGTTGTGTGCCCTTTGGATTTACATCAGGTTTGCTCTACATGAAACAGAGGGGTATTTTCCAAAAGAACCAGGCAGGATCTGGTGGTGTGGGTAGAATGTACACTCAGCCAGGAATTAATAACGCTTTAGGATAGATGGATAGACACCACCACACATCATACACGCAAAATACGCAGGTTCTAGAGATATTAAGATAAAAGTAATTAAATATTTTTATAACTATAAAAACTAGTTATAAAATATCAAATAATATAAAATAATGATATAATGTATAAAAATAAAAATAATTAAAATAATTAAAATATTTAAAATAAAATGAAAAACAATGAACTTCAAAATATTGATAACTATAATAAAAGTATTATTAACGATGAAATCGAAATATACATAAAATACACGCACGTCATTGCTCAGTATTTATTATTTGGAATAGAAACGATAAAAAATCATAACTCTGAATATGTAAAATATATATTAAATAAGGGGTTGTTTACAATTTCGTATGTCTTTAAAATGTTATTAATGTACACTTGCAATTTAGAATTAACGTATCATCACTGTCAGAAATCATATTCGTATTATATTGAATTCATTGGGCAAATTGGGGATGATGCGGTTACATATTTACAGCTGAATTCGAAAGATGCTGCATTATTTGTTTATAAAAAAACAGTATTTGAAATTCCAGACCAAATAAAAACAAAATATTATGAGAATAATACTGATGGAAATAAAAATAAAATTGTGTCTTACATGATAGACATCTATAACAAATTAATTGAAACAGAAATTATACAATTAAATTCAGAACAGCTAAAGACGAGTGATTGTATAAATAAAATGTATATAAATATTGGACACATCAACAGCAAATTGTATAAATTGTATTATTCTAATAATAATTTTACAACTGAAAATATAAATGCAACAATTGTAAATGTGAAAGAAGAAAAAGAAAAAGAAGAAGAAGAAGAAGAAGAAGAAGAAGAAGAAGAAGAAAAAGAAAAAAAAGAAAAGAAAGAAAAGAAAGAAAAGAAAGAAAAGGAATTAATTCAAGATGTATTTTTTACAAGGTTGACATATATAAAACGTTTTTGCGATATTCTCATTTTAAAAAAAATGTCAAATGAAAGTAGTGGTGTCATTGATTATTATAAAGATTATATAAGAATCCTTGAATACTTTATTAAAAAAATAAGAAAAACAAATGTGTCTGATAATTTTGACACAAATATGATGGTTAAAAGTTTTTCCACAGATTTTGAAGAAAAAATAAAATTGTATAATCCATTAAAATTTGTAAATTGGATTTTTTTTTAATATGTTTTTACACATTACGACACATTACGACACATTACGACTATGTTACAATTATGTTGTTTATAACACGAGTCCTTAATTTTGGCACATGTTTTTTTACAACATCTTCAGTATTAATAATATGCGAACATATGTTTTTAAATTCGGCGCGCAACATTTCTTTGATAAACTCATAAATGTCGTAGAGCACATAATCTTCGCATTTCCCGACAATCAAAACACTTCCTGTTCTAAAAATCATAAACGATATTTCAACGTATTCATGTAAATCCGTCGTGGGTTGTTGTCCATTTTGAATGAGTGCACTCGCGCTTGGATTTGGATTTGTGCGGTCATCGATGTGATAGAAGAATTTACATTGAATTCCGGGGTAAGAACAAGAGTCGTAGTTGCTATTGATTCGATATTCATACTTTAATGCATTATACAGCTTGTCGCGATCAATATAAAATCCGCAGTTAAAATTCGAATTGATTAAAACAGTATCACATTTATTTTTTTGGTAATCAATGTGTTCGCCCACAATACTTTTTAAAGCGTTAATGAGAATATTAACCACATTTTGAAGCGAATCGTCATGCTGTATTCCCGGAATTTCCAATTTTCCAGTATTGAACACTTTAATGTGCATTTCTTTAAACGTTCGTGAATCAGCGGGCGAATTTTCATCTTCTACTCGGACGATGAGAACAAAACAATTAAAGAATGCGCGTTTTTTCTTACACCTGCAGTTAAGTATATCTTTTTTAGAAAGACCAATATTAATTTTCCGATTATCTTTAAATTTTATTCTTCCCTCTGGATTGTCAATGTGTTCAATAATCTGTGTTTCAACAAAACTTGTTCTTTGGTCGATTTCTTTTTGAGTCAGTAATTCAATTTCGTCGAGTTCTTCTTTTGTGATGCAAGAGAATTTGATCTGTTTTTTTATAATTCCAGGACTCTGTGATGCATATGACATGATGGGAATTTCCCAAAATACCTTTTTAATATCAATTGGCATATTCAAGAATGATATTTTCGTTTTTGTAGAAATGTAAATTGGAGAACACTTTGGAACTTTGTTCAAATCGCCATACAATTGTTCATCGTCGTAGTCATCGCATTCCTCATCATCCTGACGGTGATGCTCATTCTCGCCGTCAACCCCCCCAAATGTTGTATTTTTTTCATGATCGCCATTGCTGTTGCTGTTGCTGTTGCTATTGCTATTGCTATTGCTATTGCTATTGCTATTGCTATTGCTATTGCTATTGCTATTGCTATTGCTATTGCTATTGCTATTGCTATTGCTGTTGCTGTTGCTATTGCTGTTACTGTTGCTATTATTATATTCATTACGTTCATTATTATCATTATTGATATTACTATTATTTTTTTGACGACTATTTGCGGAACCATTTGCACGCTGTTCTTCATTTTGCGCTTTTCCACCATCCGTTGAGCAACCCATTAGAAAATCACTCCAATCATTGTCAATGTCGGTTCCGTTTGCTTTACCTCCTCCTCTACATGAAGTTGATTTTTTTGGATTTTTAGATTGTGATGTAGATATTTTCATACAATGTACGTGCGTGCAACAATCGAACAATTGTAAGCAATAAATTAATTTAAAAACATATGTTTAAGTATATTATTTTATCAATTTTTATATAAATCATTATAAAATAATAGTAATTATTTTATATAAAATTATTATATATAAATAAATATAATATAATATATAAACGACATATTTATATTTATTTACGAAAATGACAAACTTTCCTTGGAAAAATTTACACTTGAAAAATTTTAAAAGTTCTGATGATGCAAATCTATTTTACTATGAACGGTGTGCAACCGCAAAAAACAAGCCATTAGGAACATTATTAATTTTATGCGGATGGTCGCAAGGGCCAAACAACTGGAGTCCAGTTCTTCTGACGAACACGCACGTTAAAGAAAACTATGACGTGTATGTTTTAGTGATGAGAGGATATATAAATATTGAAGACAATTTTAACAACAATGTATCAAGATATGCGAAAGATGTTGTTGAATTCATAAAATCTAAAAAACTTAAAAATATTACAGCTCTTGGTCATGAAATGGGTTGTGCTGTATTTTGCGATATAGTATCTTTATATGGAGAAAAATATTTTGATTCATACGTATTTGTCGACAACTCTTTGCAAGTTATACAAAATTCGAATTGGTCTGACACTGACAAAAAAGATAATGGTTGTTTTTTTACAGTTTATCCATTTTTTGATTTCTATATTACTTGTGCTAAAAGTGCTAGTGACTCGGCGCAACAAAGAAGATCTTTTGAAGAACAGTGTTTTACATCAGCGTTTATTGCAGCAAATCCAGACATTTTTATAAAGATAAAATCAGGAACATTGAATTATAATTATAAAGTTGCAAATGAAATATTATTCAACTATGCTTTCAACAATTACACTCAAATATTAAAAAAAGGTATAAAAAAACCGGCACTTCTAATTGGTGGTAAAGTTAGTATTGTTCCTTATCAAACTATGGAGAATCAGAAAAAATTTTTTGAATTACCCACAATTAAAATATTTGAAGAAAATGAAGGTGGTTCGCATTCAATGTATATAGAAAATTATGAACTTTTTAATACAACTCTAAATGATTTTTTAAAAAATAAAGATAGTAACATAAAAAATATACCAAAGAAATATTTAGGAGTTTTAAATTCGGCTGTAGTTTCATCTGTAAATTCAATTGCAAAATCTATTTTTCCCAATGATCCATTTGTAAATTTAAAATTATGAGATTGAAAAATTATATTATACTTGGTTATATAATATTTTTAAAATATTTTAAAAAATCAACTTAGAAACATACACTAATAAAAAACATAAAAGATATTATTTTATATTTATACAAATTTAAAAATGAGTTTGAGCGATCGCTGGTCTTTTTTTCGAAAAGTTAAAAGTCAAGAAGAAAATCAAGAAGAAAATCAAGAAGAAAAAGAAAGTCAACAATGCAATGACGACGAAGTTGTGGTTTCCATGACGCATACTCATACTACTGTTTCTGTAGATGGACAAGATGGGCAGCAGGAGGAGCAACAACAACAACAAACCGCTGATGCTTATGCTGATGCTGATGTTGATACTAATGTTGATGCAAATACAGAAGATATTATTAATACATATTTGCACGAAACTTGTTTGAGTCAAGCAAGATTAGCAGAAGAGGCGAGATGGAAACAGGAGGAAGAGGCAGAACAAGCAAGAGTTCAAATGGTGCACAGGGTGCACGTATATCCCGAATCGTTTGATTACACGCAAGCAAGATTGGCAGAAGAGGCGAGATGGCAAAAAGAATGGCAAAAGCAGGAGCAACAGCAACAGCAGGAGCAAGAGCAAGCGTCGCGCGAGTACACTTCTAACAATGCTGATGCCCGCAATAGTCATTATAAAGGACTTTTCACTGAAACCATGCCGACAATGCCGGTACTATTTATTGAAGAGTATGTTCCTCCGGCCGATTTTAAAAAGGTGGGAAAGAAAAAGCTTCACGCACTTACAGATTGGCGCGTATACGTTTATTACGACTCATATAAAAACGTGTATGTTTTGAACGGAACGCGTCGTCGGAGTAACGAATCTGGGAAGGAATACACGCACCCGGACATTCATATGAGTTTCAGGTCGAAGAGCGCGTTGGCATTTTATTTGCGCCGATCCATGTGTTCTTGGAGACACAATTTGAGCGTAACAATGTATTCCATGTATCGCAGCGTCATTCATTTGTCGACTCCTGGCGCGACGCCGAGTTTTCACAGTATTCACAAGTGCCGTTCAAAATTCCGTTCAGAGCTGTTTGGTTACGATGATTGTCGCATGTCAACGAATGAATTCGAGTCGTATTTGAAGATGCTGAAAGAAAGTGGGGATGACGGGCTATTATTTAGACCGACAAATTGTTGAAATTGATATTATTATAAATTTTTCATTTTTATTTAATAAATAATCAATAAATAAAAATGTAAATATGGTAACATAAACATAAAATGTACATTTATGCATTTTTCATATAAGTTATAGTTATTGTCGAACTATTCACCGATGAAAAAGGAAAATCATTTCCTAAAACAGAAAAATTGTAGTTACCGCTGGTCAAGTTATTAAACACAGAATTAGCACTTCCAGCTAATAGAATGTAGTCGCTATTATTCAAAACACCATTAAAACATAAAGTGTTTGCATATTCTCCTGAAGGGGTACCTGATGTATAGTTTGTTAAATAATTATTTATTCCCATTGGAGATATAAACTCCTGAATAGTAGCGCTAGAAGAATTATATATATATGCATACATAGAAACACCGGCAAAATTATCATTAGTAGCAGGTAGTGCAAATGGGTCAATAGGATCACCAGAAGAAGAAGTAAAACGACCTTTATAACATGTGTTAAAATTAAATTGAATTTGGTCTGAACCATTCCATATTAAGCACTTGGTGGATGTAAAACCGGTCGGAGATCTAGTATCTATAATAAATCCACTTAAACCGCTGGACAATTCTATAGATTCAAAATCTATCCCCAACAATTGAGATATTTGATTTATTCCCTGACTAGTAGCAGTATATTCACTTATTTTAATAATATTTATACCAGATATATTTTCAAATACACTAGACCCCGTAGCTCCTTGAGGCCCCGTTGCGCCTTGAACGCCCGTAGCTCCTTGAGGCCCCGTTGCGCCCTGAGCGCCTGTATGACCAGTTGCTCCAGTTACTCCTGTTGCCCCCGTTACACCTTGAGCACCCGTTGCGCCTTGAACGCCCGTAGCTCCTTGAAGCCCCGTTGCGCCTTGAACGCCTGTTACACCCGTTGCACCTGTTGCGCCTTGAACGCCCGTAGCTCCTTGAGGCCCCGTTGCGCCTTGAGCGCCTGTATTACCAGATGGTCCTGTTTGTCCGGTTGCCCCCCAAATTGTTGAAGATTTCACAGCAGACCATGGTCCTGTGTTACTAGCAGTTTTTGCTCGAACTCTAAAAAAATATTGCGTTAAAGGTGAAAGACCATTAACTGTGTAGCTATAAGTTGGTTGTAGCGGAAGTGCAGAAATTGTAGCCACAGGGGTCCATATACTTGAACTATCTGAACATGTGGTATAGTCGCAACTACTTATTTCTAAATCATAATTTTGTATTGGATCTCCAGTCGCATATGCAGCCAACCATGTAACTGTTGCACTTGTGGTTGTCGATGGTGGCATTGACACTATTTACTATTCAATACTATTCAATATTAATTTACTATTTATTTTATTTTATATGATATAATAATCAAATACTTTTTACTTTTTATATTATATATAGCTGAAAATATTTAATTATTCTATTTTTTCCCAAATAATTTCAGGAGGAGTTTTCCATTCGGAATATGTTTTTGCTTTTGTAGTCGATCTTTCCAACGCCAATAATTGATAAAGTGCCTTAATTCTTCGTTGAATAGGTTTCTCATTGTTATCAACTTTATCTTTCAAAAGTTTTCGAGACAATTGTTTTAGGCGCCATTCGAATTGAAGGGCTGCAGGCCAATCTGGAAATCCTTGCACATAACACACGCGTTTCCAAGTGAATCCTTTGACAACCTTCATGCTTGTTGCGTGTGCTCCGCCTGCCAGTTCTTTGTTGTGCTGTCGCAAACGATGATTCAAATCTACAGTTGCGCCAACATACGTCGCCGCGCAGTCGCTGGATTCGAGAATATAAACATAATATTTTTTATTCACAGCTGTCTCTCCAGTTATTTTATCATTTGTGTCCATATATCAATTTAATTGAAATAGATAAATAAAAATAAATAAATAATGAAAACGGGTAAAATAAGTAAAAAATGAAGATTATTTGTATAATAGATAAATAAGATAAACAAACATTTAAATATACAAGTTTATATTTAAATTATTCAAGTTAAATTAAAATTTAAATTAAAAATATGCAACAGTTTATTGCAATACTTATTTTTTGCATTGTTCTTTTTTTGTACTTGCACATTTACTTTCAACTAAAAACGTCGAATGATTTAGAAGTATACGAGATTGAACAACCGTCAAAAGATAAACTGGAAGAAATATGCGATTTACGACAGCCGGTTATTTTTGATTATCAAAATGATTCGCTGCTTGAAATGTGCAAAGTTGCCGCAATTGTAGAACACTACAGCGCATTCGATGTAAAACTTCGAAATGTGAAAGAAGTTGATGACAACACGGATTTGCACATTCCAGTTACGTTGAAAGCGGCGATATCACTTTTGAGCGGGGATAAAGATGCTAAATACATTAGTGAAAAAAATGGCGACTTTTTAGAAGAAACGGGCATTATTAAAAATTATAAATACAATGATGCATTTTTAAGACCACCGATGGTATCCAATTGCTTTTATGATTTTCTAACCGCATCACAAGACACGGAAACGGTTCTACAATACAGCGTAAATTATAGAAATTTTTATTTGGTCACTCATGGAAGTATTAAAATAAAATTAATTCCGCCAAAATCGGCTCGGTACTTGTATCCGGTTGAAGATTATGATAATTTTGAATTTCGATCGCCGCTGAATCCGTGGTCAATACAGCGCCAATATAAAGCAGATTTTGATAAGATGAAGACGCTGGAAATCGAATTGATGCCGGGTAAAATCATATATATTCCTGCATATTGGTGGTACAGTATTAAATTTATGCAACCGCTGACATCGGTGTGTGTTTTCAAATACCGCACTTATATGAACACGGTCGCCATACTTCCTAAACTGTGCATGAAAACGCTTCAGCGCCAAAATACAAAGAGAGAAATTGTTAAAAAGGTTCGATTTAATAAAAAATTAACAACAACATCGAATGCAACGAATGCGAAGCCCATAAAAAACAAAGAAATAAATCCGGTTCCTGCAAATATTGAATCTTTTGAATCTTTTGAATCTTCATCAAATTTAATGATGCCTTTAGAAACAGAAATAAAAACAACACCAACAGAAGAAGACAACGTGGAACAAAATGATTTTTTAAATAAACATAAACAAGAACAAGATGGAATTGAAGGCAAACATCAAGAAAATACTATTACGCTTTCATTAACAGAATAAAAAAATTAAATTCCAAATTTTACATGAAGGCGAATGCAATGCCGAATTTTACATGAAGGCGAATGCAATGCCGAATTTTACATGAAGGCGAATGCAATGCCGAATTTTACATGAAGGCCAATTGTGAAATTAGGTCATTTAATTTGGAAGCATCGCATCGTTTGTACTCTTCAACAAGAATGTGTTCGCTTAAAATTTGTCGAATGTGGTCATGTTTTACCATATTAAAATATTTCAGAGAAACATATCCTGTTGACAAGAAAAAATCATTCGGATAATCTCTGTAAAAATGTTTTATTTCTTTCAATACATAAATGGTGACAATTATTATTCCGAGAGACCATATGTCATGCGATTTATTATGTTTTAACCAATTGTATTTGAATTCGTGGGGACTCAAAACGGCATTATTTGAAAATCTTTTATTTGCATTCGTATTTTCAGTTTCGGGCGCACAATATGGAAGCGTTCCGCCAGTTGCATATTTTGTTTTTTGGTGAATTCCCGAAAGACCAAAATCAATTAAAAAAACACAAACGTTGCAAACATGCTGGGACTCTGTACATGTGTTTTGAACAATTAATATATTGGATGGTTTTAAATCTCCGTGTACGCATTCAACTTGGTGCATTTCGCCCAATATACCGGCAAGTTGCATGAAGACATCGTACACCAGCTCATCAAAATTATTTTTGGTTTTAATCGATTTGATCCACACATCCAATGTTATTCCTGCGCTAATATACGGTTGAATACTGTAATAAAGGGGGGGGCTCGTCAATTTTATATGACAGTATATTGGAAGCACAAGCCCTAATCGAATGATGTCTTGATAACTGTTGTTATATTTTCTTAAAAAAATGGAAGTAACATCATCTTCGCTTACAACCTGGCAATCAACACTATCTATTCGAAAAATAAAATTAAAATACTTGTGTTTGAATACGCCGCACAACATTTTGTAATCAGATTGTTCAAAATCATCGTATGTCTTAATTATGGTAAAATCTTTCAAATATTCCTTGTCGTTTCTGTTATGAATTTGAATTATCGTTTTCTTTAGTATCAATTTATTATAATTGTCCCAATGCGTTAAATTATGAAGTTGGGCTTGCTGCATATATTTTATAATACAGTTGACGATTTCATCAATTGTAAATACAGGCGATGGTATACGAGGAGGCAATGGTATACGAGGAGGCGATGGTACTGGAACCAATAAAGATGATGATGAAACGTGTGGAGATGGCTGTGAATCACAAGATGACGACGATGATGATAATAATGGGTCCCTTGAATCATAATCGAAGGAAATGTCGGGGTATTTTTTATAATTTTTTCTCATGATTTTTTTAATAATATTAATATTATTTAATTCGTTATAATAAATTAAATAATAGTATTTATTATACTTTTGTAAATATATTATACTCATATTCATATCATATTCATAGTTAATATTTATATTTACTGTTTATAGAATTCAAGCAAACGCGCAGATGGGTCTACATTTGAACAAAATGGGTGTCTCCAATAATACGGAATCGTGTTGTCGCTCTTTTCCGGAAAACAATTCTCAAAAATTTTCCTATAATAAAAGCTTTCCTTGTCGTATGGCAAGTTGCATTCATTAAATATGTTATTTTTTTGCTCATTTATCGTTTTAACATACGCGCCATATTCAACATCAGAAATTTTGGTTTCAACGTGTTCTTTTACCATTTGCACCCACGTTCTGCCAGTGCTTCCAGATACGCCATCACTAAATGCCTCTTTGCGCCTCCACAACAAGTCGTCGGGCAAATAGTCCAATCCGTCAAACGCCTTTCGAAGCAGGTATTTTTCAATGCGTTCATTATCAAACCGCTTATAACGCGGCGGGATTTCCATGACATACTTGAGAAGTGCCTTGTCCGCAAACGGAACACGAGCTTCTAATCCGGCTCCCGAAATGGTTTTATCGGAACGCAACAAGTCGAAATAACGCACGTCTCGAATCATGCGCTCATTTTCGCTCTTGAAATCTTCATCAGACGGCGCCTTTGTGAACCCGCGATACGATCCGAAAATCTCATCCGACATGTCTCCGCAAAAAATAACAACATCATCAGACATTTTCGAAATGTACTTGCTCACCAAAAAATTAGGAAGCGACGCGCGAACCGACGTTGTATCGTAGCTTTCAATTTGATACACGGTTTCTTCTATCGCATCCAAAAATTCTTGTTCGCTCAAGCACACCTCGTGATGGCACGTTCCAAGATAGTTTGCAGCGCGTCTTGCCCACATTAAATCCACCGACCCCTTTAGTCCAATGCTGTATGTGTTCAACTTGCGCGGGTCCATATATCGACACATGATGGCAGTCACGAGCGTGCTGTCCAAACCGCCGGACAACAAACATCCCATCGCACCGCGCTCCGACATGAGTCGTTTTTCGACTGCCGATTCCAACAGCGTTTTAATATTCGCGCAAATGTTTTCTTCCGAATATTCCTCCACCGTTTGAAACGCGTAATTGTATGGCGCATACTGTTCCAACGTTGTATCGGCATGAAATGCGGGAGTAAGCGCTGCATAATACGGATGAATTGCAAGAGCTCCTAGCTCGTAGACGCCGTAACACCCCGACGGAAATTGTTTCGTATAATGACCCATGCAATGATCCATAGATTTTAGCTCGCTTGCAAAAGTAATATCGGCAGCAAAACCTTGCTCCGATCCATAAAACAGAGAACGAATTCCGAATGGGTCTCTTCCGACATACGTCGCGTTATTATCATGGTCGACAAGAGTTAGCGCGAATACACCATCCAGGCGCTTCAACGTCTCTTCCATTCCAATTTTTCGAAACAAGTGAATAACAATCTCACAATCAGAACCACCTTTAGTATAATCATTAGACAAGTCGTATTCATCAATCAGCTCTTTGTAATTGTAAATTTCACCATTGCAAACAAGCGTGCAGTTTTTCATTTTGAGCGGCTGGTTTCCCGCGCCGCTAAGCCCATTAATTGACAACCGATGAAATCCGAAACAGCGATGTGAAAACTGGTCTGGAACTTTCTCATGCAAAAAAATAGAATTATCTGGCCCCCTGTGGCTTGACTTATAAAATGTTTGCTGTAGCGATTTCAGTTTTTTCATGTCAATGTGTCTTGTAAGACGATTTTCGTAGTAAAATATGCCGCACATATGATATAGTTGTTATAGTTGTTACGTTGCGTATATACGAATTTATCAAGTTACATTTATATATAATAATTTATCTATGTTGGTTTCGTAAATATATATTTGTTTCAGAACAATTATTTCATAACCAAAAAACCCATTTCAACAAATTTTCCAGCCATTCATCTTCATCTTGATGAACCTCTTTCATTTTCATTGCCAATCTCATCCAATCTCATCCAATCAAAATTCAATTTAGATGCTTCTAGTATATTACATTATATATAATATTTATAATATCAATTTTGATTATATTCGCGTTTATAAAAAAATAGTTTTTATTTTGTTTTGTTTTTTAACTCTATATTCTCTCAAACTTGTTGTTGTCTCTTATTTATTTTTTTGAAATGATTCCAACCCCTCCTTCATAATGAATGAGAAATGATTCAGACATTTTTGCCATACACCCGAATTCACAGTTACAATCAATTGTGCCTGGATGTTTTGACTTGTTTGTGATTTCACATTTGAATGTTTCTTTTTCTTTTTCTTTTTCTTTTTCTTTTTCATCGAAAATCTGTCGTTGTTCGTGTTCGTCATCGTTCCATTCATTTTCCGATTTTTTCCATTCATTTTCAACTTGACGACGCTGCGAATATATCGAATCCGAGTAAGAATAAGTAATGCCGCGGTTGTTGCCGCTCTTTTTAAGAAACTGAATACCGCGAAAGAATTTAGACAAATCTCGAATTCCTCGAAACATTATTCAATCAAGAAGCAAGAACCGTTTTTTATATATCTGCATAATATATTTTTAACTCTATATTTTTCAATTTATTATTATTTAAATTTATAATATAATATTATAATATTATAATAATTATAATATTATATTATTAAAAATGTTTGGTGTAGTAAATAAATTATATATATGCAATCAAGAGCGCGCAAAACAATTGAATGATCGAATATCTGATCGAAATATTCCATCGGCGCCGCTGCAGCCGCAATACAGCATGCGCCCCGTTTTGAGCAAATATTCCATCATGCCCATTTTAGATCAGCGCGCAACTCCGTCTGTACCGATGGATTCGTTTCCGGTATTTAATCCCGAAAATACATTCAATCCGGGAAATGCACAGGCGCCGTGGTCCGGATTTTCATCCAATGTCAACACGGAATCCATATTGCGAAATCAAGTTTTTGCGCTTCAAAGTTGCGAACAAGCGTATTATGTCCCATCTTCAAAAAGTGACATGTACAATGTTCGAGTTCCAGAAAAGTATGTGGAACAGCCCCATCCCGACCTATTCAATCGCCAGCAATTTTGCACGCATAATCCCAACGAACACAATCTTGCAAATAAGTTTTTCAATAATTCAACTCGAACAGATGTTAAAAATTTATAAATAACATACTTTAGCAGAAAAATTATTTGTTTTTTATTTATTTGTTTTTTATTTATTTGTTTTTTATTTATTTGTTTTTTATTTATTTGTTTTTTTTATTTATTATATCATGTATATTTATAAATAAAAATAAAATGACAAAAGGTTTTCTTCCAAAAAAAAAAGCAGCAACGCCTCCTCCTCCAACTCGTGATATGTTTGGTTTGGACGGATACCTCCCCGACTCCCCCTGGAAACCCTCGGCAGCATCGCCACAGAAAAAGGCAGCATCTCCAATGAAAGAGGCAGTAATGCCTCCTCCTCCAACCCATGATATTTTTGGTAATGACTATGACTACTCGCCACAGAAAAAGGCAGCATCGCCACATAAAAATAGAAGTCCGGGTGCAGCCAGCAGTTGCTCATCCCAAAAAGACAAAGCAATTTGCATTAAAAAGAAATGCGTATGGGGTAAAACAAATAGATGCAGCAAAAAACGATCTACAAGGAAAAACAAAAGTTCTTCGAAGTCATCCTCCTCCTCCTGTCCGTCTCATAAAAACAAAGAAGAATGTGTTAAAAATAAATGTAATTGGGGCAAAACAAATAGATGCAGTAAAAAACGCGTTTCAAGGAAATAATAATCACCAACTTGCCTAAAAAACAACACAACATTTAATCGTATTTTTACGTAAAAAATATGATTATACATTATCGATTACAATATAAATGATAAATGAAAATACAAATGATTTAAAAAAAAATGGCCCTGGTATAAAGCTAAACACGATTGATGATGTAACGCTGGCATTTATGGTAAACACGGCTCAATATGAAAAATATCTCAAGAAAAATCATATTGATTTCGATTCGGGATTCAAGAGAGAATTAAGATTTTATAGGAAAAGAATAATATCCTTGACCAAAGACCTATTTAAAAGTGAAAATGGTGTTAGCACTGAAAATCAGAATATAGATGTGACAATGGTGGGCGCATTCAACATGTATATGCGCGCATGCATTTCTTATTTAAAATTCTCAGATCAAAGTGAAATGATACAGAAATGTTACGTGTGTTTAGGCATATCAAATGAAAATAATGATATGAAAAAATGTACATGTAAAAATAACGGTGATGAAAATAATATGGATGAATTGAATCAGGCAAATGCGCTATGTTTCAAACCAAAAGAAGTCAAAAAAATTACACTCGATAATTATGTTATTCGGAAAAACGTTAAAAATGCGGAACCCGTTGTTTATCCACAACAGTTTAAATTTAATCCGAAAGACCCGTCATTCAAATACAAGGGACTGAAATCGAAACTGCCAGTAGCGCAAGCACAAGCACAAATAGCACAAACACAACAACTGGAAACACCTAAATCACTACTTAAAGGAGAAGATAAGAATAATGTTAATGTTGCAAATAATAGAGAGAATGGAGAGAAAAATGAAAAAGATTATAAAATAAAAGAAAAAAAGGATAAAAAGAAAAAGGTTTCATTTGATGTAACAAATTATATGAATAATATATAATACAAATAATTTAGGTTAATTTAAAATGTCAAATATAGATTTAAAAAATAATAAAGAAAAAGAAATAGGTGGAACAAAATCAAAAAAATCAAATATCGATAGTGTAGACAATGTAGACAATACATTTAAAAAATTATCCTGTAGCCCAAGACAAGAAAAAAGTTTTACGTGTTATACAACAAATGCACTAATCAAGTTGAGAGACAGTTGGAATGCGCGGCATCCGGATGCGATGATACACAGCAACGATGTCAAAGAAATTTGGGATTCGTTAAAATCGGGATTTGGCAACTTGTGCAATAAAGAGTCGTGTTGGTTGCGCCAATTGGCATCTGATTCAAAAGATGTTAAAAATTTATTCAGTTATTTCGCACCGGAAAGTCCAAAAACATGGGCAAAAAATCCAAACGAGTGGTTGTCCAGTGTCGACATTACAAAGGTAATGAAACAATACGAAACCACATTTCCGTCATTCGAATTTCTTGGTCCATCTCCCATCGATTTTGATAAAACGCCAAAAGGAGAGAGTTCGTGTGTATTTGAAGAATTGTGTGATTTCGAACTAAAAAAGTATTTGAATCCGACCGATCCTAAACATAAAATTGGAATCATTTTCAATACGGATCCGCATTATTTATCAGGATCGCATTGGATCTCTCTATTTATCAATGTGAAAAAACAATTTATATTCTTCTTTGACAGCACAGGCGACGCGCCCCCCAAAGAGATTACCAAATTTGTGAAAAAAATAATAAAACAGGGAAAAGAAATTGGCTTGCATTTCAAATACATTGTTAATAATAAAGAGCATCAAAAACACAATACGGAATGCGGAATGTACTCACTGTTTATGATTATCAACTTATTGAAGGAAACGCGGTCACCTGAAGATTTTTTAACAACCATTTTCTCAGATAAAGAAATGGAGAGATTTAGGAGTATATTTTTTAATAAAGAAGAAGTTTAGGAGTGTATTTAACTTTTATTTTTATATATGTTTATTATATAATTATTTATTAAAATAAATGGACGATGAGTATGGACAAGATTTATTAGGCAAACCACAAACTAATTTTAGAGGTTTTCTTGATTCTGATTCTGATGATGCTTCTGCTTCTTTTATGACTCCTGCTTCGCCTTCTTCTGGATTTGGATCCTCTGGTTCTGCTGCTTCTTTTATGTCTCCTGCTGCTTCTTCTGCTTCTTTTATGTCTCCTGCTGCTTCTTCTGGATTTGGATCCTCTGGTTCTGCTGTTTCTTATAATGCTAAATATAAACCGTGTACACATACGAAAGGTTCATCAGTTTTCTTTTGCAAAAAATGTTGGGAGGAACATAATGCTGAAAGAAGATCAAGAGGATTACCTAATGAAGCATATAGAGCTTTCTGCGAACATGGAACAAATTATAGAACTAAACATCCATGCAGAGAGCCACAGTGTCAAAAAAGCCCAAGACCATATGGTGCAGAACAAGAAGCGGCTCAACAAAGCCCTCTACCAGTCGTTGCCTCCGCCGCCTCCGCTGGTCTGAACCCCAATCCAAGAGGATTATCTTTTTCAGGATTTGAAAGCGTAGATCCAAAGTATGGCCAGATAAACTATAATTTTGGAACTCAATCTCCTCTCGCTCCTGTTCTTCCCGGTGAAACTTATGCGGGATTGCTTCATCCCCCTGCTCCCGACCATGATGAGGATGACATGTTAATGGATGGAGGAAGTAAATCATACAGAAAATCAGTTAGGAAATTAAAAAAAAAAGCTAAAATGTCATCCAGAAAAGCTAGATCATCAAGAAAAGCTAGATCATCAAGAAAAGCTAGATCATCAAGAAAAGCTAAAAGATCATCAAGATCAAGAAGGTAATAAGAAGAAATGTTTAGTTTTTATTTAAATTTTATTTTTATAAAATTGATTTATTTTTATAAAAGTAAATTGATTATAATTCGCATATAGACACACACACACACATTGTAACAAAATGCAAACCATTGTTCCTTCTGTTCCTTCTGTCGTGCCTTCTGTCGTTCCTTTACCCATCTTTATTAGTAACCGTGAATATTACAACTCGAAAGATTTACAAGCTTTTAAACCTGAATTTTATTATGGATGTACTTCCAAGCCGAGAAACATTATTACAAAAAAGAATATACCCGAATCTGAGTATATTTATGCAACATTTGAAAAATTAACAAATAAATGGAATTTATCCAACGATGCATGCAAAAAAGCCCAACTGCTCATTTCAAAACAATGGGTTAATGCGAATTATTTCAAGTCATCTTCAATTATTATTAAAAAAAAAATAGTTTTAGCACAACAAAAACAAGGACAACAAGAAGAAAAACAACAAGAAGAGTTGCCACAAATTACAACTCCTCCTCCACCACCCAAATGCGACTCAGAAGCATTGAATACTGATGAGGAAGAAGAAATTGTAGAAGAAGCAAATGGAGAACAGCAAGAAATCGAAAATGCTCCGCCACTATTACATTTGGATGATGGTGAGAAATTCCATGACGCAGATGGAAATGTCATTGAAATAGAAACGCGGGGGGAAAGGCATGAAGATAAGATTTACTTTAAAGTGAAAGATGTAAGTGTTGGATTTGGAATGCCAAATTTGAATGAAATATTGTTGCACAAAGAAACGGGATATACGCGTGGTGTTGATTATAAACTAATGTTTAATCACTCGGCGTTGACAAATGGTCAATGTCAAACGATTAAAAAATGCTTGTTTCTAACATATGAAGGTTTATTGCGTGTTTTATTCGTGTCTCGAAACAAAAATGCAACTCTCTTCAGAAAATGGGCTACCACCAAGCTCTTTACCATTCAGATGGGCACAAGGGAACAAAAAGTGAAACTCGGCGCTGAAATCTTGAATACTTCTCCGCGCACATTAAAGGCGATATTCGACAAATATGCCGCCAACTTTCCATCGATTTATTTAATGTCGCTTGGAAAAGTGCGCGAACTGCGCGAAACATTCGGAATTTGTGAAAATATTCCGGATGATTCAATCGTATATAAGTTTGGTTTCACGGATGATTTGGCGCGCAGAGTAATTGAGCTTGAAAGCGAGTATTCAAAATTACCAGGTGTTACTATGACTATGGGAACGTTTCAAATCATCGATACGAAATACACATCTGAAGCAGAAAGTGAAGTGCGCGAAACGTTTACCGCATGGGATGCGCGCATGAAAGCGCCGCAGGGATACAATGAGCTGGTTGCATTGGATGAAAAACAGTTTGCAAATATAAAGAAATTATACCGGCGAATTGGGGAGGAATTTGCGGGTGCAACACGTGGACTCCAAAATGAGATTATCGAGTTGAAAGACGGGATTAAGGAGCACGAGAATGTGATTGCGCGACTTAAAATAACAATTCAACATAAGGATGAATTGCATGAGAAAGAAGTTCAGTGGTATAAAAAAGATGGGGAATTAAAAGACATGGTGATTGAAAACAAAGATATGGTGATTGAAAACTGGAAATTAAAACATCAAATTGCAACGACGGCGATGGTAAAAAATAATGCAATGATTACTTGTTAGACGGATAAGGTAACCCAAAAAATAATAATTCAATGCGTTCCATTCCAATTCCACTATCATCGAATGTTCCACCAATACCAACTTCTGCCACTTCTAACCATTCATTTTTTTGTGTATAATTTTTTATATCAGCGCTATCTTTTAGTGGTACATGTATACTGAATGAAAGTCCTTGATACTTGGGTTTAATTTTATTTACCCAATATCCGTCACCATCGCCTGCTTTAAATGCTTTTTCAACATCTTTTCGAATCAATATATTATGTTTTTTTATTCCATACTTATAAAGAATATGTAAAGATGGTTCTATTCCAGTTATACCTAAACTGGTTTTTTCAGTAATAGATACAATTCCAATACTACCCATATTCGCTTTACAAAAATATTTTAAAAATCTAAGACATGTACTGATACATACTATGATCTTTTGAACTAAAAACGGATAACATATTAAATAAATTTAAATTATATTTTTTATTTAGATCTTCATTTTTGCGCAAAGTTTTTGCAATAAAACATCCTTCAGATTTTCCTAAATCTAATATATCGTATTTAGTCGGCGAATAATTAAATACTTTATTTTGTGGAAATGTGATAATAGGGAGTTTACATTTTTTGTTTATAAAGTGTAATGCATTGCGTCTTATTTTTTGTCTTTGGTTTTCAATACGGGTTATAGCCGCTTGACTGTAAACATTGTCGTACATTGGACTGGAATATAATGAACTTTTCATATACTATTAATAAATAAAATTATTTAGAGATAATTCATTATAATATTATATTATTTATAATGAATTCAAATATATTAGAAAATAATATAAAGAATGAAGTAAAGAATGAAGTAAAGAATGAAGTGGGCACTTTAGAAGAAAAACAAACCCATTTGTCCAAATGGGCAGCCGAAATTCGAAGCATACGCGCCAAGCTTAGCATGCTTTCAGTAGAACACGCAACTCATTCACGCGCCCATCTTGAATCCATCGTTTCGTTTAATACCGGCATCTTTTACACCGGTCTGTTTTTTTCGTTTTTGGATTGGTCCTACGTCTTTCCGTGGGTCCTAATGGGGCTGTCTATAAGCTCCACCTGGACGACCGTGAGTCACCACGTTATTCATGGTGGTTATCCGAATACGGACCCTGATCACACCCACGACAAAGTCAAATCCAGTAAAGACAAAGACCATAATCATACCCATACCCATAATCGCTATAACCGGTTCACGTACGGCATAACCTTGCGCCGTCGGGTGCTGGACTGGATGGACTACATCCTGCCTGAAGCATGGTTCTGCGAACATAACATTTACCACCATTACAAACTGAACGAGACCACAGACCCGGACAACGTGCAACAAAACCTCGTTCTTTTGCGCACACTGAATGCGCCGCACATTGTGAAATACGGAATCGTAGCGCTGTTTGCGCTCACGTGGCGTCTGTTGTATTACTCACCCAACTCGTACAAGTATTACCAGGCCCGTAAACTCAAACGCGAAATGAAGGATGGCGGCGACGACTTCAAGCAACTCACGCTAGTGGGGCTGGTTTTAAACGCCTGGCCTGCATGGGTAAGCAAGACGCAGTACATTGTCACAGTTATGCTGCCACTGACGTGTTATCGTGCCATTTGTTTCACACCCGTTTATTTTGCCCACGCATACTTTCCATCCGTAGTCACTTACTCGCATCTTCAAAATGTGGTCTTGAACTACGTACTCGCAGACGTGCTGTGTAACGTGCACACGTTTGCAATTATTACCCCCAACCATTCCGGCACAGATATGTACCTGTATAAATCATCGGTTCCCGCAAAGAGCGACGAGTGGCTGCTGCGGCAGTGCATTTCGTCCACCAATTACACGTTGGGAACCGACGTCGTGGACTACTTGCACGGGTGGCTGAACTATCAGATAGAGCACCATTTGTTTCCGGACTTGTCGGCATACGAGTACCAGCTCATTCACGCCGACGTTCGCGCAGCGTGTGAAAAATACGGCATTCCATACATATGCGAAAACGTATTTGTTCGCCTGTGGAAGACGGTGAAAATAATGACCGGACAAGACAGCATGCCATACTACGAAGGCAGTGAGCTGGAACGTTATGTCAAAGAACCGTGGTCGCAGAATATTAATAATTTACAACACATACGGGAGTAGATACTCCTCTCTTTTCATATTGGCTCGGCCGCCACCGCTCAATTTTCAATTAGTTTCATTAATTTATATGTTACCATGTTGTAAATGCAAAGAGCGTTCCTCCCCACAACGTGTCTGAAATCGCCGTTTTCCACGAATATTTTGTAAACATGGTAAGATTTGTCATGTCAAATACTCCGTACAGAAACACTCCTAGTATAAATGCATCAAGAGGACTCTTATTTTGCAATATAATAAAGTTATTATAGAATTATATAATATTTATATAATATATTATATAATTCTATTATATAATATAATAATAAATAAGAAGAATCATAACTTTTTTTAACAAAATGAAAATTAAAGAATATAGTAGAAGAAGAAATAGATATCATAGTATACCGAATCGATATGTCCCTAAAAATTTATCCGGCAAAGATAAGAAACTTCAATTGAAAATGTTGAAAAAGTCAAGACGAATGTATAAAAATAAACAATATTTTACACGAAAAAAGGTTGCATCTTTTAAAAATAAAAAATCTTCTCATATTCAACATGCCCAAAAAATATACGGAATAAAAAATGTAACCCCAAATCAAGAACTTGTAAAAAAAACCGGATGTTCTTTAAATGCTCTGAACAAAATAGTTAAAAAAGGCGAGGGTGCATATTTTTCTTCGGGTTCAAGGCCCAATCAAACAGCACAATCGTGGGGTCTAGCGCGTTTAGCAAGCTCTATTACGGGCGGTAAAGCCGCGATTGTCGATTATCATATTTTGAAAGACGGATGTGATCATAAAAAAAAGGCATTCACTCTTGCAAATAAGATGATGAAAAAATCGGCATCTTAAATAATAAAATAAAAATAATAATATATGTAAACTATTATTTTTTATATAAAATAAAATAAATAATAAGAATATAAAAATATAAATAACATCGTATTATTCTAATTAAATAATTAATTATTGTTGTTTAAATGGACATTCAAAGTAAACATACAAAAAATCGTTGTAATTTTATTTACACCTTATGTAGTATGTCGTTATATAGTTGGTATAACTATTCATTGTATGACCCAATAAACAATAGCTTTTTTACTCCATATTATCACACCGGAACATTGTTTTTATTATATTTAATGTGGGATACATATCATATGATGATAAATAATAACATATTATTTAGAAAAGACCTATTAATACATCATGCATTGTCATTCACTATTACTGCAATGTCTTTAAATAATAATGCGTTATTAACGAGTCATTATATTATTATAGAATGTATTTCGTTGATGAACGATATTTGGAAAAATAAACCACGATTGCTGAAATTGTATAGAACTTTTTGTGTTTGTGTAATTAGAACACCGCTTAGTTTATGGTTTATTTATGACTACATGCCAGCTATAATTTACCCTCATTGGAAACTTACGCTAACATACAATCATTATTTATTTATGAAACTATTCATTCATGATTTCTCCTTTTTTTTTGTCTTGTATGATGTATTCATATTATGGAAATTATATAAATCCAAAAAAAATTAAATTAATAATAAGTATTCGAATTTTTAAGATAAAAATAATTCAAAAAACAATAAATTAATTATTTTGTTTTGTTTTGTTTATTGTTTTGTTTTGTTTATTGTTTTAATATTATTTTTATTTCAAAAGGTAATTCCATTTACCTGCGACCTCCACGATCACCGCGATCACTGCCACCACCTCGCGTCCTCGAAAATGAGGAACGAGATTCAGATGTAGGATTGGAAGAAGAAGAAAAAGATGACCTTCTCAACACTGGGACATACGAGTCATCCTCATCATCACCACCTTCGTGGCCACCGCGCTGCTGGCGCACTTCATTTCGCGTCTCGCACATCAATTTACCGCCAAACATTCCGGTTACATTGATCGCCTGACACGAGTGCTGTCCATTGGCAACATTGGAAACATCAAACTCAACATATTCTCCTTGAACCAGGAACCTATATTGCTCCTCTGTAACCTTGACGTTGGAATGATGAACGAAAATTTCACTCCCAATTTTAAGGGCGTTTTCACAAACGCCTTGAACAACGGTCAAAAACCCGAATCCCGTCTTCATATTGAACCACTTTACACATCCCGAAAACTTCTTATCACACGCTGTTGTCATCTTATCTTGATTGCTACTTATAACATTATTAGCGCGACAGCTTTAAGTATGTTTGCAGAATATATTTAATCAGGCGGTAAGGCGGGACTAGTTGATTATTATTTTAATTAGTTAATTTATTTTTTATTTTATTTAATGTAATTCTCTCTAATCTCTCTAATTTAAGAAATATAAACCTATATTATAATCTAATTTTATCGAACGACAACATTCTAGGAATCAAATCTAATGTTTAAGGAATATTTCAGAGAGATTAGAGAGAATTACATTAAATAATATATAAAATATAAATTATTTTATAACTATTTTAATTAATTAAAATGATAATAATTTAATTTTTAATTATAACTATATTATAATTATATATTATTAATAACAAGTATTTTATTTTATATTTTTATAAATATTGAATGAAATCATTATTTTTAAATAGAAATGGAACAACAAGTATAAAAGATTTATTTTCATCGTCGGTAGAATCATTTTCATTATTTTCTTCAACTGACGCATCAGGTAATCCCGTCGATGCATCAGGCAATCCGGTCGATGCATCAGGCAATCAGGTCGATGCATCAGGTAATGGAGTTTTTGGAAATTCCTTTCCATCATTCCCATCATTCCCATCATTCCCATCATTTTCTTCCTCCGCAACAGACGCATCAGGTAATACGACCGACGCAATTCCAATCGATGCATCAGGTAATGCAACCAATCCAAGCAATATGAATCCTTCTATTGCACCATATGCTGATTTTTTTAAGAGTTTATTTTTTCTATTTATTCAGGTCTGCATTATCGGATATTTAGGCGCATCGTTTCTAGTATTAGTTCGCATGTCAATTTCAAAAAGAATTTTAAACAAGTTTATGCCATCTGATATAAATGCGTTTCCGTATTGTGCTCCATCTGATCCAAGATTGGGGGGTATGGCAGCCCAAACGGTTGAAGTTTCAGATGATGCTTTATATTCATATGGTTTCCCTTATAATTTATATTGCGATCCCGGAGACGATGAGGGCAATACCTGTTCCAAAACGTGTAATGTTATAAAACGAGAATTAAAGGATCCAAATGCATTTATGGAATATACATCTATTTCATTTTGGCTTTCCATGTCCTCAAAAAATACATATGCAACATTTAGAGCATTTATAAAAATGGTGTGTTCAAGTTTGAGTTCATTATTATTACAAGACCAAAATGATACCTACGGAATAGTAGAAAATGTAGTTATGGCCATAGGCGTTCTATTTATTTACATTATTGGAATGTACGGTGGATTTATCGGGTTTTTTATGACGTACGCGTTTCAATTTTATAATAGCGGGTTCATGTTGGCAGGGTTGGCGTGGACGCTAGGACTTTTTCTCATATCATGGATACCACCTTTTTTGAATTTCTTTGGATTCATATTCCAATCCATTTTACTGTTTTTATGGATTCCGTTTGTGCAAAATAATGAAGAAACTAAAACTAAAATAGTATTTGAAATATTTAAAAAAAAGAAGACGTTATTATTGTTATTGTTCAGCATTGGAATGGTTATGAATGCATTCAAATACTTGAAAGAGAATGAGCCATACTATGTATTAGTTGCAGTTGGTTTATTTTTATTTAATATGTATGCATTTCAATCCATCTAAAGACAAAATATATATTTTATTTATTATTAACCAAGTTAAATAAGTTAAATAATAAATTCTCTCTAAATATCTGAACATGACTTCAATTTCGATTCCATTTGTTACTCCATTTGTTACTCCATTTGTAAGCATTTGCACACCAACATTTAATCGAAGACCATTTATTTTGAATTTAATAAAATGTATTGACAGTCAAACATATCCAAAAGATAAGATGGAATGGATTATCGTGGACGACGGAACGGATAAAATCGAGGATCTTGTTTCCAATCACCCGCTCGTTTCATATTTTAAGTTTGATCAAAAGATGACGCTTGGTAAAAAACGAAACATTATGCATCAAAAAGCTCGCGGATCCATGATTGTTTATATGGACGATGATGATTATTACCCACCGGAACGCGTATCGCATGCAGTGGAAACCTTGATCAAAAATCCAGGAGCGTTGTGCGCCGGAAGCAGTGAAATGTATATTTATTTCAAAGACACGAATCAAATGGTGCAATTTGGACCATACGGACCAAATCATGCAACTGCGGGAACATTTGCATTCCGGAAAGAGTTGTTACAAGAGCACCAATACAATAACGATGCATGTTTAGCGGAAGAACGAGAATTTTTAAAAGGATACACGGTTCCATTTGTTCAATTGGATTCTATGAAAACAATTTTGGTTTTTTCTCATCGACATAATACTTTTGATAAGCGGATATTGCTACAAGATCCATTTAGCAATGTAATGCGTCTCTCTGACAAAACAGTGCGCGATTTTATAAAAAATGAAAGCATTATAGATTTTTTTATGAATATTGAAATGGTATTACTTGAATATCCTCCTGGTGAACCTAAAATGAAACCGGATGTCATGAAAGAAACACAAGAAATGATTAAAAAAAAAGAAGAAATGAAACGAGCTGCCATTGAAAAACAAGATGCAAAAAAACGACTTTACGATGAAATTATGAAAACGAGTCCCGAAATATTCCAAAAAATTGAATCTCAGCAAAAAACAATATTCGGATTGCAAGATGACATTTATAAATTGCAAGAACAGAATCGCCAATTAAAAGAGCTTTATAACAAGGCAGCTAGAGAGAATATGGAACTAAAAAAACAAAATAATAATACTAAACTTTAATATAACTTTAAGTAATTAATACATACGTCTACATGTGTTCAAATTTTATTTTTTTTACTCATCATTTAATATTTCAAATGTTTTTAATGTATTGAGTAAATTAATTAAAATAATAAAGACAAAATCGAAATATATCGACTGCAATTCTTTTTGCAATATCAAATATATGAAAAGTATGACAAATAACATTACAATCGAATAATTTGTGGTCAATTTTTCTTGTATAGAATCGACGACGTCCGCATTGGTTCTAGATTCTTCACCTTTTTCTTCCTCCTCTTCCTCCTCTTCGCCTTCTTCTTCCTCCTCTTCAACTTCTTCCTCCTCTTCAACTTCTTCCTCCTCTTCACCTTCTTCGCCTTCTTCTTGTTCACCTTCTTCGCCTTCTTCTTCTTCCTCTTCACCTTCTTCTTGTTCACATTCTTCGTCCAACGATGATTCTGACTCACCGGCACTCGACTCTGTTTCCTTTTTTTTCCTCAAATCATTCATGAGTTTATTATACAATGAAAACATAACATATGCTCCTTTTTTTGAAGACCAATATCCAACTTCATCATGAGTGTCAACATCATAAATATAAGGCACATTATTTTTTGATTTGATATAAAAAGGGCACCCGTTGATTTCCATGCGCACGGGTGATGTGTTTGGTGACGACGACATTAATGATATTAATTTGACGGTTACTGTGACTATCTCTGCGTTTTTTATATAATGTAAACTTTGTCATGCTATTTTCAATTTTTTATAAATAAATAATAATATAATAATATAATATAAATATAAAAATATAGTATAAAAAAATATTATAAATATTTAATATATATAATATATATTAAATATGGTTTTCTTATTTTTATTAGATGTAGTATGCAGTATAATATGCAAATGTGTTTTTAAAATAGGAACGTGGGTTGTATACAAGTCGTATGATGGAATATATTATTTATATAACAGTAAAAGTAATAAAACAATCACAGAAACGGAAACAGAAATAGAAATGGAAACAGAAACAAGTGGGCTAACAGATTTATCGCCATACATAATTATAACGGAAGAAGAATATGACAATCTTATAAATATTAAAAAAAATACTAATATAAAAACAAAAGAAGAAATACATAAAAGAAACGTGTCTTCTTTAACTAAAAAAATGGTTGCAAGCAATCAAAAATGGAAATGTGGAACATGTAGACAAACGCTTGATTTTACGTATGAAATTGATCATCATATTCCGCTATTTAAAGGAGGATCAAATGATGTAAGTAACTTGATTGCACTTTGTAGAAACTGTCACGGAAAAAAAACGCTACTAGAAAATACTTGAAAATTATTATATATATTTAAAATAATAATAATATATAAAATATATATAATACAATAACGAAACCAAATAGTAAGATGGTATACATTAAAGGCAGAAGTTTATGCAGAGGGAATTGCCCTCTTCCCGTTTTTCAATATAATATAGACAATGCAAACACAAGTTTGGTGCCAAGATATGTAAGAAATTCAATTATTATTAATACGTCGCGATATCAAGGAGGTGGGCGTTTTCAATTTGCTAATAAACCGTTGAATGCTTTTGGAAAATGGGCCGGGTGTCCGGGCGGGTCAGGTCCGGGATATACTTCCACTAATCGTTACATGCCTTATCAAAACTGTAGCGTTGGTCCCGCAGTCGCAGGCCCTCAAACAATTTGTTTTTCGCGCTGCTAATTATTAATTCTATTATAATCAAAATTTTTTAATTACAATAAGTTTAGGAATTTTATTTAATTATTTTATTTTATATTTTTATAATAAAATATATTTTTTATAAATATAATATTTTATTTTCTTATCATAAATATATAATAAACATAATAAAATGGTAAAAAAAGGTTCTGATGGAATGTACCATCTTGCTGGACATACTTATTCCATTATAAGGGGGTCAAGGCCTCAAGTTATGCACGGCACGGCGTATAAAACTGTAGGCGGTTTGACCAAGAGTCATCTCATGTACAACAAATATGGTAGAATCGTTTCTAGGCGCAAACATACAACCGCCAAGCGTGAGAATCGTCTTAAGAAAGCAGGTTGGGTTCCAATCGGCAAAGGCAAATTCGGTTCTGTTTTTGTTGGAGATAACAAAACTCGCAGTAAAGGAACCCGAAGCAATAAATCAAAGAAAAGTCGTCGTGGAAAGTCGCGCAAAGCGCATTAATAAAAAATAATTGAATATATATAAATTATAAAAAATATATAATATATAATATAATATATATTATATATTATTAATTGAATGGGGTATACAAGAGATAAAAAAACGGGTCTTTATAACATTAAAGGAAATACGTATGAAAAAATACGCGGGTCTCGAACTCAAGTGATCAATGGGACCGCGTACATGACTACCGGCGAACTAATCAAAGACAAGTTACTTTATAATAAAGAGGGATACATTGTGAGTAAAAAAAAACACATTACCGCAAAAAAAGAAATGCGTCTTGAAAAATATGGTTATTTTACAAAAAAGGGTAAATTTGGCTCGACTAAAAAAAAAAGAGGGTCAAAGAAGCAAATGGGAGGGATGAATGGTGGTGGTATTGATTTGTTGAATTAATTAAATAAAAAATAATATTATATTTATTTAATTTAGTATAAGCCAAGTTAGTAAAAAAAGTAAAAACAATGAATACGAATTATGGATTAAGTTTAGGTTTATATATCCCCAAATTGGTGTGTAATATAACTGGAGTTGTTGTTAATGGAGTTGTTTATGGAGTGGATTGCAATAAACCAAACATATTTGGAAAAATGGAAGATAATCCCGCTGATCTAGTTGGTGCAAATCAATTAATATTATTAATGATAAATGCATTTGTAGATTTTTTTATTCAATATTATAACATCGGGGAAACAACAAATATACAAGTAATCTTAGATTTGAAAAAAATAATATTCTCATTCACAGAACCATCATCAGAATTGGCATTAGAACAAACACTATTGTATAAGTTTAGAAAAGTGTGTGGAATTGATGTTGGAAACATTCGCGATGAAATAACAATACCAGCAAGAGTTGGGGTTAATTACATCGATATCAAAAATTTTCCTATACGTATGAAACAAAAACAAATGAACTTATTTTTACTTGGACTCTCTTATAAAGTGCTTTCTATGAGCGGTATATTGGATGTTGGCATCTATGATATGCGTTATATAATTGAAAAAGAAAAAAGTAGAAGAAATAGTTTCATCTTACAATTTTTACCTGTAGATAATGAGTTGCCATGTTTTGAAACAGTTGAATTGTGTTTATTAAAATATGGTAACTGTAACAGCGAAATTTATCGAAAAATAATGGCATTAGTGCCACAATCACCGGGCGGGGGCGGATCAAGAAGCAGAAATATACGAAATAAAAAAAATAAACAATCAACTCGTCGTCGACGAGCATATAAAACGAAATCGCGTAAAAAAAACATTATCACACATTATCATAAATAATTATAAATAAGATATTATAGGAAAATAAAAGATAATTATTTATTCTGATTCCAATACAAATTGGTTAAGAACAAAATTAATACCGTAATATGTACACGAAAATAAAACACTTATAAAAAGCAGTCCTGAAAGATTATGGTTGCCATCCTTGTTAAAAATGCTGGGCAAATACATGAGCAAGTACTTTCGCATAACTGGTAACTGAAACGTAAAATATAGAATTGCTAGAAGGATTGGAACTTGCAGCGTGTCGTAAAGTAAATCCAATGACTCGATCTGATTGGCCGATCGCGATCGATGTCCCATAAAGGTTTGAGTATCTTCGTGGTGTTCGCGTATATAATCAACGGGAGCTTTGGGCATGTAATTCGGCACCGTTTGTTCGTCTGAAATAACAGATTCGGTATTTCTAGGAACATCGCGAATGGGAAGAGCCGTTAGTCCGGAACTGGTTGCGCGCTGCAGTCCAGATACGAATTCGTTTACATTCATGTTGGATGCAACAGTTGTTTGCGACATTGGTTGCTGCTGTTGTTGTTGCTGTTGTTGTTGTTGCTGTTGTTGCTGTTGTTGCTGTTGCTGTTGTAATGGCATTGTTGTAATATTTGGACTATATGTTTGAACAGGAATTTCGGCGCTCATTGTGTTTTGAACAACACTAGGACCATGCCCACCAATAGAAGGAACTCCTGGCAAATCGTCAATACTCGTTGTATCATTCATTATATTTTTTATATATTTTCTTCTAAATATAATGAATAAAATTATACTATATCATATTACGCAATCCATTGCTTAATTCAACCGTTTTTTTATTTGAATCGCATTTTTGTGTGGAAATATTATAATTATAACATTCGTCGCCATATTTATAAACATTTCCATTTGTCAAATCCTTAATCGGCGGAGATTCGAAATGAAGACAGTCGCCATCTTTGCACGCTTTTCTAAATAATGCGGCTAAACCAAGACCCAAAATTATCGATATAATGTATTTGCTATTTTCTTTATGTATCCAATCTTTTAAATTAATCATTTTATACCAACTTTATTTAATAACTATTTATATTTATTATATACTATTATTAGACACTATTTTATTATTAATAAATTTATTAATAATTTATTCTACTAAATTTTATTATAATAATAATATTATTATTACATTTTATTATTATTAATATTTTAATAATATTAATTAATTTATTTTATAACTATATCTATATAATAGAACAATTATTTTTTATTTCATAAAAAAAAAGTTAAAAAATGAAATATATTTCAATTAAATATTTTATAATTAGTTTTCTTGTAGGCATGTTGTTTATTTATTTATCTTCTCCATCTCAACGGTCTGTTGTTGTTTATCCGACGATTGACAATCAAGACATGTTTCAGTACAAGGATATGGCATATAATTGTTTTGCGCTGAAACCAAATGCCGTAAAGTGTCCATATTTAGACAATAATGTTACAGTTATCCCCCCACAAGTTTAACTAACACCTATAATTTTATAAACTGCATATGCGTTTATTCTGCCGATACATGCTAACCGTATTTGTTTGGCTGCAAATAGGCGGTTGATATTTATTTTTTAGAAAATAGGGGGTGTCGCCGCTTCCCGTAAACCTGCACGCACTTGCCGCTTCGTTTCCAAACGCGGTTCTCAAAGAATTTGCATTCGTATTGATTGTGTTGAGTTTAAGTTTTTCAATTCGGGTGCTGCTATCCACCGCGCCTTGAATTGAATACTGATGATTATTGGGTTTAAAAATGACGGGTGATGCACCCGTTCCGTTTTTGCACGCATACGGATTGACGCGTGGTTTATAAATGTCATTGGTTCTATATACTTGAGGGCCGTTCGCACTATTCGTTGGCCACAAGTGTTCATTATCGGGTCCGGTGTATGTTACGCCGGAGGCGCGATTAATCGATGCATTTTGCTGGTACGTTTTGCACCTTGACTTCAAGTATCCGGTTGTATCCGAATAATATGCTCGACTTAAAAGCGTGGATGCGCTTCGAGTCACATTGTTTTGTGGATTGCAGCCAATGCATTTTGTCGCGTAAAAGCCGGTGTTGATTTCATACCCATCCGGATTATTTCCATTGTCATAATTTACGCTGACGGATCCTTGATTCTCAACAATTATACCCGATGGTTTGGAAGTTGCGGGAAACTGTTCGCTAATGGTATAAGAATTACCGCCGGGTTCAACACATACACACGAAGATCCATGTCCAAGATACGAAACTGCACCGGGTCGATCAATAAGTAGTCCAATAGTTGCAGTGCGCCTACCGGAAGATGACGAAGCGACATAAGCTGCCGGGTTTGTAATTACATTATTTGTCATTGCGTTTGCAACTGCTGTAGGAACGTGTTGACGCCTCCAATGCTTCATAGGTCGCGCTTTAAATTCAGGTCCTTCAAAATCGTGCTGATTTATATTAGAGGGAACACCATTTGTGTTGGGGCGATGCAAGCCGGGAACTGAACTGTTTGCGGTGGCGGTTTTTGTAGCATAGTGAGGCACCCTTGTTGTGATGAGTGAATTAGATGTCCTAAAGTTCAGCGGAGCATTCTGTCTTGGAGTAATTGGAGTATTTACGACCATTTTTATAAATTCTATAATATGTATTTGTATATTGTTGCAATATATATTATAATTATATTTATTTTATATTTTAAATTGTATTTATTTTTTTATATTTCAACTTTTTCTTAAACCGTTTTAACCTTCCAATTATTAATTTTAATAAAAACGACTGCGTCTATAAGAGCGTTTTCCATTGCGACGTCTGCTTTTTTTATTTGATTTTTTTTGTCTTCTTCTTTTACTTTTATTTTGTCTTTTTACGCCACCTATTTGTCTTGTAGCTTCTATTATTTGACGTCTTAAGTCATCAGATGGAGTTGGAACAGTTTGTTCGGATTTCATTATAATGAGTTGGCACATTTGACCATTTTGCGCCTGCCATCCATTACCCCCCATAGGTTGCACTTTATATTGAACGTATTTGTCTAAAACACCACCAATGCCGCCGTCGCTAATGCGCCATTCTTGAAAGTTAATTTCAGGGTTCGCTGGATCACAAATCCTAAGCTTTCCACCTTTTACCCCATCTCTGAGTAAAAATTCAATATCGGTATTAGATTCATCAAAACATGATACATAAATAACGGTTGATGTTACCTGATTTCGACTGTTCCAGATAATTCGGTTTTTAGGAAAATTAAGCGCTGGATCACTAAATGCAGGAACCGGGGGGGCCGTCATCATTGTATCTGCTACATATGTTCTAGTAAATCCAGACGCAACACGACCAAGTTCCTGAATAACACTACCACCACCGCCAACTGAAAAAAAATTACTAGAGGTTACAGCATATAGTAGTCGTATAGAATCGATTGTAATTTCTTGTCTACGCATTTTATCCATAAAAGCTTCAATAGTATCCTCACCAATTTGACGGTCGTCGGGTAAAATTGACTGATAAACAGGCAAACGATCTAATGACAGATCCGGCAGCCACCCTAACATTGACATCATATTAATAGCAAGTCCCCCTATAAATAAATGTATTATCTTACAATCTAGGACAGTTCCGTCAGCGGCAGTAACAGTGAGTTGAGGTGGGTTGTTTATGTAATCCAGATCAAAAATGGGTGTATTGTGACCGCCGATGTCAACCACTGGCATCCGTTGTTGCATATAAGTAGCAAACATTGTATAATAACGAACATTTACACATATTTTAAACATTTGTTGTTTTAATCTCAAGATTTTTTCGTACATTCCTGGATAACTAAGCATTCGTGTCAAATTTTGTAATACATCATTCACAAACACATTTATAAAACCTACTAAATACATGTTAAAGAAATCGCCTGGAGGAGAACGAGAACAAGCTACATTTTGACCATTGAAATCTGGACCACAAATAATATCGTATGGTGGGACGGAAGCCATAAAAAATATATAAAATATAAATTAAAAATATACTTTATATATAACAGTTAAAAAATAATATTCTAAATTCTAAATTAAAATAAAATATGGATTTCATATCCCTAAATAAAATCTAAATATAACTTGGAATTTCGTCAATATTTAAAACGGCGAATGATTTTTTAATATTTTTTTGCGTAATTTCGTACTGAGTGAAAACTGTGTATTTTATAAGCTGCTGAGATGGAACTTTGTCGTGGACCGTTCTTGCAATCATCTTGTACAATTTGAAATCGGGGTACCTGTCAACACCGCTTTTTTTATACAAAATATTGCGCCCATTATCGTCCGTTATCCAGTCAACAACTAGCTTGGTTAAACGGCTTTTTTTACATTCAGAGGTCACATTATCAATGTCGTCAATAAAAAAATCAAAAAGAGAACATCCCAATCTGCATAAATCGAAACTGTAATTTGGTTCAACGAGCGGTTTTTTATCATTAAAATATGGTTCACAATTGTATTGGGTTGCGGCGTCCCCGCTTCTATGAAAACTATCGCTGCATATAAATTTGGAATTAAATGTATAAATGGATCGACCAAAATCTATAATTTTAAATATTCTGCCATACGTTGGGACCTTGTAGTATTTCTTGTTGAAACAATAATATATAAATTTTTTGTCGGTTTCAATGTACATGATGTTATTTGTGTGCAGATCATTATGCGTAAACGCAAATAGTTTTTGATAGGTTGTCAATATGAGCACAATTTGCATTAGTGCGGCCTCCCATTCTTCGTCAGACAACGCATCTTTGACCATCAAGTGGTCGAGCGTTTTACTGCATCGTTCGAGCGCAATCACTTCAACTGGAAAATCGTAAATAATGGCATTCAAAATTTCTTCTTCTTCGCCTTCTTCGCCTTCTTCGTCTTCTTCCTCTTCTTCGCCTTCTTCGCCTTCGTCGCCTTCTTCGCCTTCGTCGCTTTCATTATAAGAGTCAGAATCAGAAATAGAATCATTGTTATTGTCACTCATATTATAAAGCGATCCATTTGTAGTGTGAGACGAGCGTGATGAGCAAGAAGACGATGATGACGAGTGTGAATCACAATCTTCGCATTTATTATAGTTATCGCAAACGTCGTTATTATCACAATTTTCGTTGGTATCATCATGTATTTTAAAAATTTGGGATTTTGACAAATCGACTAATTCAGTATCATTATCAATCGGAATAAAATCATCGAATTTTTCACATGTCTCAATACATTCGAGATTTTCGGCATTAATTTCGACAGCATTTCCTCTTGAAATTTGTATTTTAGAATTTTTACTTTTTGTTTCTTTATGACCGCCTCTTCTATCTTGATTCCACGTTAAAATATTTTGACATTCTGCTTCGTCATAATAAAAAAGAACTCCATTTTTTTCTTTAAAAAAATCATTCTTCATTAAATACTCTTGGTCATCAAACATGTTGAAAGTAAAATCCTTTTGAGTTGCCAAATATGCACCGTAAAAATCAATGCCGTGGATAAAATCATGAGCATGTAATAGTTGGCTCGACAAATATGAGAAAAATCCATCAACATATGCGGCATTATTCGGATCCAATATTTTTGGGTGACAGTAATGCTGTCCTTCCTTTGCTTCTTTTCCTTCTTCTCCATTTTCTTGTTCTTTATTCTTGTTATTCTTGTTGTCAATGGATAAAGGCGAAGACATCAATAACGGCAGGTTGAGCAAAGAATTGTTTTGCATATCATAACTTCCAGCCAAATATTTTATTGGGTCAAGAAGTGGAGAGAATTTGAAAAATACTGGAACGTCGTTCTTATAACTGCAAGAATCACCACTAGTAGTTGCATCATTGTTTTCATTTTTTTCTTTTTCTTCGTCGACTTGATTGTGTTGTTGGACAGTAACAGTTGCAAAATTCTTCGAATGTTGATCTTCTTGGTTATTATTCCTTTCTCTAGTTGTTTCTGTTTCTGTTTCTGCAAGTACTGAATTTATGCTATATTGATGATTCAAATTAATGGAATTATAATTTGTGCCATTCAAAGAAAAAAATGTAGAATAAAGCGGAATAAAGTTTTGACAGTTTGAAAGACCCATATGCGTCTCTTCTAAATTTTTAAGAACGTTCTCATTTTTTGGTTTTCTATAGTACAGTTCAAATTTTTCAAACTTATTATTGGAAGACATTTTAAAAAATCAACTATTAAATTTACTAATTAATATTAATTAATATTGTCTATTAATAGAAAAATACAAGTTTTTAAACTTATTTAACAATATTTATTCTAAATTTTTTATTCTATATTTTATTTCTTATTATTATTATTATTTCTAGATTTATCTGTTTATTTTATGTTTTATGGATAAAAAATAAAATATTTTATGTTTTGTTTTGTTTTTATTTTTTTAGAGAATTTTAGTCGTCATTACACATTCTCTTCCACATTCTCTTCCATTATTCGTCTACATTCATTGCAGATATCTGAGATGGTGTGTCAAATTCAATCTTTTCTCTTTCTCTTTCTTGTTCTCTTTCTCGTTCTTGTTCACACAACTTTTCAAATGTAAGTTCCATTGTTGGTATATCGAAGCACTTTTGACAGAGGTCAAAGGTTGAATTTGGATGAGTCATCGCATGATATTCTAGACCTTCTCTTTCCCCTTCGCCGCACATGGCACAAACTTTCATCTTTTTTGGAAGAGCCGCCGCCGCCGCTCTCAACTTTGTGACTTGCCTTGTAAGTTCTTCATTCTGTCTTGTCAGGTCTTCATTTTGCCTTGTCAGCTTTTCTTTCTTTAATTTTCTGTTTTCATTTTTTTTTCTCAATTTTGCATTTTCCCATGACAATTCTCGATTTCGCTCATCTAAACGTTCAATTTCTTCAACATCTTCAAACTGCCGGTACATTGTGTTTGTTTTACACCCTGCATACAAAAAATATAAATATAAAAAAATCAATTTATGTTTTTTATAATTTATTTTTCATTTTATTAAAACAAATTTTATTTTTTATTCATTTAAAAGTATTTAACTGAAATGAGTTTAAATAAAACTTTTTTTTTATTCCATAATGTCATACCCAAATATATATACATATAGACACAATACAAGAATAGAATTAAAATAATACAATCATGAATTTAGAATTAGGAAAATTCGATATGCGATCCATTAGCTTTAGACCCGATGAAAATAAAGGCCCCGTTATCGTCCTCATTGGTCGGCGTGACACCGGTAAAAGTTTTTTAGTGAAAGATCTCATGTATTACCACCAGGACATCCCAATCGGAACCGTTATTTCAGGTACGGAAGCAGGAAATGGATTCTTCGGAGAACACGTTCCGAAACTCTTCATCCATGACGCATATAATACCGCCATCATAGAAAATGTTTTAAAACGACAAAAAGCAGTCCTAAAACAAGTGAAAAAAGAAATAGAATCATATAAAAGAAGCACCATAGATCCCCGAACTTTTGTCATCCTCGATGATTGCTTGTTCGATAACAAATGGACCCGCGACACGATGATGCGTCTCCTCTTTCTCAATGGGCGTCATTGGAAGATAATGTTAGTGATTACAATGCAATATCCTTTAGGCATCCCACCACTTCTTAGAACCAACATCGACTACGTATTTATCCTTCGAGAGCCAGATTTAGGTAATCGGAAACGAATCTATGAAAATTACACGGGAATGTTTCCGACCTTCGAGTCATTCTGTCAAGTCATGGATCAGTGCACTGAAAATTTTGAGTGTTTGGTGATACATAAAAATGCCAAGTCGAACAAGTTACAGGACCAAATTTTCTGGTACAAGGCGCAACAGCACGGGCCGTTTAAACTCGGTAGTAAAGAATTTTGGGAGATGAGCAAGGATTTAAATTCTGATGATGAAGAGGAGTCATATGATCCGAAAAATATTAACAAAAAGGGTTCAGGACCTAAAATAAATGTGCGAAAAAATAAATGGTAAAGTATTGTAAATGCGGCAATTTCAGAGAATGTATCTGCTGCATTAATGAGCAGATACATTCGAGTTAAGAAACAAATCGGGGATTATTATTATATTATAAAATGTTAACAGTAAGTGTTATCATTATCGTTATTAATACTCTGGCACATGTCGTTTAAACAAACAACCGTGTGAAGTAATTCCATGCAGTTCGCGAATGACTGCGGCGTCATTAAATAAACAATTTGCGAGCCACACCTTTATAATACAGAAATTTTTCTTCGGAGAAATTGTGATTCCGTTGATATGCGGAAGCAGCTTTTTATCATCCGACATGGTTTCTCCCACTAGCGAATAAGTCAACTGTTTCCACGATTCGGACACATCTTTATTTACAATCTTATAAGAGAAACAACCGCCGTTGCGATTTCTCTCGTCTTCCCATATTGGACTAATTCCTTTTCGCATTAAAAATAACATACAATTTGTAACTAGAACATGGGGTAGCATTTCCGTAATGGTAATTGCTTGCTCTACAGTGTCAAATGTGTACAATTTAATATAACTCTTTATACTCCAGTCGGTATCGTGTGGCAAATGAGCCCATAGTATCCATGCATCCGACAGTTCGTGTAAATCACCCGAAGAAGAATCATCGTCGTTTGGTTTATTGTCAACAGCACTATTCGTATTTGTCATCGTTTCTGCCATCATTCATATTTTTAATACATTAATATATTTATATTGATTTTTTAAAATAATAATAATGCTAATAATAATAATAGTAAATAGTAATAATAATTAATACTATATTAATTTTTCTTTAATTAAATATTTAATCAAAAGCAACTTTTGTATTTTGCTTATTTTTAGATAATCTAAATTTTATTTGAATTAATCTAATAATATTTATTGCTTTATTCCATTCATCTTCCCATATATATATATAATTATATCCTCTTAATTTACAAAATTCTTGTTTTTTTAAACTATTCTCGTATAATTCTCCAAATGATTTTTTATTTACAGAGTTTATTTTATTTTTATTATATTTTCTTGGATTTCCGTGCCAAAAATCTCCATTAAATTCATATATAGTATTAGTATCTTTATCATATCCGTCAGCTTTATAAAGTGAATTTGGAATTTCATATTCTCCATTACTACTGTAAAAATGTTGTATATTTGGTTTGCGTATTCGTAAATAATCAATCCATTGTTGTGATAATATTGATGTAGAATGATATTTTCTATTTTTAAGTTTATTATTTTTTATATTTTTTATATTTTTTTTATTATTTTCTAAATGTATTTTTTCAATTTTTATATAAGGATAACATGTATTACTATTCCGATTATATCTTTTACTTCTATTTATTTGTATATATCCAGTATTTTTAAATATTCTGAACGTATTTTCATTTGCAATCAATTTATTTTCAATATCAATAAGATATCCTCCAAATCCAAGACATTCTTCAAAATTATATTTTTTTATAATATCTCTCCTATCATTCAAACTTGAAATATGTTTCAAATCTTGTATAATGTCCATTATTATTAATATATTAAATATTAAATATTTAATATTAAATATTAAATATTAAAAAAATCAATTTTTCATAAATATAATATATAAATGAGTAAGCAATTTTCATCAGATTTAAAAATGAAAGCCGTTAAATATTATCATAAAGTAGATAATTATTCAAAAGTATGTAAAATTTTTGAATGTAGTGAAAGGTCATCATTATTATTTGATGTATTAAACCATTTTTTCAAGTGTATAATTATTCAAATGCACACGCACTCCTGATGAACGACCGAGTTGAAATGCATTAACGTCTTTTGTGATGCACGTAATCTTATAGTTTTTAGAGCATTCAATGATGTAGTTGTATTTTTTAATCATGTACCAGTAAACAAATTTTTCATCTAGAATGATATTACCAACAACGTTGACATTATACGGATATGACAAATCGATTTCATAAATCTTGCTATTATTATCAATTTCCAAAGTGCAAACAATCATTTCCGCGTTTGAAATCTCATATCTCGTTGCATCTAATGCATAATCATTTGCCGTGAAAGTTCTATATATTCTTGTATAATTTTTATTTTGAGATTGATTCGATTCAAAGTATTCATAATTTGTGTGCAATATAAAATCGTATGATTTGAACTCGAGTACATCACCTGATTCATTTGTTTCTTTTTCCATTATAAATAAAAGATCGTCACGATGGTTTTCCGAATATGATGATGAAGATGAATGCGACGATACTGAAGACCTAGATGAAGATGAAGAAGTATCAACTTCTAGATCAATGTCAGAAGAAGAATGTTCAGGAGAACAAGGAATTGAATCTAGTTCTTGTTCTTGTTCTTGTTCGACAGTTTCATGAATGTCATAATATTCATTTGGATTTCCTAAATAGGACGCATCTTTAAACATTTCCATTGTTTCAAATGACGCTTTTCGAACCCCATCTTTGATAACTTTAACTTCGTCATAAATACATTTAATTTTTTTATTAATGTCATCCTTGTTGAATTGATCCAAAAAAACAAAATAGTTTTTAACTTTTTTAAATGCATTTGAAATTTTTGTTGCTGCTAATAATGAATTATAACTCAAAAAAAAAAATATGAATTCAGAAAGCATATTCTTATTGTTCTTTAAATATAATACTCCTGCTGCACCAATAAATAATGCAATAAACTTTATTTCAATTTCTGCTATATCTGATATAACAAGATCATAACATTTATCATAATACTTTTTTTTCATATTTTCACAACAAATACTATGATTCATTTTTATTTACCACTTTATTACAGAATATAAATCGTATTTATATATATATTGTATATAATTTTTATATGTTTTTTATAAATATATATTTAATTTAAAAAATCATTTTTCTAATTTACAAAAGATTTTATTCTTGTAAAATTATAAATTTATATTACTGGACCAACTTCACCGTTACATTTGTCATCAGCATACTTTTTTGCCGTTGTTCCGTCATCACAGCATCCATATTGTGTTCCGGCACAACCGCCAATGATATCTTTATGCGGTTTAGGTTTGGGTTCAGGATGCGGTTTAGGTTCAGGACGCCTGTGCGGACAATTTGAACCACTGTAATCTGCCCTTGCAGTTTCGCCGTCATAGCAGCACCCGTAACGCGTTCCGGCACAGCCGCCGACAATATTATGATTTCGTTCACGTTCATGATCTTCGTGCGATTTTCTCTCTGGCCGTTTAGGTCGCAAATTATCTTTTTTCGGTATTCCAAAAACAAAGGCAAGAACGGTTGTAATGTATGTCATTAGAATAAACGGTATAAAAACAATAAACCATGAAATAATTCCCAACCCTTCAGAACACAACAGGTTTAATGCCAATGTAAAAATAATCATTACAATGAATTTTAAAAATGCGGTATTTTTATCGCCTCTAAAAACATCAATTATGATTTGAGTAATTGAAAAAGCTAAGTATAAGATTGCCGGCGGACAAATATATTCGAGAATCATATTATTCCTTCCTTTAGTTAATTAAAATTATTATTAAATTATATAAATTATTAATATAATATATATAACTATAAAATAATAAAATAATATAATTTATTATTTTTATTATTTTTATTATTTTTATTATTTACTTTATTTGGTTATAAATATTTATTTACGTTTCATAAAAAGGGGTTTCTTGTTTTTAAATTGACCGACAATCTCACCAACATCACCGTCTACACACGAATAAATATCACCACTCTCTTCATTTGTAGTATAATATGTTACATTTTTTATAATTATTTCATACACTTCTTCTTCTTCTTCTTCCTCGGCTTCTTCTTCTTCCTCGGCTTCTTCTTCTTCCTCGGCTTCTTCGTCTTCTTTATCAGCTTCTTCTTCTTCTTCTTCTTTATCAGCTTCTTCTTCTTCTTCTTCTTCTTTCTCTTCTTCCTCAGCTTCTTCCTCTTCTTCTTCTTCCTCTTCTTCTTCTTTCTCTTCTTCCTCAGCTTCTTCCTCGGCTTCTTCTTCCTCTTCTTCTTCTTCAGCTTCTTCCTCTTTTTCCTCTTCTTCTTCCTCTTCTTCTTCTTCAGCTTCTTCCTCTTTTTCCTCTTCTTCTTCTTCAGTTTCTTCTTCGGTTTCTTCTTCTTCTTCGGCTTCTTCTTCGGCTTCTTCTTCGGCTTCTTCTTCGGCTTCTTCTTCGGCTTCTTCTTCGGCTTCACTTGCTGCTTCACTTCCTGCTTCAGATTCATCATTTTCACTTGCTGCTTCTTCTTCAGATTCATCATTTTCACTTGCTGCTTCACTTGCTGCTTCTTCTTCAGATTCAACCTTTTTATTCAGTTTATTTGATTTTAAGAGATGAATGTGTTGTGGTGATTGCAAACATGTGTCCGTTTCTAAAAATTCATGAATGCTTAATTTTATTGTCTGTTCTTGCTGTTCTAATATTTCAACTTGTGTCACAAGTTCTTGATTTTTAATATACATGTCTCTAACAAATGGTATTTGGAGGATTGCGTCGTGAGTAGATTTATACAAGTTGTAATTTTTCAATGCATCATTAAATGAATTTTGTATATTATTTTGAATCGAGGTCGTCACGTCATTTAAAATAGAAGAGATGTCAAAGTCAATTCCGTGAATGTTGATGCATTTTTTATTTGTAACTTGTACTTCTTCGATATTCATATTTTAATATCTATGTATGGATATATTTTCAGATACATGTAATATAAATGTTTGTTTAATATGATTTAAAAAATATTTAAATGTATAATGTATATAACTGTATATCTATATAACTATAAAAATGAGTGAAAAAAATGACACTGAAAGCACAGAACAACAGCAACAACAACAGCAACAGCAACAGCAACAGCAACAGCAACAACAGCAACGATCTGATATTTTAAAGGAAAAACTGGAAATCCGGCGCAATCAACAAATCCATTTTATTATGACTCAAACAAATTATGATGAAAATGAAGCTTCCGAAAAGTTAAAAATATACAATAATGATGTTATGAAGGTGATCGGTGAATATTTAGGAATTTCTCCAAAAGAAGATACGACTGCAAAAAAAACAAAAAATCAAAAAATTTATACTGTAATACGAGACATTATGGATAAAGGATCTCGCAACTATCAGATGCAACAAGATAAAAAACAACAAGTGGAGAAAATAAAAAAATGGATTGAAAACAAAAATGATGAAAACAAAAATGATGAAAACAAAAATGTTGAAAACAAAAATGATGAAAACAAAAATGAAACGACGAGCAAAATCACTGATATAAAAATATGTAAAGAAAAACTCGATTGATTTAATTTATATAAATAAAAATAAATTTATTTATGATTAATAAATTTATTATAACTTAACTTGGAGTTTATTGTTTCACACCAAACGCTTCATTAATAATATTTGTTTTGGCATTTTTATTTACTTTATTTTTTAATTGGATATTTCCATTTTGAATGATTTTATTTCCAACCAAAAAATCGTTATTGTCCTCATATAATTCTGGTAAAACATGAGTTATGGGTTTATTTACAACATAAACAAGTTGTTCACATTGAAACAGTTTACGATATTCACCAATGGTCAAATTACCATAAAATTTATTTAATAAATAATAAGGATTTGGCGCAGGTTTTATACTTTTATTATAACTGTATATCGATCCGTATAAAGAATTTAATAAATAATATCGTTCGAATTTAATTGACGTGTCAATATTTTCATTCATTAAAAAAGCAGCCGCACATTCAGGATGACAAAAACAACCATAAACATGATGATTGTCCTTTATTACTGATTTGGGTATATAAATAGGTGGTGTATCAAAGTCACACGTACACCAAAAACATGCAGACCGATGCATTCCTGATCCTCCCCCCCCCAATGCATATAGTGTGTCACTTTTATGAAAATTTAATTTCAACTGTGATATTTTTTTCCATACATCTTTAACATTTACATTATCTGTTTCTAAAAAACGATCCGATTTGCAATTTGTAGATGGATGTGCTAATGACGCCGCCGCACCACCAGATGCGTCTTTATATAAAGTATACACCATGGGATCATATTGTGAATTTAGTGAATTTATGCCACATGAAGAATGTTTGTTGTCACATGAACCACATGAAGAATGTTTGTTGTTGTCACTACTATTACTATTAGATTGAGTGTGAAGAGCAATGGGAATTGAATATTTTGGCGAATCTGAATTCGAATCACTCGAGTCGGGCGAGTTATTGTTATATTTTAAAACTTCACATCCAAATGCACTGGATTGGTCATTATAACATAATATTTCATCGCCCTTACTATATTTTTTCTGTTTGTTATTTGAAGCGTTACTAGCATTATTAATGTTGTTACGGTTGTTACTGTTGTTACTGTTGTTACTGTTACTAGCAGTATTGTCGTTACTGTTGTTATTATCTATTTTATTAGAATTTAATTGATTGGATGTTTTTAAATCAGATAAAACACACTTTAAATGCAGTATAATATTTGGAAGTTCGGGAACAATAATGTTATTAGTATGATTTTCTTGAATTATTTTTCCGCCTCTCGGCTTTCTTCCCCTTTTTTTATGAACAACAACTATAGGTTCATATGATTCGAGTTCTTGATCTTTTTGATCTTTTTGATCTTCTTGATAATTATTTGTGGTAACTACATAATTATCGGCTTTTACAGGTTTATCAGCTTTTACAACCTTGTCGGCTTTTACAGGTTTATCCGCTTTTACAGGTTTATCAGCTTTTACAGGTTTATCCGCTTTTACAGGTTTATCAGCTTTTACAGGTTTATCAGCTTTTACAGGTTTATCCGCTTTTACAGGTTTATCCGCTTTTACAGGTTTATCGGCTTTTACAGGTTTATCTGCTTTTACAGGTTTATTTGCTTTTACAGGTTTATCCGCTTTTACAGGTTTATCCGCTTTTACAGGTTTATCCGCTTTTACAGGTTTATCGGCTTTTACAGGTTTATCCGCTTTTACAGGTTTATCAGCTTTTACAGGTTTATCTGCTTTTACAGGTTTATCGGCTTTTACAACCTTGTCGGCTTTTACAACCTTGTCGGCATTGATTGCAGCGGTGTGTTCAGATGTATTATTAGGATCAACTATTTTTTTTTTTCTACCCCTTTTTTTTTTCTCAATAATAATATTATTATCATCACAATGTTCCATTTTTATTATGTTATCTATTTACAATTCTTTATAATATATAATTATTTGGTTTAAATTGTTTTAATATATTTTATAATTTTGTGGGTTGAAAAAATTTATTACTACTACCAATTTAAATTATTTAATTAAATAATTTAGAGAGATGAGGATATATTCAAATACGATAAAGAGATATCAAAAGATACAGATAAATAAAGAATGTCAAAAGCAATTGGAATTGATTTGGGAACCACGTATTCGTGCGTTGGAGTTTGGCAGAACGAGCGAGTTGAAATTATTGCAAATGATCAGGGGAATCGAACAACGCCCTCATATGTTGCATTTACAGATAGCGAGCGTCTTATTGGCGATGCCGCGAAAAATCAGGTTTCTATGAATCCTGAAAATACGGTATTTGACGCAAAACGTCTTATTGGCAGGAAAATTGATGATGCAAGCATTCAAGGCGACATGAAACATTGGTCATTCAAAGTTGTCGGAAAGGATGGCGGCAAACCACACATTCAAGTGGATTTCAAGGGAGAGCAAAGGACATTTTCCCCCGAGGAGATTTCTGCAATGGTCCTCGTAAAAATGAAGGAAATCGCCGAGAGTTATTTGGGTTCTACCGTGACAGATGCGGTAATCACGGTTCCGGCATATTTTAACGACGGACAGCGACAGGCAACGAAGGATGCGGGTTCGATTGCGGGTTTAAACGTGTTGCGCATTATTAATGAGCCAACCGCTGCTGCAATTGCATATGGCCTTGATAAAAAGGGAATGGGAGAAAGTAATATTTTGATTTTTGATTTGGGAGGCGGGACGTTTGACGTTTCTCTTTTGACGATTGACGACGGTATTTTTGAAGTAAAAGCAACCGCAGGAGACACGCATTTGGGTGGAGAAGATTTTGATAATCGTCTTGTCAGTTGGTGCGTTCAAGAATTTAAGCGTAAAACCAAGAAGGATCCAACTGGCAATAATCGCGCGCTCAGACGACTAAGGACGGCATGCGAGCGCGCCAAACGCACGCTTTCTGCATCTACCGAAACGACAATCGAGGTGGATTCATTGTTTGACGGGACCGATTTTATGACTAAAATTACCCGCGCAAAATTTGAAGAGCTCTGCATGGACCTGTTTCGTTCTACAATTGATCCAGTGGATCGAGTGCTGAGAGATTCCAAAATGTCAAAAAGCAGCATTAATGAAATTGTGCTGGTTGGCGGCTCGACGCGCATTCCAAAGGTGTGTAGTTTGCTGACGGAGTATTTTAATGGCAAGGAGCTAAATCGTTCCATTAATCCGGATGAAGCGGTGGCATATGGAGCGGCAGTGCAGGCGGCCATTTTGACAGGCAGCCAATCTAAAATCACCCAGGATATTTTGTTGCTGGATGTCGCACCCCTATCACTGGGAATTGAAACCGCCGGTGGTGTAATGACAAAATTGATTGAGCGCAATTCCACGATCCCCTGCAAGAAGAGCCAAACATTTTCAACGTACGCCGACAATCAGCCGGGTGTACTCATTCAAGTATTCGAGGGTGAGCGCCAGCTAACAAAAGATAATAATATTCTAGGCAAATTTCAGCTGGACGGTATTCCGCCCGCGCCGCGCGGGACTCCGCAAATTGAGGTTACGTTTGACATGGATGCAAATGGCGTGCTGAATGTGAATGCAGTGGACAAGGCGGGTGGAAAGTCAAATAAGATCACAATCACAAATGATAAGGGTCGTTTATCAAAAGATGACATTGAGCGCATGGTTAACGAGGCGGAGCGATTCAAAGACGAAGATGCCAAACACAAGAAAAAAATTGACGCTAGAAACGGGTTTGAGAATTATGTTTATTCAGTAAAGAGTTCAACATCTGAACCCGGAGTCAAAGACAAGTTGTCAGACGGCGATCGAGCGACGATTGAAGATGCATGCAAATCTGCGCTCGAGTGGCTTGAGACAGAGGGGTCTGAAAGAGAGGCAGAACAATATGAAGCGGAGCAAAAGAAGCTGGAAAATACCGTTTCGCCGATTATTTCCAAATTGTATGGTGATAATAACGATGGCTCAAAACAGCAACAGTATCAACAACAAGGGCAACAAGAACAAGAGCAACGGCAACAAGAGCAACGGCAACAAGAGCAACGGCAAGCAAGTTCTAGTCCCAATATTGAAGAAGTCGATTAAATTTTAATGCTTCAACGGAGATGCATATCCTATCACAGCACACGCTATTCTTTTCCCCGCATGCCCCGTAATTAAACTATCGGACTGCCCGCCTTGACCACAATCATCCTCATCAGCATGAATAATTAATCCACGACCTATAATATTTGCCTTTATTCCAAACAATCTAATATGGTCATCATAAAAAGTATACTTTGCTTCTCCTTTTGCGTTTGTCTTCAGATTTCCAAGATCGCCCACGTGTCTATTTTTCATACCTGGACACCCATGCGTTTTATTATAAGGATTAAAATGAGCACACATGCTGTCACAAGAATCACTCATGTCTCCATACTCATGAACATGAAAACCGTGCAACCCTGACGACTTTAGACCCGTCAACGATACATCAATACGCACACGCAACTTTGATTTATCTTCAGTAAAACGCACCGTTCCTTTTATATTCTTGTCATTAAAAACGGCAATCGCTTGCATAGTTGCTCGTTCTAAAGACGATTTTGGTGAACCTGGCATTTTTGATGTCATTTAATTATATTTAATTATATATGTTGCCATTTTTTATATTATTATTAGTAATAATAATATAAACAAAAAACTGTAGAACCCCCATTTTTATTAGCAACAATTACAGCACGCTTCTCTAAAATTGCATGGAGATGAACCTCGCATTCTGTAAAAACATAGCAGGCACATTAATGATGGAATACCAATTAGCAATGAAATTCCAAAATAAGCTAAAACAATTATAACTTTTTCATTATACGGGCTTATTGATTCGTCGATTGGATTGTTTCCCGTAACATTATTATTTTGGTTTATATAGATTGTTGATAAGTTATTCATTTATTATTTTATCGGAGTTTTATAGTTTGTGTTCATGTTATTTAGTTTTATTACTAATAAAAATGTCAATTTTTTAATAAATAATTTGCATACATTTAAAATTTTAAAAATAGTTGACAATAAAAAAATATAAACAGTTGTTGTTATTAAATATTAATTACAATAAATAAATTAATATTAATATTAAATTAATATTCAATATAAAAAAGATGGGATCAAATAATTCGAAAACTAAAATAAATTACGAAGATGTTCAGAATGCATGCAAGCATTCTTTGAACAATAATGGTAACGATAAGAAATATGCAATTATAAATACACTTGATAAAAATGTACAAACGTGTTTAATTCAAAATACAATTTCGATTCACGAAGAAGAAGACATTATAAATAGCATTCTGAAAGATAAGTATTCGAACATTGTAACAATTATTATTTATGGATTAAATTCGAATGACGAGAGCGTTTATTCGAAATACGAGCAACTTGTTAAACTCGGAATAAAAAATGTATTTATTTATACGGGAGGAATGTTTGAGTGGCTGCTTCTTCAGGACGTTTATGGCCGCGAATTATTTCCAACATCGTCAAAAGAACTGGATATATTAAAATATAAACCTCGAAAAATCCTCGACGTTCTATACATTGGAATGTAAAATAATATTTATGATTTTATGATTATCGGAATTAAAATTAGAATTAAACGACTGCCGAGTATTCGCCATTTCCATTTACGGCATTGCAGCCATTTATATATGTTTTATAATTGTGCAACACTCCAATCACATTTGAAGATCGAATCTGACAAATGTAGTCATAAATGTGCCTGCTGTAATCTCCATTTTCTTCATTTGCATTTAAAATAAGAGTCGGTATTGTGTTTAGCGGATCTGAAACTAGCCAGTTATCGTGGTACGTATTACAATTATTCAAATATTCATACTGCATATCTTGTTCGCCTGCGCGACCCCGTTTCTTGATTCGGTTCATACAAACATTTGTCGATGCTTTAAAATAAATGATGCACGACGGCTCGATTTCTTTGGCAAATTCGTCAAACCATCTAGTATAAATGGCGTATTCATCGCATTCAATATGTTTAGAATCATAGAGCATTTTTGCAAATACGTGCGCGTCTGTTAAAAGACAGCGCTCGGTAATAACAATTTTCACATTTGGATTTGCTAAAGCTTCTCTGATTTTTTTGAGTCGGGTAATGTATGCCATCATTTGAAATCTGAAAGCGTACCGTTTAATATCACTATATAAATTTACTAGAATCGGAATCCCGTTTTCGTCTTTGATTGTTTGCCACTCATCCGTAGGTTCATCTACGAAAATCGTAGAATTTTTATTTTTATTAGAACAAATATATTTTTTCAAATTATTTTTACCTGTCGTTTTACCCGAACCAATATTGCCTTCTATAGTCACGATGGTGCATGTTGATTTATTATGATATGAAACTGAAGAACCCATTGCTTGAATATATTGAATATAGTTGTGAATCCTTTATAATATATATACTACAAATCAATTTTTATATAAATAAATAAGATAAAAATTGATTAAATAAAATATCTAAAGGGAAACGATTATATAATACACTTGAAACTTTTATAACTGTATCATAGACATGAAAAAAATAACAGAAAAAAATACAAACACGGCATCAGTAGCGGTTCAAACGCAATTAACTTTTACGAACATGAATAATATATTTAATTGGGATGATATTGTTAGTGCCGATATCTGTATCGATGATTTTAATATTACCGAACATTCCGACACGTTTGATGACGACAACGACTTATCGGAACACGAATATGAACATGAATTATCAAATGACGATTTGACACTATTATACGAGGAAACGTTGATTCTAGTTGATGATTTTTTACTATCGAATCCTATTTGCATTGATACTATTGATACTATAGGTAACGCCGCCATTGAAACCGAATTATACGATCATGTGTTTCCTTTCATTTATTATTCTGTAATATTGGAATTAAACGAATTTGAAAATGAAAATGAAAATGAAAATGAAAATGAAGAAGAAGAAGAAGAGGAAGAAGAGCTATTCATGGTTCAACTGAAAGAAATTGTACACATCGCAATTTCCGATTATTGTAATTTCATCCATCCACTAAAGGATTCATCAATAAAGTTTCTAGACGTCGAAAAAATGAGGAAAAAAATAGAATTTTTAGAATCGGTTTATCAGCCAGAACAAAAAACGGATGAATGGTATCAACACCGACACGGATTAATTACAGCAAGTTCGGTTTGGAAAGTATTTGGAAGTCAGTCAACACAAAATCAGTTGATCTATGAAAAATGCAGTCCAATTGATGTTGAAAAATATAATAGAATAAATACGGAATCTTCGCTGCACTGGGGTCAAAAATATGAAAAATTATCAAAAGACATTTATGAAGTAGTAAACAATACTCGAATCCAAGAGTTTGGATGCATAAAACATCCGAATCCCGCATATTATTTTATTGGAGCATCGCCGGACGGCATAAACGTATGTCCGTCATCTATTCTATACGGCCGCATGCTTGAAATAAAAAATGTGGTATCTAGAGTGATTACTGGCGTTCCTAAAGAGGACTACTGGATTCAAATGCAAATTCAAATGGAAGTGTGCCGATTATCAGAATGCGATTTTTTAGAAACGAAATTTGTAGAATACGAAGACGAAGATGCATTTTATGCGGATTCAAATGATGAAAACGATGTTTCAAATTGGAATTATAACTTGGGAGGGAAAAGACGCGGCGTCATCATTTATTTTATGAAAAATGAAAAACCGTTTTATCAGTATGTTCCGCTTGAAATAACCAGCAAAGCGCGATTTAATGAGTGGTTCGAAAGTATGATGAATACGTATGATGCATTAACTTGGATCAAAAATATCTATTGGCGTCTTGATGTTTACAGCTGTGTTCTTGTTTTGAGAGATAAAGAATGGTTTAAAAAAGCGGTTGTTAAAATTGAAGAGTTGTGGAAAATAATCGAGGTGGAAAAAGTTACAGGGTATGAACACAGAGCTCCAAAAAAACGAAACGTAAAAAAAGATATTTCAAACGGGGTTCAAATGAAAATACAAATGAATCTAGATGGATCATTTATGCCGTTTTCGTATCAATCTGAAAAAACCTGTCACTTGGATTTACAAATATGAAAATAATACACATGTATTTCTAACAACTATTTCCGCCGATATCAGATGGAGTATCCTCGTCAAATCCATACATGTTGACGCGTGTCTGTTTTGATGAAAATGGAATCAGAGTGGGAAATTTATGTATTTCTATTTTTTTATTATCATACAGCGTATCACACATGTTGGCGGGACTGCACGTTCCGTCATTCGGTGTTGCCCAGTATCGCACATTATTTGTTCGCTGAAGATAGCTGCTTGGGAAAACGGGATAATATGCCGACATTGCTCTACTGTCTAAATCCGATAACCCTAAAACACCCTTTTGAAGAGGATAGTCGCCATATAATAATGGTTTTGATACGCTTTCGGGAAATACACCCGGTTCAAGAAGGTTGGATATAAAATTCTCTCGAACGGGTGTATAAAAAAACGAACCAATTAATGCAAGCAATAATGCTAAAATGAGAAACAATATTCCATCTAATTTATTTAACATTCTTTAATTTTATTTATTTATTTATTTATTTATTTATTTATTTATTTATTTATTTATTTATTTATTTATTTATAAAAATTATAATAATTAAAATACTTATTTATATTGTGTATATATTTTTTTTTAATTTTTATTCGACCATTTTATTTTACTTTTCATCTTTTCAACTTTTCATCTTTTCAACTTTATATTTAACACACTTATTATCAATTTGAAATGAGGGAATATTGGTTGTTTGTGGAACGATCGTCATCACACACTTGGCTTTATGACCATAAAGCGGTTCTGTGCATCCTTTTTCTTTTTTTTTAGAAAAGTTAAACAGTTTAGGAGGAGCGTCATTCTTAGTGCATCTTGATCTAAAATGCTCGTATCGTTCGCGAACATCACAATAAGAAAGTCCTGATTTTTTACCGAGACGTTTATTCACGATTTCATGAAGACGGTATATGAATTTAGAAAATGTTTCGCGCGATTTTAAATGACAGTCCAATAAAGGATTTGCCTTCAGGTTACTTGTCAAGTTTATCCTGCAATATTTACACGGCAACACGTATCTCAAATCATAAATGAAATTTGAATAATGTTTTTTATCTTGTGCCGTTGGGTTTACAGGATAGTTGAAACTCATGGTGTGCAAAAAATGCCACATTGGAGGACCCCATACCGATGTCAACATCCCATCTCCACTGTTATATTCTTCTTTGGTAAATACGCGTTTAAGAGATTTATTTTTTTTGGTTTTATTGAAATTCCTAGATCTAAATTTACTTTTGGTTTTATTCATATTAATTGTGAATTTAAAAAATATATATAATATATATCACTAATAAATACATATATTAAATAATAATGAAAAAATAAAAATAGAATATTATATTAATTTTAATAATATTTATAATAATTAATATAATATTATAAATAAAAATATTTTTTATATTTTAATGGGGTTTTTAATTAGACAAAGCCAGCAATTAGATTTAGACCAAGTATACGAGTTAAATACCAAATGTTTTTTAGATCCTTTGAATAAATCAAAAATTGCACATTATTTAGATAGTAGTTTTGTAATTGAAAACAAAGATAATAATAGAATAATAGGTGTATTATTACAAGGGGGTATAAGACCATGCAATTCAGATTTAGTAATTGATTATTTAGATTCAAGTTATAAATCCGATGTATTTATTCCAGTTAATGATACAGGTAAATTATTTTTAGAAAATAAAATACACTGTAAAGAAACATGTGGTATTGTCATGATATGTATAGATTATGATTTTAGGTCAAATGGGCTTGCTCAAAAACTTATTGAAAAACATTGGCAAGATAATCCGAATAAAGTTTTATGTCTTAATGTTAGAGTATCGAATAGTAATGCATATAATTTATACAGAAAAATGGGATATGAACATATTGCATTTATAAAAAATAATTATGTAATACCAAATAATGAAGATTCCATGTTTATGATAAAAGAATTTACTTCAACCAAATAAAGTTAATTAAAATAAAGTTAATTAAAATAAAGTTAATTAAAACAATTCGTAACTATAAAATATATAATATCATAATATATATAAAATAACTTATAAAAATGTCATTTTCTGCAAAAAATATAAAGGTTGCTCTTGAAACAGCATATTCCAAAACACATATTTTAGTAATGTTGCTTATCGCATGTTTATTTATTTGGATAGGAGTGTACGTTTATAGGAATTATGTGGGTTCATATTTAGGTTCATCTATTGAAGGATATGCCGCAGACATGGGCGATGACGCACCCAATAATTCAAACGGTAAAACTGCAACCCTGTACATGTTTGGAACTAGTTGGTGTCCTCATTGCAAAACTGCTAAACCGATATGGGATGATTATGTGAATAAAAATCAAAATATGAAGGTGGGAAATTACACTGTGCTTTTTAAAAGTGTCGATTGCGATGACCCTCAAGGAAAACCAATCGCCGATGCTTTCAATGTGAAAGGATATCCAACATTCAAATTAGAACGGTCTCCTGGAGATGTCATCGATTTTGAAGCCAAACCGCACGAAGATAATTTTAATAGTTTGCTTCAATCATCTTTAATTTAACGATGGTTTATTCGGTTTAATTATAATTTTTTTCCGCAATGATTCATCATTACCACCATTACTAGTACTACTGGTTTGCGCATATGTTTTTGGTAGCAGTTCGCCAATAATCGACACTTGCTTGTCATTCAATTCAAACCGTTGTCCAATCACGCGAATCCGAATGGCGTCTTTTTCATGAATAGAATTAAAATAGGTATTAGACGAGTGGTGGTCTCTTGAAACATAAATAATAACTGGAGATTTTTTTTCATCCAAACTTGTAAATGCGCGAATTCCTGCTTGCGTTATATTTTTGGCGTAACATTTGATTAGCATCCCTTCGACCGGACAACAAATATTGCATTCAAATACAACAATAAATTCTACAAACCTGCCTTGCAACGTTCCGCTGGATATATTTATAATTTGTATAGAACCCGGTCTTACATACCCTTCGACAATGCACTTGCCTTCTATTTTTGTAGAAATTGTATGTTTTATAGTTGTTTCTATATTTGAACCAACTATGATAAATGGAAGTTGCACTTTTTGTGTTAAAATTGCTTTAGAATATAATATATTTACCCCTTCTTCTAGAGACGATGACAATGATGACAACGATGTTGTTTTTTTCAATGACAAAGAAGCCATGTTTATATAATGTTGTTGTTTACTGTTAATATATAAATTGTTTTTATATATTAATATTATTTCAATTTTCTATAAATTAAATACAAATGTCAAAAATTATTAAATAAAAATACTAAAAACACAAAATAATATGAAAAAAATAATTATTTTATAGAAAATATAGCTTCAATCGAATTGAGCAACCATGTTTTTTGATTCAACTGAATTGCATTATAGTGTCTTAAAACAATTTCTTGTAAAATGCAATATGTTATTTGTGTTAAAACGGAAGGAATATCTACATTATTAAATTTAAATTGTAAAATATCTTGAAGAGTTCGTTTTTTTGTGGAAGAAGTACTGCAAACGCTTCCACGATTTTCTCCCTCTTTTACTTTAAACACAATATCGCCATCTTTAATGGTTTGCATAAATCCAACGTACTGTGCAAGATTATTTTTTTGAAATTTTGATTTTAGTTTATTATATTCAGTGCTCGTCAGCTCTTCTTGATTAAATCTGATCCACGGACCTTTTTCATCTTTTTTATAATACATTATAATTTTTTTTGAAATATCTTTTGTGTTCTCTCTGCCATCAACAAACAAAAACTTTACACCTTCGTCATCTTGACTAATAAAATTAGAGAAATATTTTGATATATTTTTTGCGCACTCGGGTGCTTGGTTATAAGCAACTGTTTTGGTTTCTTGAAATCCGGTAGATACGGAAGATGCGGATTCCGCCTTCATTTTATTTGCAATTTGATCCAACAAGTGTAGATTTAAAACCAGCGCATTTATTTCTTCAAATGTCAAATGATCCATGATGTGTGTAAAAATATATAATTGCAATTCTTCCAACGGTAAAATCCCATTCATAATTTTAAACATTTCATTACAATAAATATACCATATTCTATCTCTCGATGTCATCGGTATTGCACCAGGAATTAATTTTAGTGCAGGATCTTGGGCGTCCGCAATATCATTTCTTTCCTTTTTGGTAATGGAAGTATTTATTGAGAGGGCCTGCGTGTAACCAATGCTGGCGATAATATTTTCAGTAAACAATTTTTCACGAATGGTGGCCGCGCTTACAGGCACAACACTTGCAACACTTGCAACGGCAGCTTTAACGGCAGCTTTTGATAACGACGCTGATTCTCGTTCTTGTCTTTCTTCTCGTTCTTTTTCAATTTCTTCCACCTTTTGTTCCTGTTTTTTTTTTACATTTTCCATTTTAATATTCAGCGTTATTCTATCGCGTTTAAAAGGAATTGGCGTGCTCTTTTCAAATATACTTATAGACGGGTCATTCAATTCCACGGGTTGAAAAAAATAATAGTCGCCAATATTTATCAAGTATCCGTATTTTCCGTACAAGTCGGTCAAATATTCATTTTTATCATTAATCATTTGAGTGAGAGCAAAATTAATTTGAAGTAACGAATACATTTTTACACGATTTATGAAATGAATTAAATCTAGTTTTTTATAAAAATGCTTCTCTCTGAATGCGTGCTTTATCACTTTTATAATGTTCTCAACATTCATCAAAATAAATGATTCGTTAAAGGTACCCAATTTAATATTTTGTTTCGTAGCCGGCGGTTTTGGCGAGCATGTGTAACTGCACGTTTTCATATAGTCGCATGTTGATGTATATGGTTTATCACCTATTCTATATTTTATGGAAGCACCCGTAGATAGCTGCAGTTCAACCTCGGTGTCCAAGTTTTCTTGCGTAAAATCCATTTGTTTCATGTTTAAAATGCAGTCGATCGAGGATTCTTTTAATGCTCGGCTTACCGATCCAATTTTAACCGCCTTTATTTCAGAGAAACGATACATTGCTAGATCGGCCGATTCCATCCCGTTGTCTAAAATAGACGCGTGTAAAAAAATCTGAATATTTCTTTTATCAAAAGGCAACATTTTATGACTGCACGTTCTTACGCCGCGCCCGATGGTTTGTTCCGTAGCGCTCATATTGTACCATGGATCCATGATGTGAATTTGACGTATGTTTTTTAAATCCACGCCTTCTGATGCCGATTTTGAAATAATAACCACTTTGCACACGGACCCGTTGCTGTTATTATCGGAACGCAGCGCATTAATCTCAACATCATTGTTCGGAGAGATGGATTGATTTCCCGTTATTAAAGAGTAATGCAGACCATTCGATTTACCAACCGTTCCTGCTGAAAAAAGCGATTTGGAATTAACGCTGTTGCTGGCACCCTTGTATCTTGTAAATCCCAATTCTTCCAATGCAAGTGCCATCGGAATTGCGCCGCTTTCAATGAAATATGTGTATATGAGAACAATGCCTTCACAAAAAGTGCTGTCAGATGGTTTAACCTTGTTGTGCTTTAAAACAATATTATCACAAATTGATTTTATTTTTGAGCTGTATTCTCCAATTCTATCTATTGAAAATATGCGCTCTTTGGGATTTTTATATTTATATTGTCCTTTTTTTTTATCCATAACGGTCGTTAGTCCCGTCTCTCCGTACGTGTATTCTAAATCTTCTTCAAAATCGTTTTTATAAGGGTACGTCATATTCAGTATTTGGCGCAAGGCAATTAAATCATTGATGCTGTATGCCGACAATGCGGCATTATCATCAATATTTTGCTCAAAATCTGCTTCATCTTGACCCTCGCCTTGGCCGCGTTTTCCACCGACTTGCGCTTCTCTTTCTCTTTCTCTTTCTCTTTCTCTTCCTCGTTTGTCTTCACGCGTTTCTTTTCCAATCTTGAGTTCTTCTATTTTTTTATCGTATATTCCGTTTTGGTGTTTTTTTAAATGGGTCAAATAAACGTCGACATATTCAAGTCCGGGAACTGTTGATTTGCCGTCGCATGTAAATTTGGGATAATTTATAGTTCCTTTTATTACTTTTTTACCGTCATCTCCAATTTCCTGTTGTCTCAACGCGTGTTCTTTTGAAAATGTTGAAGGAAATATGCGATACGGAAACATGTACGGATTTTCGCCTCTAACAAATGAAACATAGCCGATGGATGCTTCTTGCAATCGTTCCTTGCCAACCTGTTTGCCGCCAACAATCAAAAGATTATTATCAGAATCAAACACATCTTTTGAATATATTTTTGGACGACGATCATTCACCCTCATTAAATTTAAAAGCCAAATAATTTCTTTTGGATCATTAAACATGGGCGTTGCCGATAAAAATAAAAGTCGCAGATTATCAGCATGTTTAACAAGAGCCAATAAATATGCCGCATCTTTATTATTTGACTTTAAATTATGAACCTCGTCAATAATAATTAATCGATTATTAAAATACTTTTTTAATCTCTTAATTCCATCAATACTTATTTTAATTTTGAATTCATCTTCTTGTTCTAATTCATCTTCATCCTCATCAATGTATTCTTCTTCTAACTCGCCTTCTTCTAACTCGCCTTCTTCTAACTCGCCTTCTTCTAACTCGCCTTCTTCTAACTCGCCTTCTTCTAACTCGCCTTCTTCTTCTTCTTCTTCTTCTAATTTGCCTTCTTCTTCTTCTTCTCCTTCTTCTTCTTCTTCTTCTTCTTCTTCTTCTTCTTCTAACTCGCCTTCTTCTAACTCGCCTTCTTCTAACTCGCCTTCTTCTTCTAACTCGCCTTCTTCGCCTTCTTCTTTTTTATTGCGCGTTTTTTTGTTTATTTTTATTTTTTCTCCATTGAGCAACATTCTTATAATAGATGAAAATTTTTGATAACCAAAAAATGAATATGACTTTTTTATTATTTTATCAATCTGTTTTTTAATTTTAATTTTAATTTTTTCTTCATTTTCAACATTCCCTGAATCATAATCAGAATCAGTAAACAAATCTAAATTTATTTCTTTCAAAAACTTATTACCTGTGCAACCATCAATTGTCCATTTACCCGATTCATTTCGATGAAGTTTGCTAATATCAAATAATTCCTTTTTAAAATTGTTTTTTACATTTATATTTGAAACTAGTATAATTTCCTGCATTATTCCCATCTGTTTCAAATAATCTCTCATACCTTCAGAAACTCCAATTGCAGAACACGTTTTTCCAGAACCAAGCCCATGATACAATAGTAAACTATTGTACGGTGTTTGAAATGACATGAAATTTTTTACAAAATATTGATGAGGTTGTAGTTCATAGGGCGCATTGCACAACTTGTCGGCGCGGTCAATCAATTCTTTATTCTTATAGATTTGTTCCGTATTTCTTGTATCATAAAATTCTTTTTTTTCTGAAATTTTCAAATTAAAATTTTTATCATTTAAATCCGGATAAAGAAAATCATTTTGTTTTTTAGAATTTGGTTTCTCCCCTTGTTCTTTTTCTATTTGCTCTACTTGTTGTTCTTGTTCTACCACCATTTCTAATTTACCTTTTTTCGGTTTAATTTTTATTATTTTTTTTTTCTTTATTGCGCATCTATTTTTATCAGTTTTATAACATTTGGGGTCATCTTCAGACGCTGATGAATCGGGGTTTAATACACAACGTTCGGTTTCTTCCTTGTATTTGCAATGCTGTTCCGGAAGTTTTTCTGGTTCCATTTACAATATAATTTACTATAATATAATATTAAATTAATAATATATTATAGTATCAAAAATGTTTATATTTTTTTTATACTAAATATTGCAAATAAAAAATTTATGAAGAGTATTATCAATACTTGTTATTATATTTTTTTTTTCAATATTGTATGGGCGTATTGTATTCATGCATTCGTCATATGATAACCATTTCATATTTTTTACTTCTGATTTTTGATAATTGTTTATCTGTGTTGCATTATTATCCATGTACGACAAATAGTATTTGTTTTTATATGATTTTATATTTGATCCAATAAATATCTCTTCATAAGGGATCACATTTAATATTTGTTTTAAACACTGTTTATCATAACCCGTTTCTTCTGAAAATTCTCTAAATGCGCAATCTAAATCTTTTTCTTGGTGGTTTCTGCGCCCTTTCGGGAAACCCCACTCTGCAACTTCCCACCTCGTCGCGGATGATTGAATAAGAGTTTCCAAACTGTATTTCATACCACCCCATTCAATTCCAGCTTTTAATTGTAAATATTTATTTTTGGATGTTTGTTCTTCTCCACGATATTGTATTCCAGAATATTCGCCCCATAACGATAACCATAACTCGTCAAACGATTTAGTTAAAATATTTTGTTTTTCATAAATTGTCATTTCATCTATTATATTTTTCAAATACTGATAATTATGCATTGAATATTTTCCGCGCATGAATTCAACGTAGCCAAAACTATCAACGCGCTGAATCATTAAATATTCGAATTTATTTGTACTATCAATAACACTCGAATCAATGACGCTCGAAAACTCATCTTCTTTATTATTTGTTATTATTTTTCTAAATGCAATAATTCCCAAGCTTGTGATTGGAACGATGCAGTTTGAAAATAAATGACCACTTTTTCCACAATTATTGCAATAATGATTAATATTTGCACTTTTACCACCAGTTTTATTATCGCTCATTTTATTATTTCTGCCGCTGTGGCCATAATTATAATCATTATTCCAATCATAACTTATATGCATTTTTATAATTTACGTTTATTTATGTTTATTTACGTTTTTTACGTTTTTTACGTTTATTTACGTTTATACAATTATATGTAAAAGATATAATCTTTTTATATTGTTTGAATACATTAAAACAAACAACAATATTAGATAATATTAGATGAGTTATAATAGTTCCTCTAAAATGGGAATAACAACAAGTTTAAAAAATTCAATGAATTCAGAAAATCCCAAAACGTCCATGGATTCGAAAGTGTGGGGACCCCATTATTGGTTTGTGCTATTTACAATGGCGACATCTTATCCTAAAAATCCAAATGATGTAACAAAAAAAAAATATTACGAATTTATTCAAAATTTGCCGTTATTTATGCCATCTAGCGAATATGGAAATAGTTTTAGTAAATTATTAGACACATTTCCCGTTACTCCATATCTTGACAATCGCGATTCATTCATTAAGTGGGTTCATTTTATACACAACCGGGTAAATTTTTTATTAGGAAAAGAAGAAATTTCATTACACGAAGCACTTGATAAATATTATGATAACTATAAATCAACCAACACAAAAATAAAAGAAAAATTTAAACATTGGCAAAAAATTGTTTTTATAATCATAATATTAGCATTTTCATTAATTATCAAATACAATAAATAAATTTTAATAAATAAATTTTAATAAATAAATTTTAATAAATAAATTTTAATAAATAAATTTTAATAAATAAATTTTAATTCTCTTATTTTCTATCTATTATATAGCGTAATAAATTATTTTATGTTTTCAAAAAAAAAATTAAAATCAATAAAAAGTGTCATGAACGGGGGGGTTCCAATTTATCCAGGAGGATTTAGTTGTGTTTTTAAACCACAATTAAGATGTAAAAATAAAACAATCAAAATACAAAAAGGAGAAAAAGGAATATCAAAATTATTATTTAAAAAATACGCGGAAATTGAAATGGAAAATATTCAACGATTTTATAATGCTACTAAAAAAATACCAAGGTCGCACAAATATTTTCTTTTTACAAGCTCAAAAATGTGTTCCCCGGCAAAAATACCCAAACGCGATTTGCGCGGTTTTGATGAAATGTGCACAAACTTTACAACTCACGACGTAAGCGAATCCAATATCAACTCCAAGTCCAATATAAATAATTTAAAATTAATAAATATGCCGGATGCCGGGCTATCCGTGAACGAGTGGCTCTTTAAAACCAGGTTGTCAAGTGCTCATATTATTGTCTTCAATAAATTAATTGCAAAACTTATTTTAAATGCCATCGTACCAATGAATAAACAAGGGGTAATACATAATGACATGAAGGAAGATAATATTCTCATTAAAGATGCCGATTCGAGTGCAAAAAATGCATTGCCAGCACCAACTATTATTGATTGGGGAATTTCCGGCATATCCACACGCCAACACGAAATGCCAGAAATAATTATGAATCGTTATATTTCAATATCCAATCCATTTAGCAGCATTTTATTTTCAAGCGATTTTAGTAAAAGTTATAGTGATTTTTTAAGGTCGCGTAATCTAAAAGATCCGCTATTTCGCGATGAATTAAATGAGTTTTCCATTTCGCAATATTTAAAATTTAAAGAACACGGGCACTATTTGCACATTCAAAATTTTTTTAATCATGCGTTTGAATTATTCCCAAACCTATTTGAATCTCTTCTTTCCCCTAGTTCCTCTGAATTGTCGCCCGAACAAATATATAGTGCGCTTTCAACCAATTATATTTCGGATGTATTGTTTCATTTTACAAAGATGGACGAGAGAGATGGAGTTGCAAGGTTTCAATATGTAAAATATTTCACAAAGGTATACATTTTTAATTGTGATATTTGGGGAACCATGTTTTGTTACAGTATCTTTTTTTCTTTTCAAGATGAATACAAATATCATGAACATGTAGACATTGAACGGTCAAAATATTCATCATTTTTACGTTCAATATTGTCCATTTATATGAATCAAATCATGATAAATGGGCATGAAAAAATCAACATTTCTAAACTAGTAAAGTCAATTATGAATACAATAAAATAAAATAATATTATTTTTATAAGGCAAAACTTTCTCCTGTTGCGACCGGCTTATTCCATAATTTATCAAATCCGTATTTTTTTAAAGCATCAAGCGTGTGTTCGTATTCTTTTGGATCATTCCAGAACTGTTTTCTATTTCTTGTTAAAACATAGTGTCCAAAATTATTGGTAATAACAACCGGCGTATTGAATAATTTAATTATAATTGGTGCGGCAACGATTATTGTTTTAAAACTGGGAGTTGCGTACAAGATCCAATAATTTCCTTCATTTTTAAATAAGTTATCAAATTTCACAGTACGACAAGTTGGAATTTTATCATCTCTGGCTCCACTTACACCTTTTACACCAACTCTATTCAAACCAACATCATACGCGCCATTTTCTACACCCACCAAACCATTTTTTTTCAAAGTATATTTGGCTTCAACGGAACTATAGTTGGGACCCGACCCGAATAAGCTAGTTGAAGGGGAACACATTACTTGTTTCCATTTTCCGGCAAATTTTTCAGGTTTGAACATTTTAGTTAATTGTTTAACTTCCTTTTTTCCAACAAAGTTTTTGTATTTTTCAACAACGGCTTCATCATATGATCCACTTGACATATTTTACGCGTTATATTTGTTATATTTATATTATTAATATAGATTATTATTTTTCAGAAAAAAATTATTATTCTTAATTACTTAATATTTAATATTTTTGAAAATCTATATGATCCAATATATCATTTAACATATTTCTCACTATTTGCAAATCATCATTATTGTCATCATGTTTGGCAGTCATAATATTACACTCAATATTTTTATTTTCGATAACAGGAATGGAAGGGAAAAAAGAATCATTTTTTAATTTCGGTTTTCGCATTTTTATAACCACAAATCCATCTTCATCTACATCATTACTATTATTATTATTTCCATTACTATTATGATCATTATGATGAATCATTTCATTCAACATTATTTGTTTCGATACCACCCTACTATGCAAATATCCTTTAACATTATCAGAATAGGATGCAGAATATTTTAATACATCATTTAAAATATTAACAAAACGATAAGCTCCCGATATAAGATAGTATTCAGTATAAAATAAATATGGATTTTTTATATTTGACATTTATTTTGATATTAATATTAATAAAGATTATATTATTATTTTTATAATATTTTTTATAATATTTATAATATTTATAATTTTATATATTTATTATAAATATTATAAAAATATTATAAAAATATTATAAAAATGAAAGATGAAACTAATAAAAGCGAAGAAATAAACATAATACTCAAGAAAATGAATTAAAAAATATACTATATTCTTTTTTTCAAAATATAAATACTATAGTTGAAAGCAATACATTAGAAAATGAATTAAATAAGGTATTAAAACATGTTGAAAATATGATGGACAATGATAATGGCATTTTAAATAAATATTTTGGTCTAAAAAATGATCACTTTTATGTAAAACAAATGGGGAAATATAAGCTAATAGATACAGGAGTATCAATTTTGATAAATGATGTATCTATATTATTTTTTTTAGAAGCTGTGAAACATAAACTTATAAGTTATGTAGAAAAAAAAAAGGAGTTATATAAAAAAACAGTCAGTATGCATGATCTTATTGATATATTAAATGTGAAACATTATCAGTTTTCAAAAACAATTGCATGGAACAACAACTATGAGATGCATCCAAACTTATTTGTTCTAGAAGACGTTACATTAAAATATGAAAATAAAAATGGATCTCTAAATACAGTATTAGAAAATATAAATTTAAAATTTGAATCAAGTAAAGCACATTTTATTTATGGTAATTCCGGATGCGGCAAAACAACTTTAATATATGCACTTATGAAAAGAGTAAAAATTTCAAATGGCGTAATAATTTTTTTGGGTATACATGAAGAATATACATATTTTAGCATTCGACAATATTTAACTTACATGACATCAGAAAGCGCTTTATTTTATAAAGATTTATATTATAATATTATTTATGGAATTGATGAGAAAAAATTAATGAAAAAAGAAAAAGAAATTATGGAAGAGATAATAAAATATATGACTCTTTTTGGTTTGGGAAAATTCATACCAACTATGAAAACAACGAATGCACACAACATAAGCAAAGGACAAAGCCAAAGAGTAGCCATCGTTCGTTTGTTTATAGATATAATATTTAATGATACGAGAATATTATTTTTGGATGAGTTTACAAGCAACATTGATAATAAAATGGAAGAAATTATTTTTACAGAATTAAGAACCCTTCAAAAAAAACACAATTTTTCAATATTTTATGTTTCTCATAATATATATAATATGAAATATTCAGATTACAACTATGAAATAGATACAGAAACTCATTTAATTAAAAAAGTCAAGACGACAAATTAGAAGAATATAATTATAAATAAATTTTATATAAAGAGGTCTCCAAATTGTGGAAACGAATTTAACAAAAAGAATTTAACAAAAAGAATTTAACAAAAAGAATGTAATCAAATTTAATCCAATAAATATTTTTAATTTAATTTTTTTATAACCATTATATAATTATAAAAAAATTAAATTAAAATTATATAATTATGCTTATTTTATGGTCGCATCCAACCTGGTCAATTTTTCACATATTACCAGCAAATATGATAGAAGAACTATTTGATGAAATATTCAAAATTGAATGCATTGATTTATTTACAAAAATATGTTGTGCTCTTCCATGCGGGATGTGTCGGTTTCATGCGTGTGATAAAATGAAAACATTAATTAAAGATGAAATTAAAACTGCAAGAGATTTAGAATTATTCTTTCATAACTTTCATAATGAAGTGAATGAAAGAACAAAAAAAGAATTATTTCCAGAAGATAAATTAATTAAATATAAAACAAAAAATGTAAAAAAAATAATAAAAGAGTTTAAACATGTTTTAGAAAGTTATTATCGAAATGATGAATTGTTGAAAAAATATAAGGAATTTACATGCAAATATCAAGATAAATTTATACATTATGAAAAACCAAAGAAGGATAAAAAAGACAAGTCAAAAGACAAGTCAAAAGACAAGTCAAAAGACAAGTCAAAAGACAAGTCAAAAGACAAGTCAAAAGACAAGTCAAAAGACAAATCAAAAGACAAGTCAAAAGACAAATCAAAAGACAAGTCAAAAGACAAGTCAAAAGACAAATCAAAAGACAAGTCAAAAGACAAATTAAATAGTTAACTAGAATGATATAAAAGTAAAAAAATATAAATAAATAACCGAATTAAATGATAAGTCAATCAGAAAAAATATTTTTACTTATTTTAATGTTATTGTTTGCTGGTTTAAAAGTATATTGCGTCTACACAATGCTTACAAATAATGTTCACACTAATAATAAAATTAACCTGACCGATCTATAAACAAATAACACTGTGACAGCGATAGAGAGAAAACTGTATATAGTTTTTACTTTGGATGACGTTGTTTGCTGCGTTTTTCAAGTTCTAATTTGTACGTGCGTGCGATTACGAGTTCTACAGAACTATATTTATGATCTCTTTTATGAATAAAAATCATGTTGATAACCACCAACCATAATGAGATTATATATATTTGGATAGTTCTCCTGCAATGACAAAGTAGTTGGGACAAAAATTATTTCCACCCCCGTCCCACTCGCCGCAATGGTCTCTACAAAAAGATATTGATTTTTTCCACTATAATATTTTGTTGTAACAGAGATATCATATAAGGTAGACCACAACACATACACATTCGTCACACCATTAATACTATTATTATAATTACCAAGTAATTTCCAATTTACGAATACGTCGCCGATAACCGCACCAATCAAAAACATATTACTTCCTACTGGAAATATAATTTGCTCAAGGGATTCGGAGTCAACATCAAACCGGACCCCATCATGTTTCCCGGAAGGAAGTTTCAACAATTTTTTTTCCGATGATTCGATTTCTTTCGTTGATACCGTGAAAACAACATGATCTTTATCATCTTTATGATCGTTATGATCTTTATGACTTTTTTTTAATTTCGCTTTATCAATTACAAATACATATTTATTGTCATCGATTTCCATAACGGTGGTCGGTGTAAACAAGGGTTTATTAGAAGCTTTCAATGCCGCATTTAAAGAATTAAAATTTTTAATCCATTTGTTTGCTTTTTGATAAAATACTGACCGTTCCTCATTTAATTTTTTAGAAGATGCGGACCAAACTTGATATTTTAAAAATTTACTAATTTCGCTTACTGTAATTTTATATTTCTTTTTACTCAATTGCTTAATATCGACATTCCCTTCAACGACTTGGTCGAATTTGGGGGAAGAGGTGGGAATGAAGGGTGGGGGGGGGGTGGGAGTAGGTTGGCTCATTTAATGTTTACTTTATAATATACTAAAATAATATAAATAATGACAAAAATTTTAATTACTAAATTAATTACTAAATTATATAAAATATAAACGTATTCTTAAAAAAAATATTATATTATAATAATTACAATATTAATTCAAAACGGAAAACCGGTTTAATTTCTGTAAGCAAGACCAGCCCACCCATACCACTCATAATACGGAGAACGTTGTAGTTGGTGGCATAAACATGAACTTTTGTGGTCTTGGTGCCTTCAACAGTAGCATTAGACAACACGAGCTGTCTCAAATGAAATAAATTTATACACACTTTAATTTTTCGCCGATTTCTTTGAAATAGAAGCCGTTATAACAAACATTTTTCGACAGCGCTTTAGCAAGCGTCTTGTCGCTTATTTTAAGATTTTTTATGCAGTCATATTTGCAAATGTGGATTCGAACTAAATTGTGTTGTGCATTATACTGT